AGTAAATACATATGGTGATGCTCCTTGGTGGACTGCGCAGTTTGCTACACCTATACGAGTTGATAAGATACGAGTTTACAAATTTCATGTTGACTATGCTCCTGATACGTGTTACATGGAAATAATGAAAGACAAAGACACTATTTATGGCATATCTTCTGCAGTGTTAGTTAGAGATATCCCATCAAGTGTAGATTGGGAAGAGAGTGTATTTGTTGATGATAGCCCATTTATTTGCCCCATTTATGGATTGGCCTGCCGAGTTCGATCTCAAGGGTATATTGCCACCAAAAATCAAACGGCTAGTTTATATGAAGCAGAATTCTACAGAGCAACTCCTGGTTACACTTATGGTTCAAATATTTGTATCAGTGCAAATGGTGCGATCTCAGGTTCAGGTGAATGCTCAAACACAGCTAACATCATAGATGAGAATGGTACAACTTATGGGCGAACAAATGTCGATGGTGCTGAACAGTATGGCTGGATTCAGTTTACTTTTAGTGTAGCAAAGCAGATTCAGAAAGTCAAAGCATACAAATTAAATCATGTTCGGCATCCAGGTTCAGGGTTTGAGATAAGAGCTTATGATAGTGAAAGTGGGTTGTGGGAATTACTAGTTATGAGAATTCCTGAGTTTAATGGGTGGGGTGAATATGAATTCGAAAACAACAAGAGTTATACACAGTATCGAATACATAGTAAGAGTGGATATGACACATTAATTTGCTACTCTTTAGAAATGTATGAACGGACATGAGAATTTTAGAAGTACCTTCTCCGGGTTGTACTGTCGTCCCTGAAGAAAGAATTCATTTAAATGCAGTACAACCCGGAGCAGTTGAAATTATGGTTTCATTATTTGTTCAGGGCTTTCGAGAATATAATCATGATTGTGATGTGTATGTAGTAAGTCACTCTCCTTACACACAGTTTCGTAATGTAAGAAATTTATATCCTCTACGAACTAATTTCATTGAGTGGGATCAATTTAATAATCTCTTGATTGATACAGTTTTAGATCATCCTGAGATTGATATAATACATTTACATGCAACAGGTTGCGCTCAGTCCTCACGATGGATAGAAGTCAAGAAACCAGTAATAATGACGTGGCATGATCCTCCACTTCTTTTCGATGAGAAAGAATCAATATTAAACATTTCAAAAGTGATGAGACATAAGAAAGTAACTCCTGTATCCATAAGTCACTTTCAGAAGCAAGTTGGGAGTACAATCAATTCTGGTATTGCCAAGATTCCTACAATCTATAATGGAATAAATATACATCAATATAGTCACACAAAAGCAAGAAGCAATAGATATTTTTCAATGGGAAGAGTTGTCCCTGAAAAAGGATTTGATATTGCTGTTAATACATGTATTAAGGCAGGTGTACAATTGGATATTGCAGGGTTCATTCATTCTCCTGAATTCTTTGAAGAGAAAGTGAAACCCAAAATTGACAATGATAATATAAAGTATCATGGAGTTGTATATGGTAATATCAAACGAAACTTATACCAAACATGTAAAGCTTTTCTGAATCCGATTCGATGGTCTGAACCCTTTGGCTTAACATTGGTTGAAGCGTTAGCTGCTGGCGCTTCTATTATTGGGTTTGCCCGTGGTGCTGTATCAGAAGTTGTTGGTAATTGTGGTGTTTTTGTTCAGTCTGAAAAACACTTGGTGGAAGCTCTTCAACAAGGAATGCCAAAAATTAGTCCAACAAAATGTCGAGATCGTGCAGAAAAATTCTCTTATGAAAAAATGTGCAAAGAGTATTTAAACCTTTTTGGAGGTTTAATGTAATGATATTCAAGAGACCTAAGTCAGCCACCGCCTTGTTTGAGCGTATATATAAACTGCTCGAGGAAATAAATGTAAATATCAAACAGATGCATCATGTATCTGTAATTGAGAAGAAAACTCTCGAGAAGGTTGAAAGCTTTGTCCCATCGATAAAAGCTCCTAACGTTGATATTCATGTTGAATTACAAAAGGGAGTTACCACAAAAGATGTAGATTCAAGGACTTCGCAATTAAAAGGTGTATACGAAGTTTCATTTAAAGGGTCGCCTAATGAGATAAAGTAACATTTATTTAAGAGGTTAACTTAATGAAAGAGCAACCTATCGGTTTAGATATTGGAACTATGTTTCTGGTAAGTGCAGAGAAATCCGGCGATGGTCAGATCACATTTTCTAAGTTGAGAAACATGTTTCTTCGAGTGGATGATCCAATGTCTTTGGATTTATCTAAAATATCTCATGCTATTATAGATAATGAATTGTTCATCTTATCTGAGGATGCTTATAGTTTGCCTTCTATTTTAGGGCACCGCGTAGATCGCCCTATGGTACATGGGTTCATTAATCCTACAGAGATTAACTCACTCGATGTTCTTTCCACAATGATTAAACGGTTAATTGGAACTTGTGAGGGCAACTTTCCTTGTTGTTTTTCTGTTCCTGGTAACCCCATTGATTTAGAAGCAAACGTCCTTTATCATAGAAAAGTTTTAGAGCGTATCGTTAAGAGCTTAGGATATAATCCTATCCCTTTAAATGAGGCTGCTGCTATCGTTCTTTCGGAGTGTGATAATTTTAATGGTATAGGAATCTCTTTTGGCGCGGGCGCTACAAACGTTGCTATCACATATAAGGCTATTCCTGTATTTGATTTTTGTGTTGTTCGTGGAGGAGATTGGATTGATGAGAATGCAGCGAATGCTACTGGTACAATACCAAGTAGAATCACTTCTCTTAAAGAAAGACATATAGATCTATCAAATTTTGAGCAGGGTGAGAAACGTGAACGAAGGATTCGAGAGGCTGTTGTTTATTACTATGCTGAACTCATTAGATATACATTGAATACAATTATGAAGGAATTAGTAAGAAGAACAGAGAAGCTTAATTTACCTGATGAGATCCCTTTGGTGGTTTCAGGAGGAACATCTTTAGCTCAGGGATTCATGACGCTTTTCAATCAACTCTTGGATTCCTATCGAAGCAAGCTTCCGTTCAAACTGTCAGAGGTTAGACAAGCAAAAGATCCTCTGAATGCTGTTGCTGAAGGTTGCTTAATAAGAGCTTTAGTGCAACTAAAATGATTTTTTAATGCCCCTTTTAAAGTTCTAAAAAATATTATATAATATAATCAAAGAAATAAAAATAGCTTAATTGTGCCCCAAATAAAGGTTAACCTGTATGTACTTAGAGGTTAATAATACATTCACTTTCGCAAAAGAAGGTGATATCCCAATACATCTGCTCAAGATCTTCAACTTTTTCCTCCGCAATGATCTTTACTTGATGCGAAGACTCCCCAACCTTCCCGTGAAACGTAAGTCGATTTATTTCCCTCAATGGAAGTGCTTCTTTACAGGCGCCCTGCCTTTACTCATTCAGCAGTATCCATGTCGAATTGTTGACGCTAGAAAAAAGCCTGATATTGACAAAACTAAGATAAATCCTCCAGATTGGCTACGCCCATTTCAAAAGACAGCATTTCAGAAAATGCTCGATCGTGAACGAGGTATTATTCGTCACACTACAGCAACAGGCAAAACATATCTTGCAGCCTCTTGGGTTCAAGCTGTTCCTGTTAACCATTTAATTTTGGTACATATACGAGAAGTTTTTAAGCAATTTCAGGAACGCCTTGAAGATACATTAGGTGAAGAATTTGATGCAATTGGATCGGGTGTTGAAGATTATAAAAACAGACGTGTGTGTTTAGGAATGATTGAATCTATAGAGCCTAGGATGGCTCGTAAAGAATTTGATATCATGCATTATGACTCAATCCTTGTAGATGAATCACATCATACAGGGTGGGGCTCTAGATATGTAAACGTTTTGGCTCATGCTGATAATGCCTATTTCAGATTTGGGTTAACAGGAACTCCTAAACGGGAAGCAGGTGATAGCATAGTTCATATGGGCTTAATCGGCCCCATCATACATGAGTATCGATATGTTGATGCAGTTGCAGATAAATACATTACTCCTGTAACTGTGTATTCTATTCATAATTGTAAGTATACTGGTATTATTCCTGCTATAGAGCCATACCATATCTTTTATAAGGATATGATTGTTAATAACCCTGAACGTAACAAATTGATTGGTGACATTGCAATAGTACTTCTTGAGTCAAATATTAGTACATTAATATTAGCTAAAGAGATTATTCATCAGGAAAACCTGTTGGAAATAATTCGTCAGGGATTAATTCATAAAGGTGTTCCTCTTGCAGATGTGTCACGTAAAGTAGATATAGTTCACGGAAAGGATCCAGAACGATATCAGAAGAAGAAAGACTTTGAGAATGGTATAATAAAGTGTTTAATCACAACTACATTGTACGATGAAGGTATAGATATACATAGAATTGGTGCTGCAATTCTTGCTGCTGGAGAGCGCTCTGAGCGTGCGTTATTACAACGAATAGGAAGAGGTCAACGCTTAGATGAAGGCAAGAAGGTACTTTTAGTATTTGACTTTTTAGATGGATTCAGTCAGAAAACTAAAGATCATGCGAAGCAACGACTGAAGGCTTGTATTAGTGAAGGTTATAAGGTGGAAGGTTTACAACCGGGGAGACAGTATTAATGGAGAACTTGTACGGTTACATTTTAAAGTGTTGCTCTAATGTCAAGTTTGTGAAAGTTCGTCTTGATGTTCCTCTTTTAAGAAAATATCGACATACAGAGATGAAACTCCTTGCTCGTCGGGCTGAACGGTTATGCGTCAAACCAAGTGAAGATCCTACAAGATTGATAGAGCATATTGACTTGTATGCTAAAGTTAATAATATTGATTTGTTTGGTGGAGAGTCTGGGAAGAAGTATGACACATTGTTTTTAGATACAGATTTCGCTGATTCAAGTGCCGGCTGTTATCGAAAACTGAAGAATAGAGTTGAACAAGTCTCTTTGGTAGATGAAAAAGTTTTATCTATTGTTTCTAAGAGTGCATGCTCGGTTGTATTCAAGACGAAAAGTCGAAGTTCCAACATTCGATATTCACCTATTCCAATTAAGTATTGCCCTATGTGGGTTAGAAAAGCTTTTTTCCCTGAACCAGAAAAATACATGTTTGTTTATTTCGATGTGGTAACTGCTGAGTTTGCACACCTTCTTATGTGTGTTAACTTTGATAAGTATTACCCCTTATATGAATCAAAAGATATTTACAATTACATTCAACATGAGTTAGGGATAAATGCTCCACGAGATTTAGTAAAGCAGTTTTCGATGGCTATGATTTGTGGAGGTACATATAAGGTAGCACAAACACTTCTTAGGATGACTGTTGATCACGCCAAAGATACAGTGCAGTCATTTTGGGAGTTATTCCCTGACGTTCAGGAACATTTAGAACAAGTTTGGATGAAGGTTAAGTTAACCAGTCACGATTTAGAACTTTCGAATGGTTTAGCTTTAGTTTGGGTTAATAACTTTAAGCAAGAGGAAGATTTTGAGGTTTTCAGAAGGAAGATTTTGTCTACTTACGTTAGAGATTCATTTGTAGCTTACTTCGCTCGCTATATAAAAGGGCTACATCAAAGGATATCTCAATTACAATATATCGATAAAAGATATCAAGGGTTTGCTTATCTTTGGGTTGATTGTGCTTTAATACCCATTCCTATAACAATCTCATTGAATAGAATACAACCTGTCTTTAATTGTGACGATCAAGTATTGAAATTAAAGATTACTAAAGGCAATGCATGGGGTGATGCGCAGGAGTCAAATGATTACTTAGTTACAATGACAGGAGGAGGAAAACATGTTATTGGGTGGACATGAGATTGCAAGACTTATCAGTGAAGGTGTTCCTGCACGATTCAAAATCGATGGAACGCAAGAGGAAAAAGATCTTAAGCTTGGTGATAACGAGAAAGGTTTACATTTATATCCTCTCATAAATAGCATTGACGAGAATGCTATTATTGAGGGCGCGTCATTTGATTTGCGTCTTGGAGGAGTCTTCTTGCATGAACCAACCAAGTATCGGCGTCTGTTAATCAATTCCCGCAACACTGGGAAGTATGATCCACTCAAGACAAGAACAATTGGAGACGTTTCAGATTTATATATTCTGGAGCCCGAAAGGTACTATTTGGCATCAACAATCGAGTCTGTTAACTTACCTCTTTATCTGTTAGGAAGATTGGTTTCACGAACAACATGCTTTCGTTCAGGTCTTCAGGTTTTGTGTTCTGATATTAACCCCAATTACTTTGGTACTCTAACAATAGGGCTAAAGAACCTTACAAACACTTCTTTAATTATTCAGAGAGGATTTCGTATCGTTTCAATAGAGTTTTATATCATTCAGGGGAAGAGCAATCCTTACGTTGGTAATTGGCAGGGAGGCAAAGTTTCGACTGAAGGAGAATTTGATCCATCAAGATGAAAGATTTAGTGATATATGAATGTCCTTATTATAAGGAAACTTGATATTGCGTTAGGAGGAATTAGATTGTTAATTGTTGCACGATTAACAAGTGGTTTAGAGGAAGATCTCGAATGGCTACAAAAGTAACTGAAATGTTTGCGTTTATCGCTGAGGATGAAAAAGGAGATGAAGGTGTAATGGCTTTTCATACTCCTCAACAAGGATGGATGCCTTTAGTAGGCGCTGATATTGAAAGAGTCAGCTCATTGATTCCTTATGCGAAAAGAATGTCTCAAGGTAAACCGTATAAGATTCTTCATTTCAAGTTAATAGGTGAAGTTCCAGTCGCTTGAAAGGAGGCTGATATGTTTACACCAGAAGAGTTTACACCAGAAGAGCTGAAGGAAATCGAAGAATGGTGTGTTAGCGCTCTAGAGAATGTGTATATTCATGATGAGCTGAAAGGTATTCCAGAAGACGTTGCCACCGCTGTTGCGTCCGAATTTGATGAGTCGCCTGAAAAGGTAGCGACATTGCAATCTATTATCATCAAATGTCGTATATAGAAAAGGGATAAGTGCTATGCGAGGATTTTTCCGTTTCATCTTTTTTCGTGATCATCCAGACGCAGTTAGTATTTGCTTAGCACTTCTTTGTTGGTGATTGGATAGGAAGATGACATATCTCATCGTAAGGTTAAAGAGATTCTTGAGATCCTTGATTGGGCAAGTGGATTGAGTTTACAAAAAAACACATGACTTCGAAGAGTTACAATACTTTCTGAAGAATCTGAAATCACCTCTGAAGGGTGAGGTTGATTAGTTACGTTTAGAGGATCGCATTCGTCAAGCCTTGCGTCGATACAAAGAGGGCTTACTAATGCAAACTACTCTCTTCCTAGACGCTAGGAGATGAAACGGGAAGAGGATACGAAGTGGAGGATAAACATGAACGAGTACCAAGAAGCTCTAGTGAAGGCTAAACGAGAAGGATTGTGTGAATACTATATTCGATCGTCTGGACACTTCTGTTGTAATAAAGGTATTGTTCAAGTCGATGGAAGGTGGTTTTGTAAGCGTCATGATCCAACTGTTATGGAGCAACAAAGAGAGGAAAGGTTCAATAAGTTCAGAGATAAAATAGAAGATGAAAGAGCTCTTGATTTGATTTATAGATTTGCCCCCGAGTTATATAAAGCTTGTAGAGCGGCTTTGCGTGGAGATTATAGTAAAATAGAACTCGCGGTTGCCGTAGCAGAAGGACGAATTAGCCAGAATAGCTTGCCCCGTGATTTTTAAATTAAGGTCATTTATAATATGTATATAATTGGCGCTCGATGGACTCCACAAAGAAACTTTTTGTGTATAGTATGTGATTGTGGCTATCACTTAGCACATCCCGCAGATCGGTGGACCGTCAAGTGCTATCATTGTGGTAAATGTGAACGTCTTTCAGTTTTGAGGGAAACTTATTATGCAGAATGCAATTCAGATCGATCCTCAGGAGCAACGTCTGGAACAGGAATGCTTAGAATGGATTAAGGAACTTTCCAACTTAAACACTTTCAGTCAAGTTGATTCTCTTCTAAGACCTTCCTCATTGGAAATCATCTTCAGTTCCTGTCAAAGTAATATAATTGTTACATCTCCCGTGGGATCAGGGAAAACGATTGAAGCTGTACATCACGCTATTAATTGTGCAAGGAAAGGGAAGACTGTAATCATCGCGTGTCCACGCACTATCATTTGCGAACAATATCATAATTTGTTGAGAAACGCTGGTGTCAGCTGTTATCGATACTACAGAAAACATAAAGGGTATGGACAAGGTATTAATATAGTTATATTCGAGCAGTCTCACAAAGTTTTTATGAAATTGTTGATGAAAGATATTAAGGTCGACTTTCTTATCGTTGATGAATTTCACTTACTCGACAACGACAACCTATTTCGTTTCCTTCAGAATAATGAGACGAGAAATGTTATCAATCTTTGTACAAGCAAAGGTATACCTACAATTCTCCTATCAGCAACTCCGACACCGAAATCTCTTAACCGTTTGAGGGGCCTTTTTGAACATGTTCGGTTATCAACTCCAGCTACGAAAACATTAAAGCTTTATCCATCATTGAATCCTTTGTCTTCCCTCATAAAGATGATTTCGGATTCTATGGATCAACAGCGTGTCGTAGTGTTTAATGACAATTGCGGAATCAATGGAGAGTTAGCTGTTCTTTTCGCACAGAAAGGTAAACGAACTCTTTCTTTAAACAACAAGTCGAAAGACACTGTTCCTGATTCATTAGACTGGTCAGGGTATGATATAGTTTTTGCTACCAGTGTTTCAGGTGCAGGGTTCTCTGTTCAAGATGGTATTTCAACACGTGTCATTGTAATGGCTGCACATGATGGAATTTTTTCAGTGGTTCAAAAGGCAGGGCGTTTACGTTCAAATGTTTCTGAATATTCTGTAATACTGTCCGCTCGAAGAAGTCCTTGGTATCGAAAAGCAGTTGATGGGTTTTGGGCTCCTGGAATATCTAATCCAAATATTGACAGCATTCCTCAAGGATGGGAAGCTATGCCTATCAGCGAAGGAAAAGCAGTTAAACATTGGGTGTGTAAAGATATTGAAACTTACAAGCAGAAGATCATTCTCTTTGGGGTGTCATCCAACAATGAAATTCGTTATGTGTATAATGATAGCTTTGCTGACTTTACAGGATTCTCCATCTCTAGTCCTTCACTTCAATATTTCAATTTTAACAAGATAGAACTCAATGTCTTTAGTAGCATATTCAGAGCTTTCCTAGAAAGTATGTATCCCAGATTCACTCATATCCCAAACAGTGTGCGTGATTTATATGCTGCTGCTTCACTACTTCACATGGCTCCAATAAAAGGAAAAGCCAAACCTGGTATAGATATTCTTTGTAATTACATCAATACAAAGTATCGTCTCGATACAGGCCTTATGGCTGAGGCAAGCAGAGAGTTTCGTGAAATATATCAATGCCCCAGTGCACTCGCTGCATATCAGGATGAAGTAGAACAGCTTGCCATTACTTTTATCCAAAGTAAATTCTTTGATCAATTCTCTTTAGACCTTCCGAAAACGTTTGACGATCTACTCTCTCGATCATCACGGAAACGTAAAGCTGATTCAAGAACGGCTGATCTCTTAACCCAATTTATATATAGTAACATTTATCCAGATAAGAAGCTGAGTCTTGATCCCATTCCAAATGCTGCAGTTCAATTAGTGTCAAAGTTATTCAATATGTTTAATGAACAGATGAAGTCCCAACAAGATTTGGATCCAGTTGAATTGAGAAAATGGGGTATATATGAGAAGGTTATCAAGCGACCAGTGTTCGAAGATACAACGATTGATACAGCTTACTTGAGAGAGTTTGTTTCTAAGCATATAACTAAAGGTTGGGATTGGATTTTTGGTGGTGAATACATTGCTTCTAATTTGCCACCTGACTACGAAAATCGATTGTATATCGCTGTATCTCAAATCGTTCAACTGTTTGCTCCAAAGGTTAAGCGTCATAATGTTTGCTATGTAATCTCTAGAGAAAACTTTAATCGTTTCTCCGCAATGCTAGGGGAGATGATTTCTTTTAAGATACATTTTAATCTTTTAAAAAGTCATCTCCCCCACCTGTTCATGAGAGACGCTTCGGAGATCTTTCTATGCCCAATCCTTTATTCTATTCTGAAAGAAGAGATGGATTTAATGTTTCAGATACGAGATTCAGCGAATTCTGTAGCAGTCAACTACTGAAAAATACTATAATTGCCAATATCTCTAACATGTGTTTGTCTATTCCTCTGTGGAGAGAAGAGATGAATCTGTTAAAGCTTGCTGTAAAAGTTTCTGGTGTGATTGGTGAATCTACTGCGACTGTGAAGAAGATTCTGAAGGCTCAGTGTTCTGATGAGCGACTTGAAGATCGAGTTCGCAAGTGAATAATATATTGTTAGTTGTTTCTCTTATTTTTAACGTTGTATTGCTGCTTGCTATGGGTATTTTGTATGGGAGTTTGCGTAAGCGTAAAAGAGAATCAATGTCTTGCATTAAATGTACTGAACCACAACAAGGGCATCGTCCTTTAATAGATGATACTGTATTCTATACATTAGTGCAAATGTTTTATTCAACATTATTAAATGGTGCAACTGTTGAAGATTTACAGAAAGCGTCAATACTAGCACGTCTCAAGTATGAGATAAAATATTATCATACGTCTGAACTTGATCAATGTGTTCTTGTAGAGACGAGATATAATATGGACCAACAATTCAAAACAATTGTTGATGGAGTCTTGCGATTACTTGACAATGCTAGTTCTACGCCTTCGGAATTACGTTGTGCATTGTCTATGGCTGCGAATGAGTTTGAACAACATAGAGTAATGAGAATCATTGTTGATAAGAATGGAGAAATAAAAAGTGCATGAAAAAAAGATTTTTTGGAGCCCATGGGACCTGATAGATTATGATCCCTCAAATATTGAACAGATTCAATCACAGTTTAAGTTTGAGTTAGTCATCGAGGGAGCTGGAGCTTATACTGTGGCAAGGTCGCGGCTCCCACTAGGGTATTTCCTTCCGTTTAGATATCTTGATTGTGCCTTTTATGACAAATGCCTTCTGTTTGCTGAGGCTAATGGATGGGAAACCTTTTTCTGTCCTGTCAAATGTATTCAATGTGAATTGAAAAAGAAATGAATTGTATTGTTGAAAGCTGTGAGCTTTGTGGTGGCTTTTGTTGTAGAGCTATCACTTTAGATATGGGTATTCGAGCTCCTCAATGCTTCAAGAAGATTAATGGTCTTCAAGCGTTGGGGAAGAATCCTTTCTTGCCTTTACATGAACTAGTTTACCTTTCGAAAGATGTTCCAGTTGAATTTTATAGTTGTGATAAACTGAAGGATGGTTTATGCTCTTGTTATGATAATAGAATGGAGATGTGTAAACGATATCCTGTTTATCAGGGAATGGATCAATTGCTGCATTTCGTTTTCGTTGTTCCTTGGTGTCATTATAGAATGTATCGACTCATTTTAGAGAATGAAGATTATGAATTCAAGACTTTACAAGAATGCTTAGATTTCTATAGTGATCCCAGTGAAGAGAGATGGTTTTCTGGAATAAGTCCTTTAGATTGCTATAGGTTCAATAGTTTATATAAGCAGGTAAATCATTTTCCTTTAATCACCCCTAGTTCTGTTAATGATTGGTTTCTTCAGGAAGTTTTTAATGGGTATCTGGTTCACTTTATATATAGGTTTAAGCGGGCAACAATCAAATTGAGTTCTGCTAGAAATTCGTTTCACAAGGCATCGCTATTATGTTATAAGTATGGCCTCTCTCCTGAAGCCTTTTGGAATATAGCTAGTCTATATGGGCAGGTTAACAGAGTTCCTGGGCAGTTTCCTTTTCCTACTTATATAGCAGGAGAAGCATTTGAGGAATTCGTTATCAGTAGGTTAGATAAGCTTAGAGATAGGGAGACTTTGAAACATGGCAAGACTGACGAGGGAATATTATAATGCGATAAGAGATACGGCTCTGGGAGCTAACAAGAAATGGGTTGATGCTTTGTGTCCTAGGTGTGGTAAATGGCATAAAGCTAAAGTGTACTGGACAGGAAATACAACGCCAAAATTCTTTTGTAACTTTTGTAAGTTTATTAGAAGAGGGGTTTCTGAGTTGTGATTTTAAACAATAGTCAAAAGAGAGCTCTTGAATATGTACGAAATACGAATGGTGGTGCATCAATAGAAAATTTCATTTGGAGAATTATGGTCTGATATCAAAGTACCTGGATGGGTAACTGTTGATAAGAACGGTAAAATTCGTCTTACTGAAGAGGGAAAAAGTCAACTTAAAAGAGGTTAAGTTTTATGACTTTACCAAAGGAAACGATTCATACAGGTGCACCTAACAAGTGTCCAGATTGTGGTAAGAGATTAGTAGAAGAGGTGCTTTATTCTCCTGCAGGATATTATATTGGTACACAGTGTTGTTGTGGCCCCTATAGCAGAGAGAGCTATTACTATATTTCACGAGAGACTGCTCAGAAAGACTTGGATGCGAGGACCGTTAAGTACAGAGAGTTGTAATAGATGGAGAGTTGTCGAAGATTTTCTTGATTGATGATCCTCCACGAGGATGAAGATGCCAAGAATCTTGTGGGAAGAATATTTCCTTCTGCTAGCAAAGGTGGCTGCTCTTAGGAGTGGTTGTAACTCTCGTCCTAATGGCGCGATTATAGTTAAGAATAAACGCATTTTAACGACAGGTTATAATGGCCCAATTCCTGGTCGATGGCATTGTACTGATCAAGGTTACGGATATTGTTATCGTAGGAGTCTTGGCATCCCTGATATTGATAAGTACAATTTCTGTCCTGCAATTCATGCCGAAGCTAATGCACTTAATCAAGCAGCTAGATTTGGAATTTCTGTAGATGGATCTGAGGTTTATTGTACTCTTGCCCCGTGTTATCCCTGTCTAAAGGATTTGGTTGCAGCAGGAATTAAGCGTGTGTATTTCGAGTCTGTATATGAAAGCAAAAATTTAGAGCGTGACACATTGTGGAATAAAGCATTGAAGGAATCAGGTGTTGAATGGAATCAGATTTCATTGTCTGAGGAAACTATTGAGCTTGCCTCTTCTTGGATGCATTCAATCACTTCGGTACGTAGATTAGCTCCTACGGATTAAGTTTATGGATGACACTGAATATTATCATTGGTTTCATTATATTGTTACTTCAGGAATAGGTTGTGGCCTGATTCATCCTATTGAGTGGTGGTTGAATGCTTATCGTACTCCAGGTGGCACCTTGGATGATGGTTACTACCAAAAGATTGTGCAGGTAGCTTATCGTTACTTTAATGATATGTTCTCTTCTATTCATTTAAAGGATCCTGATGCTCAATCAGTTCGTGAATGGCTTGTTAGCTATTATCAGGAAGATCACTTTTTCAAACGAAGTTTCGGTGCGATTTTGGTTGAGGCTTATGAAATGAAACATAATGGTTCCTAGCATTGACATCATCAGATGCCTAAGGAATAAGCGTGCTTATAAATTCGTGGTTAGGTCAGGTGTGCCTATACCCGGTGAGGGGGGAGTCGCTGTGTTAGCTTCAGCGATTAAGAGAGCATGGGATCAAGCACCTGAGTCGCTTTCTTTCTTGAGGAATGAATTAATAGAACCTTATCTACCTTCTGAATTGCAGCCTGATACAAGACAAAGTGTAGTTCAGTTAATGGATTTAACTCATGAGTTTTATGAGACAGAAAAGGCACTCCGAGTTGCATATACAGTTGTTTCAACTCGTAAGCTTTCAATTACAATTGAAAGGGTGTTTCAAGAGAATTCAGCTCCCCTTGAGATGGAGAAGAAACTTCGAACAGCTTTTGCTGAGTTGGCTCATCTTGAAGTATTAATGAGGAGATACTCTGAGGAAGATGATGTTGATAATAAGTTGTCTCTATCACCAATTATGGATGTAATGTCATTACGTTCTCCAGGAGGAGGAGGCAGAGTAAAAGCAGTAACAGGTGGAGATTTAGATATCTCTTTGGGAGGTGGCTTAGAAGAGGGGACATATACTATTTTATTAGGAAGTAAAGGAGAAGGTAAAACTTGGGTCACCTCTTGTGTAGCAGCACATAATGCAAGGATTGGGCGCAACGTTCTATTCTTCACGTTAGAGAATAGTAAATATTCAATAGCTCAACGAACATATCCATTATATTTACAGTTCCCATTTTTTGTTGCTTCGTTCAGAAATTTTACTCAGACATTGGTAAGGACTGGGGCCACCATAATTACAAAGAATGTAGTTCAAAGAGTGGTAGACGCTGAGCTTGACGGCACAGGAGATTTACTTCTGAGAGAGTGGAAAAATATTTTCTTGAAACGCATTGAGGATTTTAATGGTCCATTACCTGTGTTACAAGCAATGGATCTTCTTCAGGACCCTTTTTATGAATCCTTGGAGATTCTAAAAAAGTTTCGTGAAGAGCAATTATTGGGGCGTCTTGACATTCGTTTCTTTCCTGCTAACAGTTTGAAGATATCAGATATTGAACGTGAGATTGAAACTTCAGATGTTCATTATAGTTTGATTATTGTTGATTACTTAAATGCAGTTATGGTGCCTCCAGAGACACCTCGCCATGAATTTTTAGGGTGGTTTGCTAACGAGATTCGAAGATTATCTTCTGAGACTAGATGTGCAAGTTGGATAAACGCCCAATTGAAGAGGGGATTCAAGTTATATTCAAAAACTATTTCAAAAGGGGGAAGTGGTATAGATGAGGAAGCTTTTTATGAATTTGTAGCTGAATCATTTGCTGCTGTTTGGGGTGCTGATTATGTCGTTGTTTTGTTAATGAATCCTATCGTTCACAAACATGTGCAGACGGGGTATGTTCAACATGAACGTGCTTTACTATTGAATAGAGCACGAGAAGTTATCTGTGGTGATTGGTTTTCGTTTAACGTAGACTTTAAGAAAGGTGTTTATGATATAAGGAAGTTGACAATATGAAAATAGTTACACTGTCTTGTATCGCGGGTATTGCTGGCGTTGTTGATAAGAATGGAAATTTATTTACTGAAGAGTGTGATTGTGGGATGTCTTACTGCAAGGGTTGGGTAGTACGACCACACCCTAATATCGAAGAGTTGAAAAAGGTTTTACCACATTTGAGTAAGGCTGTGCCTGATGTGATAGAGGACATTTTCAAAAAGTGAGTAGATTTACAACTCTATATGATTTTCCTCCTGATGTCGACTTTGTAAGGGCGAATGGTGTGCCTGTACCTGGTCGTGCTGATGAGTATAGGTTTAATTGTCCTCACTGTGGTATGACTGATGGAAAATTATATGTTAATATTAAGAAGAAAAGGTATCAGTGTTATAGGGGGTGTGTTCGAGGTGGCTTTGGGAGTATTGCTGTGATACCAAACACTCTTCAGATTGAGCAAATTCAATTGAAGAAAGAGAAAACAAAGGCTGTGTACTCTTTGTTTTCATTAGAACAGGAAACTTTTGAGTCTTCTATAGTTAAAGCTTATTTAAAAAGTAGAGGTATTGCTGATAATATCATTCGATCATTCAGGTTGCAAGGGGCTTTTATTTTTGGATGTTTTGCTGTTGCCTTTCCTGTTGTGACTCCCTTGATAACATATGAGGATATTGGATTTAGGTTAATCAATCATCAAGTGCTGAGGTATTATACTGCTTTCCCAAAAAAGATTTATGGGCATCCAAGTACTTTAACTGCGAAGGAATTGTTCCTTATGGAAGGACCCTTTGATGTATTGTGTTCGATACCTTTCAAAGCAATCGCCACTTTTGGTAAATCACCTACGGATGAACAGTTATCTTTTCTATCCAACTTTGTTTGTGCAAGTTTCAATATTTGTTTGGATGGATCTGTTGATGAGGGAAAGAAAATTACTTATGCGATGAAGGTGAGAATGATTACTGGAAGGGATGTATTTATAGTAGATTTACCGAAGGATAAGGATCCTGGTGATCTACGAGCAGAAGTGTTACAATGTCCGAAACACAAGATATGAGATGTGGTCATGATTGGAAACCAATTGAGGGTTGGGTAGGTCGCTATAGGTGTTCTTGGTGTAATATAATTGGTTATCGTAAAATTATTATACCGCGATCAGTATTACGTGATAGTAAGGATGATCCTGGAGGGATTATCCCATATAAATGTGGTCATCCTAAGTGTAAACATTATGCTCATCGTTCTATTAGAAGAGGAGAATTCCGTTGTCTCAGTCATTCGAAAAAGACAACTTAATACCAAAGATTCCTTTTAATACTTGGTCTTGGGAGAGGATACACCAAGGCCGCAAATGTTGTACTTCTAGAACTAAACGGTTTATTGTTTCTGGAGTCACGAGGATTGATCATATTACGTTGGATCATGTACAATGAGAGTTTTGGAGAGAGGAAGGAGCAGACTCTCCTGAAGAGTTCGAGAAGATTTGGTGTGAAATTCATCCTATTAAGGGATTCGATCCGTTTCAGAAAGTTTATGTTCATTGGTTCACTAATCCTTATCTATGTACAGTAACACCTATTCGAGTGTTGAGGTAACAAAAATGAATGTGAAATTGGCTTTCGAGGCTCCACTAAAGAGTTTAGAGTTGTCTTCAAAGTTTGGTGACTATTTGTTTGCGATTGCTCTCTGGTTAAAGCATTCTGAGTATTCTGACTTTGTTTTAGGTCGTCCTGAAAGTATGGAATTGTATCTTGACAATGGTTGTTATGAACAGGGAGCCTCAATTGATATTAGAGAGTATGTTGGTTACATTGAAGGGTTACAACCTGACGTCGCGGTTGTTCCAGATGTATATTTAAACTATCCTGATACAATTCGTATGGCTGGAGTTTTCTTTAAGGAACATTTACCTCAGACGACGAAGTATATGCTTGTTCCTCAAGGTAAGACTATGAGCGAGTGGGTGTTGTGTTATCATAAATTGTTACGAATGTTTCGTCATAGATTTAGTATTGTAGGAATTCCTCGAAATATGTTTCCTCACAGGTTACAGTTAGTTCGTCATGTATACAACATTTCGAAAAAAGATATTCATATTCTGGGTTGTGTAGAGCCCAGTGAAATTGCCGGGATTTTAGCATCGAATGTACCAGTAGTATCTATAGACACTTCATGGCCAGCCCGTTATGTTTTAGGGAAATTAGGAAAAGAGGATCGCATTGATTTTGAAACCGATGAGATTGGCTTTCAAGAATTTGATGGTGCTGTGAAGGAATTCTTGAGAAGAATCACACCTGAAAGAGTAAGGGTACGTTGATGATCTGTGGACAAGAATTGTTAAAGGTTTTCGAGGTTACGAAGACTTTAGGAACCAACCAAAAGATTGCTCTGTTTTCACAACTTAAGAGTAATCCTATAGTATGTAACATTTTGGTTTATGGTACTGATATTTATAGGCAGTATCATATACGTGATCTACCTCAAGTCAATTCTCCCTTTGATCATTGTCAATGGGAAACTTTATTTAAAGCATTAGATACTCTCACACAGAGTAAAGGAGCTTCCAACAAAGACAGAGAAATTTTGTCTGTGATAGCAAGTCCTTGTGAATTCTGTAGAAAGATCGTTCTTGATGTTTTACGGCATGAATTGCGTATAGGAATGGGAATTAAGAATCTTCGAGAAGCTGGATACAATATTGAATCAAGTGAGCACGTGCAACTCTGTAAAGAAGATATACTTAAGTTTCAATCCAAAGATTGTTTTCTTGCATCTGATAAACTGAATGGTTTTCGGGTTAAGTTTCATCAAGGAAATAATGGTATTGAGTTTCTTTCGCGTAAAGGGAAGCCTTACCTAATGTTTAATCAGTTGTTTAGAAAGTATATGATTCCCTCGGGTGTAATTTTTGATGGTGAAATCATTCATAAATTAGGCAGGAAGGAAGACTTTGATTTCTTAGCTTCCGTTGCAAAAAGTGAGAAGTCAACTTATGACGATCCTCGTCAGTGTGATGTGAAGGTTGCTGTTTTTGATTGTCCTTCTCTGGGAGAGGAAAGTTTATTTTATCGTTTGAAGTTTCTTAAGGAGGAGATAAAATTACCTCAGGATGTAATGTATGTTTTACCTCATATAGAAGTCAAGCCAACTTCAGAAAGTAACTTTGTTGAAGAAGTACTACGACTCCTTGAGGAGGCAATACCTAAGAGATATGAAGGTATTATAATTAAGAATCCATTTGTTGAGTATGAGTTAAAGCGATCTCATAGTTGGGTTAAGGTTAAGGAAATGAAGTATTCTGATTTCCCTCTGGCTTTTGATCTTCCTGTCGTTGGGAAGATAGAGGGAAAGAGGGGTAGTAAGAATGAAGGGAGGTTGGGTTCTCTAGTAGTTGATTTTCAAGGGGTACAAGTTCGAGTGGGTTATGGATATAGTGATCAACAGAGAATTGAGTTTTGGTCTAAGCCTCCCAAGATTATTGAAGTAAGGGCTCAACAGATTACAAAGGACGGTTCACTTCTCTTTCCCGGTTTTATGAGACCTCGTGATGACGAGAAGGATACAGGAGACTTTCAAAATGTCTGAAGATCGAAGAGTTGTAATTTTCAAGTCGGTTTCAGGAGAGTTAGGAATTGGTTATCTTATTTTAGAGGGTGAGATACCACAGCGTATTGAGAAGTGTTTAGGATTGAAGTTTCCTAAACTTCCTGCTCCCCCTCTATTTGGAAGGGATCAGCAGATTGAGGTTGCTATGTATCCATTGAACCCTTTAGGTCAAGAACCTCCGACGTTTAAGATGGAGCATGTAATCTTTTATGATCAAGTTATTCCTGAGCCTGTGTATTGTAAATTTATTGAACTTGTTTCGAAAATCAAAGTTCCTGTATTGAATGTGGTAACTAAAAGAACGAACTAAAATGAATGAAATCGAAATCAAAGGGAAATTAACACCAGCACACATCGAGTGGATAAAAGAGAAATATTATAAACAGTATGTCGGCTGTCAAAACACGGGGTTTCCAATTATAACTTATTCAGGGGTACTCAGTGAAGAGGTTCTTAAGAAGATTAGGTTAGAATTGGTGATTGGTTTTAAACCAGAGTCGATCGAATATTATTTGGGGCGTCCTCAGGAAATTCCAAACTTATTCAGGAGGTAACAGTTATGGTTCCATTTACACACACAAACGTTGACATGATTGATCCTGATAACCGCAAGGTAGTGCTCTTAGCTTCAGGAGGAATAGACTCTTCCTCATTGTGTTTCTTTCTGAAGAAGCACAGTTTTAAACTGAAACTTATCACATTTGATTATGAGTCCAAACATAATGAGGCGGAGTATAACGCTCTTATTAGGATATGTAATTTTGGTCATATTGATATTCCTCCTCGTATTTCTCTTTCTTTTATCAACCGACTATTTGTCTCTACTCTTTTGAAGAGTGGAAGAGATACGCCTCGAGGTCATTATGAAGATGTTTCAATGAAACAAACGGTTGTGCCTGGGCGTAATAGCATTATGTTGTCTATTGCAGCAGGCTATGCTCAAAGTTTGAAGTATTCTTATGTCGCTTATGCGAATCATGCAGGCGATCATTATATTTATCCTGATACCCGTCCCGACTTCGTGGATGCAATGAATACAGCTATCTCTTTGAGTTCTGAAGGATCTGTGAGTCTTTTAGCGCCGTTCACGTATTTGACCAAAGCAGATATTGTTCAGATTGGTGCGGAATCAGGAACGCCTCTCGAGTTGACTTGGTCCTGTTATGAAGGGCGCTGGCCTTTTAGTTGTGGGCATTGCGGAAGCTGTGTTGAAAGACATTGGGCCTTTGGGATGGCTGGTATTCCTGACCCAACACAGTATAAGGACAATCCCGAACAATATCTGGAAGGCAAGTAAGTCAACTACCGCTTGTCTAAAGAACAAGCGGTTTCCGAAACTGGAGATTAAATGAAATTTCAACCTGTTTTCATTAATGCTACTACTATAGATGATGGGTGGCATCAGATATTGATCAATCTTAATCGATTTGGTCGGGCTTATACCATTACTGATGGATCGCATGCTGGTGAAGATCGCTTGGTGTTTGACCATGTATCTGGTTTCATTCATTATCCACATAACCGGCCTTTAGCTGTACAAATGCCTGAAGGACTAGGTTTAGATCCTCCCACGACTGAGGAAGTTATTGAGGAGTATTTTACGGATTATCTTATGAATCCAACTCTTGGCTCTAATGAAGAGTATAAGTATGCTTCGTGGGTTATCGGAGGTAATGATATCTGTCCAACACCTCAATTAAATTGGGTAATTAGACATTTCCGAGAAGTAGGTTATGGTAATGAACATTGTACTATACGAATTGGAAATCATGACAGCAACTTAGCTTATGACAGATTCTTCTTCCGCTGTCCAAAATGTAAGTCGTATTACCCTCGAGGTTCTATTTGTGTTCTTTGTCGTATACCTACAGAACCCGATGAGACTAAAAGAGGAACTTCTCCTTGCTTAGTTGCCTTGGATTTCCGAATGATTGAAGGGTTTCTTTCGACTCATGTAATATATAGATCGTGGGACGCTTTCGGAGGCTGGCCAACAAACATTGCGGGTTTTACTTTACTTAATGAATTTGTTGCAGGTCTGTTGGGAGTTCAACCTGGGCCATTGAGTTTTAGTTGTAAATCATTACACATTTATAGTCATCATTTGAAAATTTTATTAAGGAGGCTCCATAAAGAATCCTAAATTACCCCTTGAAAAAACTTAAGAAGTTTTATATAATAGAATAAAAAGATATTTTTGTTATTCGTTTGTGTTTCTGATTTGGGTGCATTATGCGAAGACGGAGAAAGTTTTTTTGTACCACTGGTCGAGTTCATGGAATTCAAAAGCCCAAGTTCCGCGGTGCTTCTACTATTTGGTATAGTATAATAAGGGCTTTCAAAGATAAAACACATTCAGAACTTATGACTCAAGATTTATTTGATTTCTATGTGACTCGCGAGTATTCGAAGTACAGTGTTGTCGAATTTAATTCTTATCGTTGGACAGATGATGGTTTTACCTTCTTTTGTGGTCAGTGGATTGTTTCTAGATGCTTAGTCACTGTTGTTCCTTTAGTTTTTGGTTCTAATCCCTCTCTATATGAAATCACTCCATACGTCGAAAATCAATTGCACTTCTTTGAACCTCAAAAATTTACTGTCAACGTTTTGGATCCTCTTCATCTAGATGATATACTTCGTCAGCTTGTTGTTAAGATGAACATAAATGTTTCTTATGCGAAAGCTCGTAGTACTTCTTCTTCTCGAGGCTTTGAAACATCTTATGTATTATGTTACGGCAAATTTAGTAGTTATTATGTTATTCACCATAAGGATTTATGGGCTACTACTTTCACGAAGGATTTGACTGCCCTTGTAGGTGACATTGGTAAAACATTTAGAGTTCTAGTTGAATTAGATAATTCAGTGTTGGGGCGGTTATTGTTAGATTCGCCTTTGTTAGGATCTCAAATTAATGATCCTCCTTGTACAGTAGTTTCTATTGGTAGTAGTACAAGGCAGTGGATGGAAGTAATTGATTCTAGTAATCGTTGTCAGAATGCTTCATGGAGTCAAGTGCAAACTGGTAAAGATAATGGACTCTTCGAAAAAGTTTTAAGAATTGCACACAGAAAATGTAAAAGTTTTCGTTTCGGTGATATAGTTAGTATTAGGCATGCTGAAAAGTCTAGTACAGGAGGAGCAACTTATGCATATTATTTTCTGAATATCAAGTTTAAGGATTTTAGTCGCTTGTCTTTTCTTCTTCAGGTTTGTGGTTGTTATTCGAGAGTGATAAATGATATGGTTAAGGTAGTTTTGGAATACGCAGAGTAGGGAGGTATGTTATGCCTGATTCTCCAATGACAGTTTCAAAGATTAATGCAAAGCCTATTCATGAGGTTTTAGAGTATGTCGAGGCAATGATCAAACTCTGGGTAGCAGGAGCTGATGTAGCTATTCCTTATCTGGTAGGTACTCCAGGTATAGCCAAAACATCGCTCCTGCTTCAAATGTGTCAAAGGAATGATTGGAATCTTTTACATTTGCATTTTATTCGTCCTATCGAAGAAATTTCAGGGATGCCTGACTTCAAGGATATTGAAATTAATGAGATACTTTATCGAGGGACAATGTGGAGACTCCCTGAAGTGCTAACAGAATTATATAAGATCGCTGGCAACGGAAAGACTACAGTTTGGTTCTTGGATGATTATCATTTAGCATCTCCTGCTCATCTACATCTCTCGTATGAAATGTTTTCACAAGATCGCAAGCTTCGGGGTTACGAGATTCCTAAGAATGTGGGATTCGTATTAGCAGGTAATGATAGTTCGAAAGCAGGAGCAAAGTCTCAGTTTTCAGCGGTTATGAATAGGTGTGCAAAGTTTCCAGTGACTTTAGATTTTGATTTCTGGAAGAATACTTATGCATATGAACATGGAGTTAACCAAAAGGTAGTCTCATTTCTTTCTCATGCAAGTTACAAGCAATGGTTTTGTGGAGAAGAGAAAGTAGATCGCCCTTGGCCTTCTCCTAGAAGTTGGACTCGATTCGCTCGGATGTTGTCGATCATCGAAGCGAATCGAAAGAATCCTTCTCATGAAGAAGTTTTGTATTTAGGCAGTTCACATTTAGGTGAAGAGGGTGCAAGTGACTTTACTGGGTATTACAAGATTTATTCAAAGATAGACATGGCTGGTGTTTATAATGGTAAGATCGATATTCTGATTCCCGATGAAATGGTCAATCGATATGTTTATGTCATCGCTGCAACTCTGGAATTAGTAGACCGTGCTGCTAAGCAACAATCTATAGTATTGGTTGCAAGAGCATTGGATACTTATAGCCGAATTCTAGGTGAGATGACAAAGGTTAGTTCAGAGCTTGCAATTGTAGGATTAAAGGAAATTGTCATTTTGGAGAAATCACTGCAAATCAAAAAACTGTTTCAAGCAGTTATGGCTGCGATTAAGAAGATTTGTAGTGATAGTGTTTACCAGCAAATAATTGAAGATGTGAGATACACATGATTCACGAAACGTTACGTAGATCTATCCTAAAGATTTTGACTGCTGACTCTTTACGATTCTGGGGCCTTATTCTGTACAATTTAGAATTTAAAGTGGCGGAAGATGATCCTTTAACTCCTACAATGACTATTTATTATGACCGCGGGTGGTACTGCCGATATAATCCAGATTTCGTGAATGGAAAAAGTGAAACCGAAATGGTTTATATAGTCATTCATGAATTGGTTCATATGCTTAATGGTCATTGCTTTAGATGTAGTGAAGAATATGTTTGGTATATTTGGGCTATCGCGATAGATCATGTAGTTAATGTTGCATTAGATCATGATATGGATTGTGGGTATTTGAAGAGTATCTCAAAACCCCAAGACAGGACGATTTTTGAGGAGATTAAAGATAAAAATTGGACAGCGGAGCAAGTTTATAAATGGTTGGTGGAGAATGCAAAGGTAATTTTTCTTCCTCCTACTATGGTTGTGGTTGAAGTAGGTGATAAGCATTATCAATTTCCGATAGATATGATTGTATGTAGTGCAACCTTGGAATCATTGAAGGCTTTGCGTGATTTAGTTTCTCAGGCTCGGGCTCATATCAATTCAGATAGAAGTAGAGGTTTACTTAGGGGATTCCTTAGAGAATTGTTATCTGATCTGATAGATGTGGTGATTCCTCCTGAAGTTATTTTGGAGGATGCAATTAAGAATATGTTGTCAATTTCGGATAACCGAAGTTGGCGCAGTGTAAACAAAAGATTGTTTGCACATGGCATTCTAGCTCCTGCTGATGATACTGAACTTTTGATGGCAGACGTCGTTTGTTTAGTCGATCATTCTGGGTCAATATCTAAAGAGGAAGCAAAAGCATTTTCAGGGGCAATAAGAAATTGCGCGCATCTGTTCAAACGTTTACACATCGTCAAACATGATGCTGCAGTTGACAAAGACGGGGGAGTTACCATCCTAGATAGGGATGAGGTTTATCGATCCGGAACTTTGTTTGAGATGATTGGTCGAGGAGGTACAAGTCATAAAGAACCTTTTGATTATTGTCAGCAGTTATGCAATCAGGGAGAAGAGATTAGTCTGGTTCTAGTATTTACAGACTGGGCAAGTGATATTCCTGCTATTTGGGATAAGTATACTTGGCACACAGAATTTCCTGTTCTCAATATAATTCCTAAAGGTAAAAGTTGGCTTGTCCCTGATAGATTTGGAAAGAAATATGAATTGTTTAAGGGGAAATAATGAGTGATCTTGTTCGAATATATGAGCCAATTATCAGTAGACTAGGAAAGTATTTATCTGCAAAACATTACTCTAGTGTGGATGAAATCGCGCATGCTTTGCGATGGATGTATAATGATCATCTCCCCACAAAACAGCCTGTGATGGCTTTGTTGGGAGAAGCTCCCTCAGATGATGAATTCCAATTAGGATTTCCCTTTGTAGGTCCTGCAGGAGTAGTTCTTGAGGCTGGCTTAGAGTTTTCTAATTTCCCTCGTGATAACTGTTTTATCACAAACGTTTTTCCTTTTGAAAAGCCAGATGAGTACAGATGGAAAGTAGGGGATTCTGATGTTGTTTCGTCATATATAAGAGATAAACTAAAAGACTTTCCTGTAATTACCTGTTTAGGTAAACCCGCGGTTCGAATATATTCAGATTCTCAAGAAAGTATTATTGACGCTAGTGGTAGCTGCTTTGAAGTTAATGGGCAGAAAATTATACCCTCAATTCATCCAGCATACGCGTTGAAGGCTTTTATTTCTGATACAGGGGGTGACGAAAGCGTTTTTTGGTATTTAGTTCTCGCACTGCGAAACGCTAAGGGTATATTAAATGGTGAAGATGTTTTCGAATCTACAACAAATCATAAGGCAGGTTTAATCCTTGATAAGAATGATATGATTTCATGGTTTGGGTCTGTTCCTGATAAAGCTTTTGTTTCTCTAGACTATGAAGCAACACATACTAATCCTTATTTATCCTCGTTGCCTTTATGTGGTGGTTTGAGTTATGATGGTGTGAATAGCGTTTCGATGGCATTCAATCCATGGTTTCCTGATTCAAACATTTCGTTTTCTGACTTCTTAAAGGTAGTTGCGGAGTGTAATCATTTACAGTTTATAATGCACAATCTCTTGTATGATTATTCTCTTATGTACCGCTTTGGATATCGAGGGAATCCTCCTGCTGCAGACACGATGTATTTAGCTCACCTTGGATTCGAGTTCATGCCTAAAAATCTCAAATTCCTTTCGTCTTTCTTTTGTAAGATTAAACCTTATTCATTTTCATTCAAGAATTTGGAGCCTTTCATACGTAAAGGGCCTGAACTTTATGAGGATTACAAGTATTGGTTAATTCGTCTTTTGAAATATAATGGTGTTGATGCTATAGCAACACGTCTTTTACTTGATGCGATTCCACGTTTCTTAGGTTTAGATTGGCCTCGTGTTCAGAAGTTGTATAATGAATATATGCATCGATTGTTATTGAAGTTAAGGAAAGTTCAAGAGAATGGAATGATTTTGAATCTCAGTGTGAGAGAGGAAATTCATGATCAATTAAAGAGTGAGATGTCTCAGTCTGAGCATGGTTTCAAATCATATATGCCTGGTGTTGACAATCTAAGATCTTCTGATCAGGTAGCTGATGCGTTCAAAGGGATTCTAGAAGATCAGTATCCGAGTTTAATTAGAAAGACTGAGAAGGGAAATCTTTCATTAACGGCGGGAGTGCTTAAAGCTCTTGCTGAGCAAGGAATTCAGCCTGCAGATCAGTTATTACATTATAGGAAGACATGTAAGCTTTTATCAACTTATATTGATAGTTATCCTGAGTATCTTGATTCAGAAGGTTTGATTCACACTCAATTTGCATTAACTAAAACGTCTCGCTTGCGTTCTTCAGATCCTGCCCTTCAGACTCTTCCACGACAATCCGCTGTTTTGCAATTGTTTACTGCAGATGTTGGGATACCTCCTTATGAACATGTTCTTGTAAAGGGTGATTATTCTGGAGCTGAAGCTCGAGAGTTAGCTTATTTCTGTGGTATTCAAGAGTTATTAGACCCTACTGTTGATATTCATGTTCTTACGGCTACAATATTTTTTGAAATTTCTAAAGAGCAAGTGACGCCGGAGAAAAGGCAAACAACTAAAAACTTGACATTCGGTGTTATTTATGGTGCGTCTGCTCCTCGGGTAGCTGTGCTTGTATTTGGAAGTGCAAGTCGTGAGAATATATCTAAAGCTCGTGATTTGATAGAAGCTTATTTTAAGAGGTTTTATCAGATTCCACAATTTATGCGTAATAGGGAGAATGATATCGCACGACTTGGATATGTTGAGACACCAATGGGTCTCCGACGTCATTTCCCTGTAGAGTGTATGATATTCCAAATTACTTTAGATGAAAAGCGAATGGTTGGTGCATTAGGTAGACGATTTGGTAATAGAATGTACTCAAAGGCAAAACGTGAAGGATATAATTGTTTCCCTCAGACTGGAGTTGCGTATACGACAAATGTTTCCTTGTGTAACCTAGATGACGCCTTTGAGGCGAAGGAGTGGAATGATAGACCTAAACCTACTGTCAACTTACAAATACATGACGCGCTGATATCAAGAATGCATCAGTCAGTTTTTATTGATGCTTTTGAGATAAAGAAGAATGAAATGTTAAGACCAATTATAGGGGACTTGGTCATCCCCGTAGATTTTTCGATAGGGTGGGATTTGCGTAATCAGGTAAAGATTATTTCAGCTGAAGAAAGTGTTCAACCTATTGATTGGGATAAGATTTTAGGCCGTTTAAGAGATTCCAAGAGAACAGATCTTTATGACTTTGCATTACATGCAAAGTCTTTCAAGGAGGTTTAGTGGAAAAGAAAAGAGTTCTTGTAAGATATGGAGAGTGTTTAAGGTGTGGTCAGTGCTGTCGTTTAGTTGAACTGGTTACTGCTGATGTAATAAATAAGGAGAAAGTTCAAGGTAATCTGAATTTACAACACTTTCTTAAACAAGAAGTTGCGCAATCAGTTCATTGTGTTCATTTGTGTTTTGATCCTTCGACAAAGTTAGTATCTTGTGGGTTGTTTGATAAACCCAATCGTCCACAATTTTGTATCGATCATCCAAGTAGTCCAGCATCTCTGACGAAGAGTTGTATAGGATATAAGTTTGAGTATGAGTGGTTAACTGATGAGGAGATTGCAAAACTGAAGCCCAATTAATATTATGTCTTGGACGAAAATCAGTTTAAAAACATCTAATAGGTTAGAGGTTTGGGAGTTGCCAATGTCTAGAGTACTGGGAGTACCAGATAATCCGCATATTGTTTATGAGTATAAAGATAAAAATGTAAGTGTGTCGTCTCCTGAATTCTTTATTGGCACTTTCAGGGGTGTATTATGTTTTGGTTGTAAGCTTGAAGGACATTTGTGGTCTGTAGATTTTTTCTTATCGGAATTTCAGTCAAGTGTGAAGAGTTTACAGAATCGTTTCCGAAGAAAGATTTGTTCAGATCTTAATAATGATAATTATGACTTAGAGTTGAAACAAGTTTGTTGTCTTACCGATGACTTGCGATTAAGGAGCGGCAATTCAAATAATGTAATGACATTCGATCGAGCGAGAATGTCTTTATTTGTGCAGTTGACTAATCATGCAGCTCTTTTTAATTTCTTGTGTACTTTCAGGATGCATTATATATCTTGGCGTAAAATGATTGATGAGATTATGAATGTGACCGTGACAATTAGTAAGGAATTAGATAGAACTGAAGGAGCAGCTTTAAAATTCTTTCAGTTCTTTGCTTCAGGAGGTAACTGTGAATTCAAACAGTTAGGAGGGGTTTCTCCTTGGTTTGGTTTGAGAGACGCGAAATCTCTTTTGACATTTTTGAATGTGTATTCACAAAATCGGAAATTATTTCAGGAGTATCAGGATCTTGATCATTCCAATTTTGTCAATTCTAAGGAATTCAAGGATTGGAAAAGAATATTATCTTTAGCTCAAATAGCTCGGGTTTCAAATTATAAGTTACAAGGGATTACTGTGTCAGCTGCTCGTATGCCCCATTCGACTGTGTCAATCAATAATAATTTACCTGCTTCGACTGATTGTCATGAAAATTGGTGGTTGCAATTTAAGATTGCAGGAGCCCTTTGCATTTATATTTATTTCAAAAATGATGAATTACAACCAGAACAATTTGTTCAGCCTAGTGCTTTACGTGCGGTTTGTTTCCCGCTGTTCTACTTGAAGGTAACTCATCAGTTAGATAAATTTGTAACTTCGTTAATGTCAAGGAAGTTAACAGGATGAGTTATTTAGAGTTTGATTTAATGTCGTACTGTTTACGTATGAAAGGTAAATGGTGGGCTAATCATTTCTTTCGTAATAGGGAAGCAAACACCTTTTATAATCATCTGCGTGTGCAGGACTTAGGTACTGTGATTGAGATTTTAGGATGTGGTTGCCCTAATTATCAAATTCATATTGATGGTTACTTTGGGTATATGTGTTCAGAACTTTACCCGCATAGGAGTATTCAATGATGGGAACTTGTGTAGCAAGACATTTTAGTTTCTGTGCGAGCCATAGACTTTTTCTCTGTGTAGACAAAAATCATCCTTGTAGTCACTTGCATGGGCATAATTATGAAGGTGAAGTAATTGTGTCTGCCCGTCGTGCATATGATGGGATGTTTATTGACTTTAGTACTCTGAAAGAAAGGATTTCAAATCTTGAGCAGACTTTTGATCATTGTACTATTGTGAATGAGTCGGATCCTTTTGTAAAAGTTCTCACTGAATATAAAATGAAGAAAGTTGTTCTTCGTCATGGAGATCCTACTGTAGAGCATATGACTACAGTTTGGGCTGAAATGCTTACGAGACAAATTTTATATTACTTTATGAATGTAAACCGGCTAGATCGAATTGCTGATCTCAAATCTGTTACTGTCAAAATGGATGAGACCCGTAACTGTTGGGGTTCTTACGAACATGTTATAGAAGATTTAGTATTAATACAACCAAATAAATATAGCGATTCTCAGATTAAGGCAAGTATCTGTACAATCAACTCGAGATCGGAATTTTCAACGTGAGATCATTTTTATCTATCTATTCTCAGGAAGTTCCTGTCTTGATCAAGCGCTCTGATACTAGAGTTCGGCCAAGAGTGTTAGTATTTAAGCTAGGGTATAGAATTCCTGAGGGTGAAAAGATTAAGTTGAAATGGTCTCGTCATCTGGAAACGTTTAATGATAATTTGTTTGTGGACGCAAGAGATCCTATCAAGCATAATCCTTTTGATCCGTATAAGAAGGTTGTCAAGTTGCCAGATTTTAGAGATAGTAATTGTGCTCTACATATCATCTTAACATTTGAAACTCAATTCAAGGAAGAGTTTGAGAAGCATGTGATGTTCTGTACTGTGGAAGGTTTTGAAGAAACGTTTATGCTTCTTACGAGTACTTCAGCACGTGCAGCTGACGCATTGTTGGCGCTGCGAACTCTAGATCGAAGGACCGAAAAAGAGGTTTTGAAAGAAGCGGAATATTCAACTGAGCATACTTTAAACGTTGAGGCTGCTAAGGCGTCTCAAATAATCAAAAGAGGAAAGTCGTGAGCAGAATAGTTTCTGTTCGTATTCATGGGACAGTTGATTATGAAGGTGAGATTCCGAAGAAGGAGATTCATGATTGGGTTAATACTTGCCCCTTTCCTTGGGTGGGTGTATCTGTGGAAATGGAAAAGCGGATGAAGCACCCAACACAAAAGGGATCTAGTTTTGAAAGACAATTTTGTAGGGCATTATCTCTGTGGGTATCTAAAGGTGTTGATGAAAATATTTATTGGAGGACTTCAGGGTCTGGGGGTTGGGCAACGCGTAAGCGTGCAAAAATTCAGTTAGGAGATATTACTTGCTACCCCGAGAAAGTAGAACTTGGGGGCTGGCTTCTAGAGTTAGCTGTTTTTGAATTGAAGTGTCGAGATATAGCAATTGGAGAGCTGTTTACCAAACCGTTTATGTTTATGGAAGAGTTAATTCACAAACTAAAATGTTCTGAGGAGGCGACAAGGATTCCATTAGTTGTTATGAAGTCGGAAGGAGCAATGCTTACGTTATCTCTTACTCGATTAGTTGAAACTCTCGGAGTTCGATTTTATAACTTCGATAATACGTTTGCTTTATTTGACTTCCGTGAGGTATTCACGAAAATTGATCCAATGCACGCTAGAGTCGCTTGGACTCTAATATAGAAAGAGCGTTAATGTTTACTCAAGTCGAAAGAGAACCTCTAATTCAAATATCAACTTTCCAGAATCAGGGGTTATACTTTCCTTTTGTTCGGGTTGATAATACTTTACACTTTACATGTGAATGTTTAAATTCAATTCCTTGTGATGAAATGCTAAAGATGTCTTTATTCCCTTTAAATGCTTTAGTTAATCCTGTATTTCGAGATCGATTCCAGAGTGAATTTGAACTTGTTATGCTTGAAACATGGGATAGCAATCATTCTATAGTAATTCCGATCTTTGGAGAAATTCCTCAGTATATAGAGCTATTTTATTTATGGGAATTATTCTTGATGCATGTTGAGGATGTATTTTCCATCCCTTCAACACTTGATCTGCTTAAGTTCAAGGTGAAGCTTGAGGAGTCAGAAGAGGCTGCGCCATTAATTTTACAATCGTTTCCCTCGAAGAAGAAATTTGTTTGTTGGCTTCCTTTGGTAGATTATGCTTTACGTGGGTTGAATGGAGTTCTGTCTACTTGTGAGTGTGGTAGGACGTTTGGAATAATTCAAAAGATGTTATTGCATTACAGATGAAATACGACGATAAATCAATACAGGTTTTCAAGGGCGTTGAAGCTGTTCGCAAACGTCCTATGATGTACATTACTAGTCTTGACGCTAGTGGTATTCGTCATATGTTTCGCGAGATTTTGACAAATGCAGTAGATGAACATTTAGCAGGATATGGTAATAAATTAATAGTCAAGAAGGTTGGTTCTCAGATAATAGTACGAGATTTTGGTAGAGGCGTCCCATTCGGAATTCATCCCGAAGAGCAGATTAATACCCTCACATTAGTCGCAACTCAATTACATGCAGGCGGAAAGTTCGATGAGAACCTCTATAAAATTTCTGCGGGATTACACGGTGTGGGGTTGTCGGTTGTGAATGCTTTATCTTCTTCCCTTATAATTAAATCGTTCCGTGATGGGAAGAGTGCACATCAATTCTTTAAGAAAGGTATTCCTGATTCTGATGTTGTGCTTGGAAGTACTTCAGAGGAAAATGGAACCCTTGTTGTATATACTCCTGATAATGAAATCTTTAATACGATAGATATATCTGTTGATTGGCTTGTTGAAGACTTATTTTTCATCTCCTGTTTGAACTCGTTGCATATTGTAGCAGATCTCGACGGGCAAGATTTAGAGTTAAAAGATAGATCACCTTGTTCGTTAATTGAGTCAAAAGATTTGCTTCATGAAGTTATTGAGATTCCTAATGCTACGGCTGATAATAAGGTTTATGTGCTTTTTGCGTTTTCATTATCGTATAATCCTAAAGTGTTTTGTTTCGTCAATAATGTTCCAGTGCAGAGGGGTAATTTTTTATCGTCATTTTATGATTGCTTTGCGAAGCAGTTGAATGAATCTGGGATGGGTTTTGAATCAGGTGATTTGCAGGAGTCTATTAGTTTGGTATTATCTATTCGAGCTCCTGTAAGTGTAATTCATTTCAAAGGGCAATCTAAAGAGGTTGCTGATTTAAAGTATGATAAGATCCGCCCATTATATGAATACCTTTTTGATAGAGTGTGGGAAGCTCGAGGGTTCAAGGCACTCCTTACAAAATATTATAAACCCTTTCTGACAGCTGTTCAACAGAGAAGAGCGAAATCGAAAGATTTAAAGAATGCTTTGAAAGAGCTTGGTGATCAAAAGACTACTACTATTATTCTTCCTGGTAAGCTTGCTGACTGTCAAGATCAAGAGGGATATGGAGAACTGTATATAGTAGAAGGAGAGAGCGTTAGTTATGATACTATGATTCCTTTTATTGATAAGAAGGGAGTTGAAAGATTTTTACGTATTTGTGATATTAATCCTGAAGATATAGAAAGCGTTCGAAGTTTTAATCTTCATTCTGGTAAATATGAGATCAAACGAGTTATTGGTGTTATTCGTCATTTATATAATAAGAAGTATATTTTTAGAGTTAAGGTAAAAGGGGGTTTTTGGTTTGATATTACAGAAGATAATCAGAGTATTTATGTATATAGAGATTCTTCTTTACATGAGGTTGGGCTTTCAGATATCAAGATAGGAGATTTGCTTGTTTCTCCAATACAAGAGGAGTTTAATATAATATCTAGTCCAATCAATGTAATTTCAGTTTTAGTTAGAGTTGTTGGGGAATCTCGAACTCAGAAGATTAGCAACAAGTTTATTCAGTTAGATTATCAAGATTTTGATTTTGGTGTAGAAGGGCTCATTTGTAGTTTAAAAGACGTATTTTATTGTTATGGAATGGATAGATCTACAATTTCAAGATGGACTAATATCTCTTATAATGCTTTGGAAGGGTTTGATCGTAAAAGGTATTCAATTAGTTTATTCCATTTTGGGAAGGTCAAAAAATTTATTCAGGACTTTAATGAGAAGGATTTTTTTATCAAGTTACCTTTGACAGAAGAAAATGTTAAATATTATTCAGGCAAAAGTAGTTTTCAATTTGTTATTCAAAGAGGTTCAGGGGGCTTAGGGGATCATTTTCTTAGTCCTTTACCTCTTCAATATAAAATGTCTGTAGACTTAGCTTTTATTATAGGGCAGTATATTGGAGATGGCTATCATCGTATGCCTTGCACTCCTAAAGCACAAGTCGCTTTTTGTATTGGAGAAGATAAACATCTGATTAGTGATCAGTTAAGATTGTGTTCAGAACGTCTTTTTAAGTCTCACGGTACGATCACGGAATCAAAACCTGCTAATAAATGTTTTCAACTAGGTGTTCTTGAACTGAGATTGATTTTATATGCATTAGGATTGACTCATGAGATTAAATCATCAGATAAATTTATTCCTCAGTGCTTCTTTTCGGAGAGTAAGGAAGTTGTCGAAAGTCTTTTAAAAGGATTATACTTAAGTGGTGGTTATTTAACTACTGATACAGATTATTTTAAGTTAGGTTTCGAGACTTCATCTAGAAGATTGGCTTTTGAATTATGTAGGTTGTTATTTTTATATTTTGGTATTATTCCAGTATTTCAAAGTAAACCCTCAAAAAGATATATTATCCAAGGTATTAGTGGTATAACTAAAGAGGTTTTTTGTGTTACCATTAATAAATATAACGATCAAATACGGTTGAAGTTTATATGCAAATTATTTGAGAGTTTCAATTCTGATAAAAATATATCTGATCGGCCGCAATATTTTTGTCAAGGAGATTTTAGGTATATTCCAGTTGTTAAGATTGAGAGAGTTCCTTACAATAATCCATATGTTTACGATTTAAGTATTAAGGATAATGAGAATTTTCATGTTGGAGCAATCCCTTTATTAGTTCATAATAGTGCTTCAGGTACTGCAAAGCAGGCTCGTGACCGTCGATTCCAGGCAATATTACCAATCCGAGGAAAAACTCTAAACACTTTAAAAGCAACACTTTCTAAAACAGTTGAGAGTGATGTGATTAAAGATATCTTCGCTGCGGTTGGCGTTGATATCTCGGGAAAGCAGATTACGATTAGACCTCGCTATTCGAAGATCATCATTGCCAGTGATGCCGACAGTGTTAGTGCTGAAACAAAAATTCCTTTTATTAATAAAGATGGTTTTATTCGATTTGATCGTATTGATTCTGTGGTATTGGATAAGATTCATTCAGTTCTATCATTGAACGTAAATTCTAGAGAGAGTGAAAATAAAAAGGTTCTCAGGATCATTAGTCACAAATATAATAAAAAGAAGATGTATAGAATCACGACGAAGGGCTATTCTGAAGATGTAACTAAAGACCATATGGTTTATACCTTTAATTGTTTAACTGATGAGATTTGTCGGAAAGGCCCTCTTGAAATTAATACCAAACGTGATTTCTTAATTATTAGTAACTCACTACCTGTTGTCAATAGAGAAATCACTTTAGATTTAAGAGAATCCCTTATTGAGGTACAGAAGAGCGAGAATAGCCTCTTCATAAGAGTCCTTGCTAAAGATTTCGATTGGAAAGTTGATGGCACTGTTAAATTAACAAAAGGAAACATTCAATTTACTAGAGAGCTTTCTAGATATAAGGTTGAGCGTCTTTTAGGATTTTCGAAGAATATGCTGCAAACATATGATGAGGGCAAAGGAAGAATTCCTTTAGATGTTTTTCAGAGAATTCGAGAGATTGTTCCTGTCGATCTCAGTACTGTTTATGTATATGTAAAGTATTCAAAAGAGAATTTTCATTATTTAGATATTCTAGGTAGTTGTATTATTGATTGCAAAAGGAATATTATTGATTGGAATGTTACATTAGATAGTGAAATAGCTTATCTAGTTGGTCTATATATTGGTGATGGATCATGGGGTACTGGTCCTGCGTATGCAATTGAGTTCGCGACTGGATTAAACTTGTATGAAGACTTTATTAGGAATTGTTCTAAAAAGTTGGGATATCATTTTAAAGAATATTTTAGAATCGAGAATTGTGCAAAGGCAGTTATCTGTTCTATTCAGTTTCAGGCTATTCTCTACGAGCTAGGATTACGGAAAAGTGTTAATCATTCGGTTAAATTTATTCCAGAGATTTTCTTTTCGGCAACAGAGTCTACTCGAAAAGCTTTATTGTTGGGGCTATATCATAGTGATGGCAGTTTTTATTATGCCTTAGGTTATTCTCCTTGCCTTGATTTTCGTACTACATCAGAGAGTTTAAGAGATGGATTAACATTCTTATTACGTCAGTTTGGGGTATTTCCATCATTGCGTACTCGTCCTCCAAACAAGAAATTGAAAGAGCAGTGGGGCCGTTCTACTATTATTGACAGGAAACCTATTTTTGTTGTTACATGTAATCAGCAGCGTGACATTGTTAGTTTAGACTTTATTTGTAGGATGTTTAACTTAGAGAATCTATCTAAATATAAAACACCTGTTGTTGATTTTATGGCACGTACTAGAGATTTTATTCCACTAACTGAAACGGTGTCTGCGGTTAGAATTCGGAGGATCGAAGAAGTAAGTTATGCTTATGATAGAGTTTACGACTTGGAAGTTGAAGAGCATCATAATTTCGGAATTGGCATGACAGGAATGATACTCCGAAATAGTGACGGAAAACATATAACTTGCTTACTTTTAACATTCTTTTTGCAATGGATGAGACCTTTGATTGAGCAAGGGTATATTTATATTGCTAGATCTCCTCTCTATCGAATTGTAGAAAAGACAAAGATTCAGTTTGCATATTCTGATATTGAGTTATCTAAAATACAGAAATCTCCAGGCGCGATTATTACTCGCTTTAAAGGGTTAGGTGAATTGAATCCAAATGAATTGGCTAAGGCAATATTTGATCCTTTAACTAGGCATTTGAGTTGTGTTTCGTTAAATGATCTTACGCAGGCAGCTACAGTTACTTATTGTTTAATGGGGCCTGATCGTGAGATGCGTTGGGATTTCATAAATGAATTTATGTCACAGATTGATTATGAATGGAAAGGGGAAGTATAAATGTCAGTATCAGCTTATGAGACAAAGTTGAATAAGACGCTCGATGATCTTCAAAGTTTAAAAGAGGTGCTTCAAGAATTACAGCGACTAAAAGATAAAAATTTGTCATTGGCCTACTTCGTAGAAGTCTTGCAACGTGATAATAAACTACTTCTATCACGTGTAAAGAAGATAGATGAGGATATTGTGAAAGGTGCAACTGAACAGGAAGCGTTACTTTTGGATAAGATTCGGCAATTACAAAGCGACTTTTCTGATATGTATGATGCTCATCGAACTACATTTAGGCGTTGTGTAAAGTGTAACCATTTACGAGAGCAAGGATTAATTTGTCCAAGTTGCGGAAATAATTAAGGTGGAAGAGCAATTTATCACCTACAGATTCTGCAGAGATGTAATATTGGTTGAAATTCCAGAAAAGAATTGGACTTGATCGTCGTTAGAATTAAGGAAGGAATATTATGACTGAAAAAGAAGTGTGGTGGAATACGGTTGAGAAATACTGGGAGCATCTTTTCGCAATCATAATAAAATTTCTTCCTAATGTGACATTCATTGGTTGTGAGGGTAACATAATTTCTCATGATACGTTGATGGAAATCACTTTACTAAAAGAATGTAAAGATCCTCGACTGTGTCGTTATCTTTTTATGGTATGGGATGCAGCACTTGATGATCCATCAATTCATAGTATTTCTGGTTGGAGAATTTTATGTGACCTTCTTTCTGAAGAGTACATCTTCAATGAAGGGGAGGACAATGGGAATCTTGGTAAAGATGATTAGAGAGCTTATTGCTCGTGGAGAACCCCCTACACGCATTAAGTTTTTGCTAGGAATACCAAAGGAGTTCTTCGATACTTTTTATTCGACTGCAATTTATCAACATCAAAAGAAGGTTTTGTCAAAACGAGGGTATTATGTTAAGGTCAGTGAAACTATGTGCTGAGTAGTGTAGTGGTGAGCACCAGTCCTGCACCCCTAAGCTGGCCTTTTTGGGAAAGGGATATTATGTCAATTTTAATCACGTCTGATTTGCATTTCGATGAAAAGATTGTTAATGATGGGTATCATGAAAAGCTTTCAGGGTTTCTGAGAGAACAGCAGACCGCTCACAGGGCAAATATGCTTTTCATTTTAGGTGATTTCTTTAGTGAGCATTTAGACCCTCATCGGCGTATTGCTTTCAAAGTACTTGATGCGATCGCAGATTTTTTCCATTCATTGGACTTCGAAAAGATTGTCATTTTGAAAGGTAATCATGACGAGTCGTTTATCGGTCATCATAATCTGAAGATTCTCTCGTTGGATTTCCGTGTACAAATAATCGATACACCTACAATAGTTAAGATTAACAACATAAAATTCCTCTTCATTCCTTTCTGCAAGGATAAAGATCTTTTTTATTCGATTATTGATCAGGCTGAAGGTGGTGAGAATGTGATCGCTTTGATTCATCAACCGATAGTTGGATTTCGAGTAAGTGCAAAACATGCTTGCACGAATGGGATTGATTCTAACAAACTGCATAAGTTTGCTTTAGTTGTTGCAGGTGATTTTCACGATTATCAGAGTCAAGGTAATGTGGTATTTATTGGATCACCATATCAGGTACGGCGTGACGAAGATCTCAAAAAGTTCATGATGTCAATATCTGATGATCGTGTGTCGCTTATAGAGTTACCTGTAGCTTTGTCTCAAAGGTTCATTTTTGTGGAGAATGCTACACAGATTGATCAGTTGGGGGACTTGCGAGGGAAAATTGTAGTTGTATCTGAAGATGTTGATATTGATAAAATTAACCAGCTTAGAGATAAAGGAGTTAAGATTGTTTCTTCAAAGGCATTAATGAAGGAAAGTGCTCCTGTTGTTGAAGTGGATTTGTCATCCTTTTCGGTTAATCTTTTGAAATCAGCTGTTGAAAGAATGACTGATCCTTATATGAAGGCTGTAGGCCAAGATTTATTAGAAAGGATTGGTTATGGCTCATCGTAAATATCCGAGGTTGGGTAGCCAATATAAAACTCAGGTTACAGGGGAAGAAGGCTTCTTAAAGTGTGATCAGTGCCAGACGTATTTGGTGAAGGGTGAAACAGTTGTGAAGCAGGATATTCAGCTTGACTGGTTTCGTGAGGATGATGACGTGAAGAATTTATGTAAAAAGTGTGTACAGATTCTAGATTTGTCGAAGTTGTCGAAGTGATTGAAGGAGTCTGTTATTCGGTGTATGAATTGTGGCTATTGTTGTATCTATTATGATGTTATAATTTTAAAGCCTGGAATTAACCTTTCCAAGTTACGGGCTGTAAAAACTGAAGATGTTATTCAACACAAAAGAGGGGGTGAATGTTGCCCTCATTTAGAATGGCTTGCTGATGGCAAAGCGAATTGTAAGATTCATCACTTCAAGATTTATAAGAAGACACCTTGTTTTTCTCATAGTCAGATAGAGCGGAATTTTGAATGTAATTGTCGAATGGGTGAATATATTTGGAAGCAAGGACGTGCTAAGGAAATCAGGAAGGAATTTGAGGGAAGGTAAAATGGAAGTAGTTTTTGAAAGTATGAAGCTCAAGAATTTTCGATCTTTCGTTGAGGCTGATGTTACGTTTGTTCCTGGAGTTCATTTAGTGCTGGGTAGAAATGAGAAGGAAAGCAGTGCGGATTCCAATGGTGCAGGTAAGTCAACCATTTTTTCATATGCTCCGCCATACATAATATTTGGCCGTTTCAAATCACCCAACGGCAAAATAGTTCGAACTGGTATGGAACGACGCAACGCAGATGATAATTGTTTTGGTGAGATGAATTTACGTGTTTCGAATCAACCTATAGTTATTACTCGGGGTCGATCGAAAGGGAAACCTTTCTTGAAGTTGTCAGGTACTAAAACTCCTGTAAAGGCTGATCAAGAGTTGTCTTTTCTTGTTGGGTGTGACTTTGATGCCTTTTCTTCCTTGCAGGTTTTAACAAGATCGTCGTTTGAGTCGGGATTGTTTTATGGGACAGACACCCAGCGTAAAGATTTCTTTTTATCAGTAGCTGGGATAGATAAACTAATTGAGCAATCTCTAGAAGTACTAAAAAGTGATAAAGTAGACTATTCACTGAAGGCGTTAGAGATGAGAACGATGTATAACGCTGAGGAGTCTGCGAATACATTAGCTTTTCGTATGAGTGAGATTAATCAAGAAGTCTTGCGGCTTGAGTCAAATATTTCGAGTGCGGATTTATTGATCGCGAATTATCAAAGTGAATTAATGAAGCGGACAGATGAGCTGGTAGCTACACAGGGTGTATTGAAGGAGAAGGAGCGAAAGGTTTTAGAACTATCTGAAGTTTCTGGTGAGTTTAAGCGTCTTCATAAAATGTATGAGGAAAAGGGAGAACTACAAGGAAAGGTTAATAGTCTTAAGGACGCAATCTCTGAGAGATCGAAATACTGTGCTCGTTTGCAATCCTTGTCAGGGGCTGAATGTCTTAATTGTGGTCAATTGGTTAGAGAGGATTACGTCCGTAAAATCTTAACGAATATGCAGGAGATTATTCAGTCTTCGAAAACTGCTTTAAAGGAAGCAGAGTCAACCTTTGACAAGACATCTTCTTCGATATCCGAGATGGAAGAACTCAAGCGTCAGGTGGATAATCTTGATCGTACATTGCAAGCTGGACTTAGGACATTGCGCGACGAAATCAATAGGTTGCAATCTGATATTCGGGTTATGACGAGTCAGTATGAGCAAGCACTTCAAAATTTACAGCAATATAAGGATGCTCGTGAAGCGCATACTTGTGCTCTAGAAGAGTTGAGGAGACGAGAACATTTTATATTGCGTAGATTGGGCGCTATTAGAGATGATGCTCTTTGTTTTGGAAATCTAGAAAGTGCATGTCTTAAATGGGTTGATTTCTTCAAAAATCAATTACCAGCGCAAGCATTAACTGATATCACAAAGTTTTTGGGAAACTTCTCTGAACAGTGTCTTCGCACTTTGTGGGACATGAAGGTATCTATGCAGGTATACTTTGATCCTGCTACACAGAAACCTATTATCGATGTGAAGGATTCGGATGGTGATTTGGTTAATATCGATTCTTTAAGTGGAGGAGAGCAAGCTCGGGTTTATTTGTCTCTTACACTGGGTTCTATTCTTGCGACAAGAAGTTTTCGTGGTTGGAGTTCGAATTTGTTTGTGCTTGATGAAGTGTTTGATGGGTGTCTCGACAGAACTGGCCGAGAAATCATTCTTTCGCTTTTGCATGAGATGGCTTTGAAATTCAATTTATGTGTTTATGTTATTTCGCATCATTTAGATTACGCAAGAGAGAGTGTACCAGGTAGCATCTATACGTCGGTAAAAACTGTTGAAGGTAGTTATTTAGAGGTTTCATGAAAGTGCCCCGTGAAAAATAAATTGAGTTTTTGTATAATCTCATAATGAAGAGGAGTGCGCTGTGTTAACGGTTCATGATTTACAGCCAGATGTTCAGTTAAAGATTCAGAAAGTTGGTATTCGTAAGATTTCGGTTCCTGTTCAGTTTTCGTTAGATAGCTTTTTATATGGAGGTTTTCAATCTGATGTTTCTGTTCAGTCTTTGTTAGCTGATGCTTCGTGTTACGCTGAATTGAATCAAGATCAGAAAGGAGCACATCTTAGTCGGTTTGCAGAAATTTTACGCAAATGGTCTCCTATAACGCTTTATGAGGGTCTACCGCTTCGCTTGATTCAGGATCTTGCGAATCGTCATGAGTCGCATTGTGTATATCTTAAATTGAGATTTGTACCTCTCTTCGAAGGAATATTTACAGTTACATATCAGAAGAAAGCTGAGCCCTTTCTTGTAGACGATACTTTTATTCGTCATCCCGTCAATGTCAGTTTTCCGTTTCAAATGATTGTTCCTATGATTTTTGAATATTCTGCATATCGAGATGGAAAGGTTAAGTTTTTTGTAACCTTCGAATTAATAGGTTTCAATGTTTGTCCTTGTGCGCTGAAGGAGTGTGATGGCCTTGCTTCACACTCCCAACGCGCACTGTTACGTGTGAGTTTAGATCTCAGTTCGGTGAAGGCAAGTGTAATTACGTGGGATGAGTTGTTTCATGGTTTGATAAATACAACGTTCGCTGCACCTGCTGGCACGGTATTAAAGCGTGATCAAGAGTTAGCAGTCATCCAAACGGGCTTTCAGAACCCTCGATTCGTAGAAGATAGTGTTCGATTTGCAGCTTCTTATCTAACTGAACTCTTACCAGGTGTTCCTTATTCATTGGTATGCGATTCTGATGAAAGTATTCATTATCATAATGCAGTTGCAGTGATTCTAAATGGTATGCCATGATTGATGAAGGCGCTTTAGAGTTTAAGATAAAATTCTTTGAAGTTATTGGGGATGAGTTTACAGCAGCTAATTTACGAGTCGAGCTTTCATTACAACGCCTTCACATTGCAATGTGGAGCGTATCACTTACGGCTCAGCAAACTGCAGATGCATTTAAAGTGTTTACTGATAAGGTAAAAAAAGCAACTCTGGAGACATTTACATTTATGCTTTCTCTTAATCTCATTGGTAAGGTTAATGAGTATTATGGTTTTCCCCCTCTTACTGCTTTTTATGGAGTGGACTATGGGAAAAAGAAAGTTGCTTCCGCTATTTTTAGTAGTGCTACTCGTAGGATGTTCAAGCTTCGTTAAGGATGCCTACAAAACGATTGACGATACAGGAACCGTGTATCAGGAGTCTGTTAATCTGTACAACAACAAAACCCTTATTATAGATTTACAGGGCCACGCCGCAGTTCGCGCTGCAGCAACTAAGGTGTATACTGATTACAAGGGTGCAATAGATACTCTTGAGAGATACAAGTTGAACAAGACTGATCAAAATAAAGCGTCAGTTAGTGACGCGTTGGTCAAATTATCTAATTCAAGAGTTGAGTTAGAGAGGTTAATCCAAAAATATTATTAGGAGGTTCTGTTATGGGAAAAAATTCAGTTAATTCAGCACAAGCCGAATTTTTGTCACTGTTGATACGGATGGGAATTGAACAAGGTATTCCTGCTATCATTCAACTCTGTAAGAATTTGAGTGATGAGCCCTCGCTCGAGGAAATTCGAGCATTGCGAAAGAAGGTTCTTCCTCCTGAAGAAGCTTTTCATGACTGAAGAGGAAAAGTTTGGTGCAATGGCAAGCTTGTGGCCATTAAATGTAATAAGTGTAAGTGAGGCACGTAAGTTATTGAGTTTTGCCATGATTGATGAAGGCGCTTTAGAGTTTAAGATAAAATTCTTTGAAGCTATCGGTGACTCCGAGACGACTGAGAAGTATCGTGCAGAAGGGTTATGGTTACACTTTACACAACGCCTAATGGTATACACTTTGGTCTAATATAACTTATATCTCTAATCCTAAAAGTTTTGATTTTCGTCAACAGTATCAGGGAGATTGATCATTTTTAAAGAAGAAAGGGGGTGAAGATGAAAAAAGATTGTTGGCATCCAGAAGACGTTCCTCTGTGGAGAAAGGTATGGTTGTTAATCCGTTACGCAATCAAATACCATAGGAGGTAACAAGCTTGCTCCAGTTTAGTGTAGAGTCCATCGAAGACATTTCAAAGTGTTTAGATTGGATTCTTAGTGTTTCGTCTGTCGTTGAGTCTCAATCAATTTCTGATTATTCGGATAGAGCATTAGGCTGGATGGGCTCGTTAGGTAGATTGCAAGCAATTTCTGATGCTAAACTGCTGGAAGTTGAAGTGAATATGAATACGCAATCTGCGAGACTCATAGTGAAGAAGGCTGATGTTTTACCGGAACTGAAGTATCGACTTATTGATATGTTGTGTGCTACCGATGAAGAATATCTCAAACTTGTCAATTTGAAGAAGAAGTTGAAGGAGCTCAACACGATTGCTTCGTCATTATGGAGAGTTTTAGAGTTGTCAGTTCGTACAACGCATAGGTTACTGGACATTCGTAAGCGGGATGATATGGCACCGCCTACGTAGTTCGAAAGGAGAATTGTCATGGCAGAAAGTATGCAGGATTTCTCGTTTCAGGCTGCTCTGGATTACTTCAAAGATAAAGGTGCCCCTGAAGCGGGTATAATGCAACGTCAGCCTCTTCAGTATCTCAAGGCGAAGGAAGCTCATAAGCTTCGTATTCTTCCAGGAGTTTTGGTTCCTGTTGAGTGGTTTGTCGCTTGCAGGCGCCACTACTTAGGGAACCCTCCAGTTCAGGTTATTCGTAGAGCTGGTCTTCGATTCAACGCGTTCATCTGTCCTCAGAGTGTTGGAAAAGGGCCTTGCTGGGGGTGTCACGCACGGAGTTACCTGGAGGCTCTATCTTCTCAGCTGTCTCAGGAATTCTTTGCCCGTGAAGCGGCAATTGTGAATGCATATAGGCCCAATCTTGCTGAGCCCACTACTCAGTCTTATCTTTTGACTAAGACTGTTCTGGATCAGCTTATAACCAAGTGGCGTGAGGGGTATGTCTTTTTTCATCCCACGGAAGGATGTACCGTTGAATTAGCTCCTGTGGCAAATATGAACGTTTTTGCAGTTCAGTTAGACTTGATGAAGAAGGTGCCTGTTCCACCTCCAATCATGAGTCAGGCAAAACCTTTAAGTGAAGTTATTGACATTCTGATGATTGATTCGAAGATTATCAAGAATTGGTTTATTGAAGCCTTCGTGCAGAATGTTGATCATTTCATTCAGACAGGTGAAGCGAGACCTATCGATCTGACAAAGTTGTTAACTCCACTTTCTACAGCCCCTCCTCCTTCTACGGGAGAGGTTTCTGCAGCTCCGTCAGTCGCTGTGGGGGAACCAACAGATATGGGTATGCATACGCCCCTTCCAACCCCTGTTGATCAACCTCTTCCCACTCCTCCCCCTGCAGCAGCCGCTGGGCAACCTAGCTTTCTTTCTGATCTGAAAGATAGGGTTGCGAAGCTAGGTTCTTAACTCCAAGAGAACCCGAGGATCCTTCATCGGTCTTTGGGTTCTCTCTCTTTTTTTGAGGTTCGTCATGGAATTGGATTCAATAGGTATAATTCGTAAGGCGTTATCAGTAAGTGATGCACAATTCAGGATCCCTACTATACCTACAGGCCTTTTAACTCTCGACTTAATGGTTGGGGGTGGCTTTCCGTTAGGACGCACTACTAGTATAGCGGGCTTGGGGGGGTGTGGAAAGACAACATTAGTATGGACTTTTTTAGATAACGTCGCAAAATTAGGTGGAGTACCTGTTCTGATTGATACAGAATATTATTATACAGAGCAGAGGGTACAAGAATTAGGTTTAACTCATCTCGCCGAGAGAATAATTTTAAAGCATGAATTAACCACTGGTACTCTATTCACACAATTTAAGGAAATCCTTGAGACGATTGCAAGTGTTAAGGGATATCGTTTTGGATTTATCGTAATTGATTCGTGGTCTGATACTCCTTCAGTAGAAGAAATGACATCAGGTAAGCCTGGTGTAGGTATTCATGCAAAGAGTGCAAGACATTTCTTTCGAAGTGCGTTACATTGGATGGTTAGGTTCAATATAGGTGTAATCTTTGTTTGTCAATCTACAAAAAGAATTTCAACGATGCCGGGTTTTAAGGGAGGTTCTACATATCTTTCTCATGATGCGATATTTGCCAACTCTTTTTTAGAGATTCAAATGGCGCGCATCAAGAATATGAAAAAAGGTGGGGCTACTGTTGGCTTTCAGACAAAAGTTGATATTAAGAAAAATAAGTTGGCTCCTCCTTTTCAAGAATTAACGTTAGACTATTATTTTCATTTAGGATATGACAGGGCTCGTAGTGTTCTGAATGCGTTAGTCAATTTAGGGTTGTCTTCTCATAGTAAAGGTTGGTATGCAATTCCAGGGACTGAGGAAAAGATTCAAGCAGCGCAGCTGAGAAATAATCTCAAATTGTTTGATGCCCTTGAAACCTTAGCATATGAAGAAGGAATGAAAGCTTCTACAGTCGAGATTAAGGATGTGATTGATGGTGAGGATTTGAGTGCTCCTGATGCAGATATTGAAGTAGAGGACTACACACCTGAAGAAGGTGTATAATGGCTCTAGATGTTCAGTTACATAAAGAAGCGTATCTATGTCATAGACAAGGTATGCGATTAGCTGAAATGGCTGACAAGATAAAAGTTTCAATAGCTACATTACATAGATGGTCTTCTGATGACCCGTCATGTGATTGTTCTTGGCATAAATGGAGTGCTCTCAAATTACTTGATTCAGATGAGAATCATAGTCGAGCTTTAGGATTACGAGGATCAGGGCATAATGTTGAACAAATCAGTATTGGATTAGGTGTGCCTCTTGATATAGTTCAGTCTTGGGGGGATAAAAATTATCCTTGTATGTGTGGAAGTCATGGATGGCTTACTGGACTTACTGAAATAGTAGTTGCAGAAAAGCTTTCTCTTCCATCATTAGTAGTCATTTCTGACAGTGGAACTATTAACAGTTCTCATACAACAGCTCTAATAACTGTTTTGGACTCTCTTTCACAGGCAGTTCAAAAAGGAGAAGTTGCGCTACGATCATGGCGTGATGTTTTAGATACACTGAAAATCTGCTCTGAAGTCATTGAAAAGTTAGGGTCTTTACCAAACGATAAAAAGCCATCTGTTGCAAGAATAAAGGAGTCGAGGACTGTAGAGTTCCCAATGAAGGAAGGTACCTCTGCAGATCTCACACGCAAAGCTAGTAGTCTGTCAGAGGAGTTAATGGCAACTGCAAGGGACTTTCGAGAGTCTAAACGGTGACGCTTCCTCTAAGTAAGACCACTGAAATCTTGCCTTTGTACCACTCTGGTACTTCGATTATTCTTCTCACTAGACATTCCGAAGTATGAAAGGGGCACAACATTCGTTTCTCATTCCCAAGTCTTGAGTCTATATCACCTTATCTGTTCGGTAGAACGGAATACGATCTTCGAGATCCTGAGATTCGTGATGAAGTTCGAAGGTTGACTCTCAATGATGAGGATTTTTATTTTCGTGTTGTCCTCAACTGTGATTTCTATCAGGAATTTCACCGTGATTGGTTTCGCTTTGGAGCTCAAAATTCAAGAACCCTCCTTTTAGGTCCTCGTGATTCTTTAAAGTGTGCTCACCCGTTAACTCTTATCCCTTCTGATGATTCTGTCTCCTATCTTTTTTCTTTGAAACGTAATCAAGAGATTTCTTCAGTCTTTAAGAGCTTATCTTCACGTGTTCAGGTTAGAGGTGAACGAGATGTCAAAAGAGTTTTTCGTGTAAAGGTTGGGCCTCCTTTTGACTTTTGGGTCTATCTTTCCCCTGAACATAAAGTTTTTTGTTATGATGTGGTTCAGGATTCCTTTGACGTTGTTGAGACGCAAAAGTTAAGTAAAACATCTCATCTTGTATTCCTCGCTCGACCCCCTATATTCAATCCTTTATTATCTGTTAAATCAAAAGAAAAGTTGAAGCTTATTCTTGCGAACACATTTTCGTCGAAGAAGATTCTAGATGAGAACGTTCTAAAGATGAATACCAAATCTTTTTCTAGGCTTCTTGCTGTTATCGACGATCATTATAAGCATGATGAATTAAAAGAAGCTCATTCATTTCTTTATAATAAATTACAAGTAATGAAATTTTATCATGGTCTTATTAAACCAGATTCAACTTCCGCGTTAACCCTTATGAAGGGGTCTTGTCTAAGAAATCGATCAAAGCTTGATCGGGATAAGATTGCCTTCTTGGTGGATGAACAGACAGATTTTGCACCTTCACCTGTTCAAGTTAATTCGGATTTTTGCTGCTTTGCATGTATTGAGGAGATAAAGGAAGTTCTTCTAGATGGGCCTGTTACATTTTTTGATTGTAATGTCACCAATTCACATTATATTGCAAATGGATTTGTAACTCATAATTCGACCTTTCATACTGTAGGCCGAGTCCTTCATGATGCTTTAGAGAACCCTGAGAAACGTTATGCTATTATTTCAGCAACGAGTAAGTTAGCTGCGGGTCAAGTTTCAAGAATTCAGCGTATATGTCAAAGTAGTCCTGTTGTTAGGTATTGTTTTAGTGATGTAATTAATCCTAGAGAGATTCGTCGTTGGTCGGGTGAATCATTAGAATTTATTCGTAAGTCGATATATCCCGAACCTACTATTTGGGCTTTAGGTGTTGGAACGGATTTTACGGGTTTTCACTTTGAGGAGGCTTACTTCGACGATTTAGTTACAATACGACATAGGAAATCTGCCACTTTACGGACACAGACATGGGATTGGTTTCGTTTAACGGCTATCCCTGCATTAGACAAGTTGAGAGGTCGTGGTCACGTTATTGGTACTCGATATCATTGGGATGATATGTATGGAAAATTGTATGAGATCGCTCAATCATCTGGTGGGTGGAAAATTTCAAGAACTCCTGCCCTAGATGAGGAATTACTTTCACAGGATATTGCAAGGTCTTTTTGGCCTGAGAGATTTCCGGAAGAGGATTTACTTCAAATAAGATCAGATTATGGTGAAGATGTTTTTCAGTTGCAGTATCAATGCGCAGCAGGCATTGTATTAGCCGAACAAAATAAACAGTATATAGCTAAACTCCGAGACTCAATAGTACCCATGTCAATAAAAGATAAGGTGGTTGATATTGTGTTAGGTGTCGACTTAGCCTCTAGAGGAAGCGGTACATTACCTGATGCGAAAAAAGCTTCCTTCAGTATAAGTGCTACTGGAAAGCATATGGAGACAGGTAAGTTTATTACTCTTGAGGTCATTAAGATCAAACACCCCACTCTCAATGACAAGAAAGAGTGGGTTAAAACTATGCATAATAGATATAATCCGTTGCTTGTTGCGGTTGAAGCTCATTCACAGCAGTCGGATTTTTTAGAATATTTAGCCGAGGATGATTTTCCATATTCAGTTAAACCCGTTAAGAGTTTTGAGTCTAAAGAAGCCCGATTTGATTATGTATTAAACCTCATTGGTTCTGGATCTTTGTTTTTTGTGGAGGGAATGTGTCAACCTCTATTAGAAGAAATGTATATATTTCCAGAGACTACAGGAGACGCTATTGATTCTGAGTTTTACTCGTTAAGAGCTTCTTATCGTGAGCCTAATATAAGATTCATGTAAGGAGTCATTTATGAAGTCTGTCACAATGTGTATCTTTACTGATGAGAAACATCTTGGTGATGTGAAAAACTTAGTTTTGCCTGTAGATTCTACTCTTTACGTATTAGGTTTAAACAAGAAGGAACATAAGACTTGTATACAGGTTGCGAAGAAGCATAGAGCGTTCAATTTATTAGAGGAGCATGGTATTGTGATGGTTATCATCGAAGCTGGTAACCGTCTTATAAAAGTCGCAGGGGCGGAAGCGATTGATCAATTTCTCTCCATGTATTTCGCTCAAACCCCTCAGAAGCCTGAAATAAATTTGGAGCGCTTGTAATGTCGAATACTGTTACGAAGGTTTGGCAGAGTACTCTTGGTAAGCTAGTTGAAGTAAAATTCTTTCCACGACGTACTCCTGAACAGATTCCACAAAGTAAAATCATCAAGGAAACTTTGTCTGATTATCCTTCACCGGCTCAATTCCCCAATCTTTTTACTTTGTATAAGAGAAATTCCTGGATCTTTTCTTCTGTTAACATGATTGTGCAGTCTTGTGTTGCTGTGCCTTTACGTGTTCGTGATCGATCAACTAAACGTATTATTTCTCCTACTGAGACTACTGAAGTAGGAATAGTTTTAAAGTATCCTAATCCATTTATGACTCAGATGGAATTGATGGAGCGTCTTTTTTTACATTTAGAGATTGTAGGGAATGCATTTTGGGAAATGGTAGTCCAGGGAAATAAACTTCTCGCGATTTATCCTCTTGATCCTACCTCGATGACGATTATACCTGATGCACGCAATCTTGTCAAGGAATATGTTTATTCGGTAAATGGGAAAGATACTCACTTTGCGCCCAATGAGATTATACACTTTAAGTATGTTGATCCTCAGAGTGAATTTTGGGGCTGGGCTCCAGTAATGGTGATGATGCGTCAAGCCAGATTAGAAGACAAACTGAAAACATATGGTGAAAAATTCTTTGATAATGATGCTACCCCTAGTGTTGTTTTGAAGACAGACCGTATTCTTTCTGATCCTACTTATGAACGTTTACGTAAACGGTGGCTGGAGCGGCATCAAGGCGCTGCGAATAAATTTTCTGTTGCAATTCTCGAAGATGGGATGTCTTTTGAAAAAGCTGGCACAATAATGTCCGAGTTAGATTATTCTGCCATCGAGGATAAGGTTCGCGATGAAATTACAGTGTCGTCAGGAGTTCCTCCTACGTTGTTAGGGATTCCGGGAGTTGCAAATTATGCCTCCGCTCGAGTAGCTCAGTCGATGTTCTTTGATTCGATCATTGCACCTCGTTTACGTAAAATTGCAATGACTGTTGACAAAGATATAATGAATCGATTTGATCGTGATCGTGAAGCCGTCTTTGACACTTCGGTTGCACCCATAAATATTGTGAAGCTTAGTGCGAATTCTCGAGTGGTGGCTAGATTATATACGCTAGATCTTATGACTTTGGATGAAGCTCGAAATTTGTTAGGTTTAACTCCAGATGATAAAATAGGTGACAAATATAAGAGTGAAGTAGATGCGGAGAGAAGAAAAAGGGCTGCTGCTAGTGAGGGAGGAGATTCTAGTACAGGAGCAGACGCAGGCAGCGCTGCTGAAGGGACTCAGCAGGACCCTGGTGATATAGGAGATTAATATAAAGATGACTTTAGATGATCTTTTGAATGCAGCCTTAGGTAAGGTTAGTGATAAAGAACTTCTGGAAGGGCACCTCCGTTTACATCAATGGTTTATGAATGCGCCAAAAGAGGATGTTAATGCTCGTCAGGATTTGTTAAGAGCCCATCAAAAAGTATACTTGGAATTCATTAGAAGGGGGCTGCATCATTCTCCTGGTGAGGGTATTGATAGAATTGATTTAGCATATCCTAAAATTGAAAGTTCAATGTATTCTGATTACTCTAATGCTGAAGCAATATTGGGCCAGAGTATTCCTAATACAAATGTGGGGTGGCATGCTTCATTGCATGACATTTGGATTGCGGTTAAAATGAGGATGGGTTTGACGAAACCTGAGGAACAGTTGATTAATACTCATGACATTGTTACTAATAAAATGGGCCATCATCCTATTTGGGATGAATTGGATGCTGATTGGGTATCTCAGTTTAAAAGCTTTTCTATGATGGTAGATGAGGATCCTGAGTTTATTTCTCTAGAGAAGGTCCTTCAAGGTTTTCCTGATAAGATTACTCTTGTTTCAGGTGCGGTTACTTTTAAGAAAGGATCTATTTATATTGTAAAAGGAATTATGGGCTCTTTGCGTGTTGCGATTTTAGTCAAGTTGCTTCGGAGAACAACAGGTTCTGAGTTGCCCGATCTGCCAGAAGATCCTGATAGTGTTTTTGATCTTGATTTGGTTAATCATAGAGTAGTTGATTCATTGATATTGTCTTATACTGATTCAGCTTTTCCTCCTTTATATTGGATTAGCCGACCATTTGTTTATCTGGTTGGAGGTGTTGTTGAAAGCAGGATTTCATTAGTAGATGCAGATATTTTGATTCGTAGTGGCCTTCCTGATTGGTTTTATCAACATGTAGTATCTACTCTGACTCTAGAACACCCAGAGGGGCATAATTTACATTTTTCGGCTGATATAGGTTTAGGGCCTTTATCACATAATATTCCTCTGTATGATTTAGTGTTGGAGTTAGCCGTTTGATACTTCAAATTGGGCCTGCTAAAGTAGAGATTTCGATTGATGATGGTGCCACCTTCTCTGAAGCTTTCGCGTCATCAGAAGCTAATATTACTCTCAATTTTCAGTATCGTGATCGTGTCAATGATGGTGTAGTAGTTGAATCTGCATATGAATCAGCTACTTTAACATTTGAATTGAACGCTACAGAATGGTCAATAGATGTTCTGAAGGCATTGTTCCCTTTTAGTTATTCTTATACTGATGCACCTACAGGAGTTCCCCGCACTACTAGAAGTCATCTTTTTGATTTGGGGGGTTTGACAGAAGAAGTTGAGACTAGTAATTATACACAATGTATTGTGTTTAAGAATGTACCTACCTGCTGGATAAAGTTTACACCTAATGTTACAGGCAAGGCAATAGGAGCTGAAATTCCAAAGGCAAGATTTGCTGAGGAGTTATCCATTCCGTTTGCACCTTCACAGGAAGTAATACCTATTAAAGGAATAGGAATGAAATCACCTAATCAAAGTTTATTACTTATTTGGATGAATCAATGTATAATTCTATGATAGGCAAAAAAATTTGGCATCAGAGTCGCCAGGTTATAATACGTAAGATTGTAAGATCGTGTTGTGGCAAGACAAGATTTCTTGTCGAAGACTCCAAGACAGGAAAACAAGAAATGATTATCGGCCGCCTTCCAGGTCAAAGATGACTCCTCAAGTCTTAGAATTTGTACAAAAACTAAATTTACAAGGCCGAACACTTGATGTTGGAAGTATGGATGTCAATGGAAGTGTTCGTGATTTTTTTATAAACTATATTGGTCTTGACATGCGCCTTGGGAAAAATGTTGATATAGTTGCGAAGGCAAATCATCTTCCTTTCGTTAGTAATTTATTCGATAATGTGACATGCCTAGAAATGCTGGAGCACGATGATTGTTTCTGGGAAAGCATTCCTGAAATGATAAGAGTGTTAAAGATAGGTGGTTCTTTCGTTTTAACTGCTAGAGGAATTCATTTTGAGAAGCATGAATATCCTCATGATTATTGGCGCTTTACAAAAGAATCTTTTGAATTACTATGTAAAGGTTTAGCGAATATTGTTTGTATTGATGAAACCGGTGAAAGTGGTGTGTTCTTATGTGGAGTGAAGGGTGCCTAAACTTTCTGTTTCTGTTGCAGTAATGAATCAGAAGGAGATCACTCAAACTTTTTTTGAGTCGTTGTATGCATTTACTATAGACTTTGAATTGATTATAACAGATAATGGATCAGGCGATGAGACAGCTCAATTTCTAAGTGAGTTTGTTCAGGCTCACGAGAATGCGGTTCTCATTAGACACAAGTTGAATGTAGGATTTGGTAAAGCACACAATATAGCTTCACGTCGTGCTCAAGGCCAGTTTTTTGCTGTTTTAAATAACGACATTGAATTTTTTGAATTCTGGGCTGAAAAACTGTATCCTCTGTTCGATGAATCTAATGTTGCATTAGTAGGGCCATCAAATGGAGTTTGTAATTCGTTAACACCAGATGCACAAGGAGTATTCAACCCCGAGAAAGTAAATGATCCTGATTACTGTGAAGGGTCATGTTTAATGATGCGAACTAAGCTAGCGCGTAAGTTTGGTCCATTCGACGAGGCTTATAGACTAGGATATTATGAAGACTCAGACTTAGGAATTCGAATAAGGAAGGCAGGCTTCAAGTTAAAGACTGTACCTCTTGATTGGGTTCACTATCGTGCAAAGACTTCTTCTGCTGTAGCTGAAACACTTGATATACCAGGAATCCATTTTGTTAATGAGCAGATCTTTCGACGTCGATGGACAAGTTATCTTCTCCGTAAAAGGTTTGGTAAAACGTATATTATACAACGCAAAGGATCTCATGGAGATGTTCTCTTAACTACTCCAATTATTGAAGCAATTAAGAAAAGAGAGCCTGAATCAGTAATTTGTTTTTCTACACAATGTCCTGAGACTATAGCAAGAAATTCTCAGATTGATTATCTAATCCCTCCTGATCTTCCATTTCAATGTGATGAGTTCATTAATCTGGACAGTTCTTATGAGAGGAGATTTAATGAGCATATTATTGATGTGTATGCTCGTGTAGCAAAAGTAAAAGTATTAAGGAAGAGAGCAAAGGTTACTTTGTTGAAAGACGACTTCAAATTTATTGAGAGGTATCTTCCCCCCAAATTTAACTCTTATATAGTAGTTGATGTTAGTGATACATGGCAAGGAAAACAGTGGACTATTGAGAATTGGGCTGGAGTTACTGAAGAATTAAGGAAACACAACATCACAGTTGTGTCTGTAGGCATTTCTAAAACACGCAATCTGAAAGGGATTGCACAAATAGATCTTATCAATAAATTAAGCATATCGCAAACGTCTGCTGTGATTTGTCGTGCTGCAGGATTCATAGGAGCTGAAGGATTAACCGCTCATGTATCTCAGGCTGTTGACACCCCCTGTTTAGTTCTATATGGATGCACTTCTCCTCAATATGTTAGTTGTTCAGATGCAATGATTGAGCATGTAATTTCATCTGTTGCATGTCAAGGTTGTAGACATGTTTCATACCCTTCTGGAGTTACAGTTATTTGTAAACGTGATTATGAATGCATGAAGCGCATAACGGTTCAACACGTAATAGATCAGTTTGCTGTGTTAATGCAAAAATATGGCAAATTAGAAAAGGTAGTCCATTTGAAGGACGTTCCTAATGCGTAAATTGAAGGTATGTTTCTTATCCGCAGATACTGGAGGATCTGGGTATTATCGTACAAAGTTGCCTGCGAAGTATTTACAACAGAGTCGATATGATGATCTTGAAGTTATGCACTATGATGATTTCAGGTTGATTAAAGATCCCTTCGATGTTTTAATAATACAACGTCAATGGAGAGATCATATTCTTGTTTGGTGTCTACAGTTAAAAAAGCAGGGTACGAGAATCATTTTTGAATTAGATGACAATTTATGGTCTATTCCATCAACTATAGATTCTCATAAAATATATCAACTTGACACGCTACATAAAATAGAAAACTTTATTCGTATGAGTAATGCTGTAATTACCACTTCTGATCCTCTTAGAGTAATCTTATCGCAATTCAATTCAAATGTATGTGTTATTCCTAATTTTGTAGAGATTCCTGAAATCATTCCGCAGTTGCCGAAGCGTAGAATAAAAATCGGGTTTTGTGGAAGTGTATCTCATGTTGAGCATCTTAAGATTTTAACTCCTATTTTAATTCGATTGAATGCGATCTGCCCCAAGATTGAATTAATTGTTATGGGATTACCGTGCCCAGAATTGAGTTTGTACGCAACAACGATTTTACCGGCTTCTCCTGAGTCTTTTATCAATGCATTGGCTTCTCTTGAGCTTGATATCGGTCTCGCATATGTATTTGACAATATTTTCGATAAATGTAGAAGTTGGTTGAAGTTTTTAGAGTATTCTATCACGGGTGCTGTGACGGTGGCTCCGAATCTTGAACCATATTCAAATATTATTACAAATGGTGAAAATGGTATTTTAATAAATAAGGATTCAGATTGGCTCTCCACTTTAACTGAGCTTGTGAAAAGTGGAGATTACAAATCGATGGCAAGAGTCGCTTATCAAGAAACTTTGAATTCTTGGTTAATACAAAATAATGTTTATCGGTGGTATAATGTTATTCAGGAGACTGTAGATGGACAAAGAGAACAATGTGCGTGAAGCTGACGCGCAAGCTAAAACCAATGAACTTTTAGGTCCTGGACACTTCTTCTGGGTTCCAAAGACATCAGTTTCTATAGTTAGTTATCGAGAGGCTGAAGTATATTCAGTCACACAACTTATGGAATATGTTGATCTTCTTGAAAGAAAGTATCATACATTTCCTGAGATAGCTATTCAAAAGAAGTATGATGGTGATAATATCGAGTTTCACCGGGATACTCATGGGAAGTTTACAATTTTTACGGATAATGGATCTACGGTTACGAATCGTGTACCTGGCCTCATTAAGCTTTCAGAGAAACTTTTTTCTGATAAGTCATATATTCTAATTGGTGAATTGGAAGGATGGTCTCATGGTGTTCATTCTGGTCGTGAACAAGTCTCAGGATATTTGAATGCACAAACTCCTCCTAATGATTCTACGTTGTGTATAAGCTTTTTCGATTGTGTGTGGTTTGATGGAAAGGATTTGCATGGTGAGCCGTATAATGTGAGATATGGGCTTCTCGAGAAAGAGTTCAAGATTTCTCAATCACTCATAACCAATTTGCAACCCGGTTTCAATCTTGCGCCAACCTTCATAGTTAAAGCGAAAGCTGCTTTACAGAGTGCAGTGCAACAGGTAGTACGACCAAGAGAAAGCGAGGGCGCCGTTCTTAAGATTTGGAATGGGTTTAAATTTTCCCTAAACAAGAGTGCCAATGAGATGATTAAGTTTAAGAAATGGGCAGAAGCTCATTTTGTTGTATTACAGAAACGTCAAATTGCAGGGTCAAAACAAACGTTTCAGTATTGGATAGGTATTAAGGTTTTGGTGTCTGAGCGTGATACTGTTGTTCAGAATAAGGTTGAGGAATATGGTGGACAGAATTACTTGCGTTGTGCCAAGACATTTAACACGAATGTCCAAGCAAAGGTAGGTGATATAATTACAGTTAGATTTAGCAATGTTTTTGTATATCATGAACAGGATAAAATCTATTTTGGTATTTATGCGCCCAATGTTTATGAGAATAGAACTGTGCAACAGCATGATGAGGAACCTGATACTGTTTCTACATTGTTAAGGATAGGGGAAGAGTCTGGACTGATTGTGCAGAAAGGTATAGGAGTTTTCATTTCTAAGGCTACTGATGCTTTCATGCAATATCCTCCAGAAGCAAAACCTTGCAAGTATGTTATGCAAGAACATTTCAGAGGGAAGACTGCTCATATTGATTTCCGTATCCAGTCTATTTCAGATACTTTGATTGGTTATACTATCATGAATCAGGTTGAGGGAAAGATTAAGACCCCAATTCTAAATGTAGCACAAGGGCGTAAAGTTTTAAAACAGTCTGATAATTGGAAGTTTGATGCTATCAAAGGTATTTTTCAACGACGTCGAATTGCAGGTGGAGAGATTCGATTTGCCAGTCTTCAGGTTGCACTCAAACAATCGGAGCCAGAAAATTGGCTTTCAGTAGAGGGCGTTTCCGAAGTTGGTGGGACGGGAGCCACTTCAAAATGGCCTGGAGTATTTGTCATTGCATCGCAAGGACAGTTAGCATATGGCTATCGAGAAGTTTACTTTCACGAGTATTTTGTGTATAATGATAAATGGCCTGATGGGGGTCTCCGAATGTTGTTTAGACTTCTCTCAGGTCCTGAATTACAGCAAGCATCAATTCCGATATCGAATTTGTTAGAACCTTTCACTGATGAACCTGACAAGTTTACTGTTGAGAATAACGAAATTATTTTTGATAATGGAACGATTTCTATGCATGACTTCGAAGTAGATCGTCTTGGCAAATCTCTGCATAAGATACTTCCTCCTTCGGAGGAGCCTGGGCGTGAAATGCCTTTTGTTTGGCTTCTAGTTAAACCAAAAACGAATGAACCATATATATTATCTGCGCGGGCAAGGCTGAAAAAGAAATATTCTCCTGTAGGAGTATCGACTTTACCTGCTTCGGTCAAGAAACAAATCCCTGCTTCCTTGAGATATTGGGAAGCATCCTCTTCACAGAAGATGCAAGCTATGCTTGATGAGCTGAGAGATAAAATTAAAGGACATGAAGTCGAGTTGGACTATAGTGATAAGGTTGTTTTCAAACGTGCAAGTAGCTTTGTTTTGGAAAAGGCAGCTGAGTCAAGTTATATCTTGAAGCGACGCTGGTGGCGGGGGCCCATAGTTATCAGATTGGGATCATCTGCGGAATTTTATGATTTGTATTTCCAAAAAGATCAGGAATGGGATCAGTTTATTTTAACGCAGAATCCTGTTAACTATGATTCATTCGCAGGATGGTTACGAATTAATATTACCCAAGATGAAGTTAATTTTGAGGGAACTTTGCCCCCTGGTCATGAGCTCAATCCAAATAAAAAGTTAGCAGCCGAGACGAAGATTGTTGGATCAGGTACTTTTAGTTTGAATGAGATATCCCGTGATGTTTGGCAATTAGAATTTAAAGATGGAACTTTGAAGGATAGATCTTTTACAGCGACGCGTGATGCTGGTATATGGAAGTTTAGTTTGGGTTGATTTGAGTGCCTGTGCGTTTTATCTGATTTAGGATCAATATTTCTTAAAGAGAGGAGACCTGTAGAGGTTCTGCGTGCTTGTGACGTAGAACCTTTTATGCATGATGTCTCATAGTTTTCATTTGGTTGGCATTTAAGGAGGACTTTCATTATGCCTACTTACAAAAACAACAGGTCCGAACGTTTGGTTGTTATGGGGATTGCCTTTCTTCCGGGTCAACAGAAGACGACTGACAAGATCTTGATGGAAACCACTCTTGAGGTTTCTGCAATATCAACCGCTTTCCAGGTAGGTGAAACTGTCAGTGCTGGATCTCCTACAGCGACTGGGAAGATTTTGAGAGTTAGGACAAATCCTGATCTCTTGGATCTTGTTGGTCGCAATAGCAACGATTTCGTGACAGGTACTACCCTTACGGGTGGAACTTCGAGCTGTTTTGCGAGCGTTGAACGAATCAGTGAGTTGGTAACAGCCATCTCGGCCGAGCCGTATTACAATCCCAAGACAACTGCTCATACGGTGACTGCTAGTGGGGCTGAAGTTGAAGTGATGTATCTCTCCGACTTTTTCAATACCAGATATCTCAAGATTTCGGATGTGTCGGGGGGTATCACCATTGATATTTATTTCCGTAGTGAGTCTAACACACCTGCGGTCGTTGACGGAATGGGAAACATCGATGATCCCATTATTCTCGCTGTTAATCAGAATGTGGAGTGCCTAGCAATTGATTTCTCCGGAGCGGGAACCTGTATCGTGGAGGAATTCACAACTCTTGAAGCCGCGGAGATTGGATAACTCCAACAGGGGGTAAATTATGCCTAAAGTACAACTCAAGAAGCTCTTGAAGCCTGTCAAGTTTGAGGCAAGCCTTCATATCGAGAAGATTCAGGAAGTTCCTGAGTCTGATCAAAGCAATGCTGAAATCAAACGCATTGTTGAAGGTTATGCAATTGTTGCAGGTAACGTTGACGAGCAGAGAGATCGTATTGAACCCAGTGCTCTAGCGAAAGCAGTAGAGTACCTTAAGAGCTATACTACTGTTCTGTTTAATCATGATCCGAATCGACCCATTGGCAAGATTCTCGACATTGCAGTGCGCGAAGCCAAAATCTGGGTGAAGGTGCTCATCAGTAATTCCGAAGATGAAATCTGGGGTAAGGTTGTAGAGAAGATTATTAACAGTTTCTCTATCAGTGGAGAAATCGATGAATTCGCTTATGAATATGACAAGGCTCTACAATCTCAGGTTCGGGTCATAAAGAGTTTTAGGGTGTATGAAATTTCTTTGGTTTCAGTACCCGCAAATTCTGAGGCTAAGACTTTTAACGCGTATATTTCCAAATCGCTTCAGGACGCAGGGTACAGTTTTGAGTCTACGAATGAGGACCAATCGAATGTATCGGAAATGCTTGAGTTCCTTAACATTGGCATGGAGGTCGTGAAAGCTATGGACTGGAAAGAAAAACTCACAAAGGCAATCAAGGCGTTGGGTGATGTGGCCGCAAAGATCGAAGATGCGCAGGTTCGGGATACTCTCAAAGAGATCCAGAAACTGTTGACAGATGTGGCCGCAGAGGTTCCCCAGAATTATCCCGCTGCCAACAAGGATCTCCAGGACGCGCTCGACAAAATCAAGGGCTTGGAAGGCAAGATTGGTAGTGTCGAGAAGACTCTTGCAGATCGTCTTGAAAAGGTGGAAAAGGATCTGGGGAGTGTCGATGAGATCCTCGGTGGTATGACCGAAATGCTCAAGTCCTCGGGCGAGACTGACGCAGCAGCTGCGGCGAAAGCTGCTGCGGCGGCGGCGAAAGGCACTCATATCAGCGCTGACTAACGACTTAAAGGGCCGAGAGCCATACTGGAACATGTAACGGTTTAACACAAAGGAGATAAGGCCCATGAAAAATTTGGAGATAGCCAAGAAATTGATCCATGACGCAGCTCTGCTTCGTAAGACGCAGGCTGACCAGTCACAGGTCAATGAATTGGTCAAAACGGCTATTGAGCAACAGATGAAGGCTCTCGGCGGTCAGCCCTCTCTGCGTAAAGGACAATTCAATCTCAGTATGGCGAATGCAGTTGCCGTCGGTGGCGCCAAGGGACAGCCTCTGCAGAAGGCTCTTCTGAGTCCGGCGGGTAAGGCTGATGATGCGCGCGAGTTCCAGAAGATGAGTGATACCGTATATATCACTTCGGTACTCGTCGGGTGCCATCCGACCGATCTTGAGTGTTACAAGATGCTCAGGAGCAACAAGCTGTTCAAGGACGCGTACTCGTCAGGCGATTTCGACGCTACGTGGTGGTGGCCGGACACTCTTTCTCGTGACATGATCGAAGAGGTCGAGAAGGAGTTGAAGGTTGCGGCTCTCCACAGAACGATTCAGATGCCTACCAACCCGTACAAGATCCCTGCGAAATCGGGTAGGACGAAAACTTATCTGGTTGGGGAGTCAACTGACGACGCGGGGACCAAGCCGTCTTCCAGCAAGGGGCCAACTCCTGGTACCGGTATCACCTTCGATGCAAAGAAGCTGATGGCGTATTCCATTGTGTCGGAGGAAACCAGCGAGGATATGGTCCTCCCCATCATTGATCTCATCAAGGAAGATGTCGGGAAGTCCATGGCCGAGGCTATCGAGACTGCTGTTCTCAACGGTCAGATCGTTGCAGAGACCATCGATACCGCGGCAGCTTATGCTGCGAACGATTCTGTTCGCGCATGGAATGGATATCGAGTGCACGCTCTTGGTGGTGGATGGACAGTTGACTTCTCAGGGTGGACCAAGTCAACGGCAGTTGACTTGATGAGGAAACTCAGGGCGACCATGGGAAGGTATGCTGTCGGAATCGACAAGCTGGCGTGGTTGGTATCCATCAATGGGTACAATCATCTGCTCAACACTGAAGAGATGTTGACCCTTGACAAGTACGGCGCCAATGCGACTCTGCTCAAAGGTGAGCTCGGAAGGTTTGATAACATTCCGATCATCATCACTGAGTTCCTTCCTGAGAATCTGAATGCATCAGGGGCTTACACTTCGGATGTCGACAACGACAATACTTGTGTTCTCTTGGTGTACAAGGATGGTTGGGTTCACGGTGAACGAGCAAGCTTTACTGTGAAACAGGGCGAGGAGATCAAGACGGACCAGAAGTATTTGATCTCTCGCGCTCGTAGGGATTTTCAGCCCCTTTATATGGGGACCTCGTATTCTCAGTCTATCGTTGCAGCTGGTTATGGCTTGCCCAATACCCTGTAGTTGATAGTCTGGGAAGTTCATAGATGTGTACAATGAAGAGAAGCAGGTAGGGCCCTACCTGCTTCTCTGTTCTGAGCAGGTAGACTGATGATCGGTGATGCAAATGAGTTTGCGACATATCTGGGAATTTCTCCTTTAGAGGATACTGTCACCGGTTCCGCCCGCGCAAATTTATCTCTTGAACTCGCCCAAGGTTTTATCGAATTCATTATCAGTTACCCTCTTGAGCTTGCAGATCGATCTGTGGTACTTGATGGCACAGGCACTTCTAATATCTTTCTTCCTAATTTTCCAGTTACTTCAATAACATCCGCACAGTATTTTGATGAGAGTGACCAAGAATGGAAAGATTACACCGTTTCCAAGATTAGATGCAATGGTCAGACAGGAGAAGTCTATTGTGGCAATGATGATAATATAACTAAGTGGCCTATTGGATTCCAGAATATAAGGATTAATTACAGGCAGGGATTCGATTTCTCTGCAAGTCCATTAGATTCAATGGCTGCAAGTTTGAAATTTGCTTTGTACGAGATTGCGGGGTTGCTATTTAACAATTCAGGCATCCTCTCTTTCCTTTCTGTTGATGATGGAATGAATCGACAACGATTTTTCAATCAAAATGTGATGCATATGATTAGTCCAGAAATTACCCTTATTTTAACTTCAGCTGGAAAACGGGGTGATGCACGATAAATGGGACTTAGTGATGCATACTTTTATAAGCGTACTGAGTTTCTATTCGATGGAGTTTTAGTGGGTGTTCGATTCATCGATATAGATGTTTCTCCTTGGGGTTTCATTCGAGTTTCAGGTGATAGCGTAGTTCAAGTTGAAGGGCAAATGGAAGGTGAATCAGTTTCAGAAGATGTAGGGAAAATTTCTTCATACCGTTTTGATCGTGTGTTAACTATCACTCCAAAAGAATTAAGTTTTACTGGCAGAGTATTTGTAGTAGACTCGAATGGTGTTAAGGTACCTACAAATAGATTCCTATTCAAAATACCAGTATATGTAAATTACCCTTTTCTTCGACAAAGTGCAGCAGTAAGAACTCAACAAGAACCCGGTATAATTTCTGTTGATGACGTAATACAATTATCAGTGATTCATTTGGGACTTGAGAATGTAGAAGTTGGAGATTTGGTCAAGATAGATAATAAGATATTTACAGTACGTAACATCAAGCGCGTGCTCAACAGATGGATGATTCAAGCAGTAATACAAGATGCCCCTCCAATTTAGGACTATAAAGAGACCCGAACTTTCTTTCGACAAAATTGAAAAGGCAAAACAGCTTGCATTAGAACAAATTGGTAATCTTATTTTTCAGGAGCTGTTCGTTTTAACATCAGGGCGTGTAGGTGGTGACAAAGATGCGGTAGGAGCCAAAACAGGAACTCTCAGACGAAGTTTGAGAATGGATTTTATCGGTGACGAAGTTCACGTTTACTTTAATCCTTCTGAAGCAGTACACGCTGGCTTTGTAATTGAAGGAACGCGATTCATTACAGGAAGGAACATAATAAATACAGCGTTGAATCGTGTTTCTGATAGTCAGGAGTTTCAACAGGTCAAGAAAGATTTTTTCAAAAATGCGTTTGGGTGACAAGTGAATTTAGACGTTGTTGCGAAATCTGTTATTGGCTTAATATTGTCTTTTGATAATGAGTCTGTTTTAAGTGGTGTTTATCATGCAGAAGATCCTGACCAAGTTCCATCGCAAGTTCCAGTATGCACCTTCGCCTTTGTACCTGCGCCCTACAGCAAAATTTTCGATGAATTTTACATGGAATGGACATTCTGGTTTAATAACCCCTTCTTCAGTAATGTTTCTGATATAGTGAATCGTATTGAGGAAAATTCAGACGAGTGGGTAGATTGTGTACAAGATGGAAAAGTTTTAGGTAGGGTATGGTTTCTTTTGAATCGGTCTCCTCAAACAGGTGGGCGTAACAATTTAAAGTATATTACCTTATTCATTAAGGTGCGTGCAACGTTTAATGAAATATGCTGAAGAGCCCTTAGAGCTTTTATGGAGAGCATTATGAATGAGGGTAGCAAGTGGAAAGATGAAAAATGGAAGGACAAACCTTGGAAGTGTACAAACTGCTCTTTCTTGTTAGGGGTGCTATCACAGGACTTAACTACATTAAGGATTAAGTGGCGTGATTTGTTTGTGACTGTGATCGAGGCTCAACAGGTGAAAGTGATTTGTCGGCGGTGTGGCCGCGAGAATGTCTTAATGGGTGGAACTCCAAAGGAAGTTGGCTCTAAACCTGGTGAAAATGGTCAATCATCTGTTAAGGCCAGTATATAATTTCAAAGCGAGAGCGTCTGGAATGCCCTGCTGGTGTAACACAAGGAGAATTGATAACAAATCAGTAGGGAGGAACTAGCAATGCCATTCAATTTGCCAAAGTACAACACTTCCAGGTTCAGTATTGGTCCTTGCGTTGTCTATATGGCGCCCTTCTGTACTACCGGTACGGCGTGTATTCCCAGTACAGATGTGGGGGCTGTAAATGCAGGAGCAACTCTGACGACAACTCGTGAGAAGACGGAAATCTTTCAGGGATTTCCCAAAACGTTGGTTGATCAGCTCGCGACCCAGGAAACTGCAACTCTCAAGTTTGAATCGATTGAATGGAATCTTGCCAACTTGGCTAAGGCGCTCGGTACGGGAATTCTGGATGTTGGGTCGGACGCCGTTGGATCGACGCCCTCGCCCATAAGCCTTACCGGTATTGGGACAGGTCCTTACGTTGGGACGATCACCATCGCGGCTGGTTTGGCAATTGTTCCTGGTTCCGTTCAGATCTTGGATGGTACCTTAGTTGAAGAGAGCGACGATGGCAACGAAAGCTTCGCGGTTGGTACGGGAACCGTTGATTATGGGACAGGAGCTGTCGAGTATACCTTCGATGTCTCACCAACGGGGACAGTCATGGCTAGCTGTCAACTCGGCGAGCTCGTTTGTGCTGCTGGAGCGATCGATCTGATGACTCTGTTTCTCAAGTGGCCTTATGTCACCCCAGATTCTGTAACCATTACCGCTCAGCATGCTGCTGGTGCGCTGGTGGTCACAGATGATGGATCTGGCGGTTTGTCTGGTGACACCGCGGTACCTGGATCCGGAGAAGCTGCGAACTCAATCGAGTATGAAACGGGGAAGATTTCGGTCAAGTTCAGTTCAGCGCTAGTAGCTGGCGCTGTGGTTGTGGCAACCTACAATGGTACCATGACTGAAACCCTGAGTTTCGGTGGTGAGATCTCCTTCCAGGAGGTGGCAATCAAGCTCGTTCACCAAACGCCGAAGGGGATGACCATCACAGTCAAGATCTGGAAGGCACAAGGGTCCGGTGCGGTTGAGATGAACTTTGGAAATGATCCTCACGCTTTCCCGATGGAGTTCAGTGGAATGGTGCCCTTCGATCCTTGCCTCAAGCAGATTGTGGACTGGGAGGGTAACCTTCTCGTACCTGGTAAACAGCTGTTTGAGGTCACGATCACCAAGGCGGCTAACACCTGCGCAAGTCAGTGTAGCTAAAGGGCCTCACTTTCAGGAGGTGGAAAGAGTTTAGGTTCTTTCCACCTCCGCTCTTTCTCGATGAAGGGAGGTGCGAACAATGGCAATCGACTATGGAAACACGGATGTGAAAACCCAACCTCGAGTTTCGGGACCCAAGGTTACTTCTGGGTCAAAGGAAGTCAGAGTTGCCCTACCTGGAATTTCCCCTCAGCCCAATGTGGGGAATCAGAGGGCGAAGGGTACCCTCGGCGTGGTGAAGCCGCCTAGCCCCAAGGCCGGTGCGGGTGGTGGTTAACCCGAGTCTCAGGACGGTGTATCGGAAACCCTCCTTGATGGGGCGGCATTAAGACCGCCCCCGTTTTTCTACTTTCTAATTTCCTTAGAGGAATAGAGGAGAAAGAAAATGACAGAGTCTACGTCGGTTGATTCCAAGGTGATTATCCCTGAACTTATTATTCCCCTCAAGTTCACACTCTCCAAGGTTAATGGTGATCCCGTTGACATTCCTTCAGTTCTATCTTGGGGAAAAGAGAAAAAGGTTTTGGCTATTGTTGGCCAGGCTTTCAAAAAGCTTATGCCTGACAGTAAGGATAAGAAATCTTCCTTTGACGCAAATGATTTTCTTGACTTCCTGAATACTCTTCCTGAATTCTCTCAGAATGAGGAACTCAAAAGAACTGTCTCTTCCGCGGTCACCAAGTATAATCTCACCCAAACGGCTTTTGGTCGAATTGATGCGGCTGCTCTATTGCAGTTTTTCTCTTCTGAAGCTCCCACCTTGATTACCGATCTAGTTTCAATTGTTACGGCTACTCCGGCGAGCGATGTAGACGAAAACTTTGATGGCACCTCAGTTCTAGGATTCGCAATCCCTTACATTCTTCATGCAATGAGAAAGTACGCCGGATCTTTTGCAGCTGCGACGCCAATATCTCCTCTCGAGTGAGATTGTCTAGTGAATGTACAAAACTCGATGGGTGAAGAGCCTTTCAGGGAAGTGGTATAAGTTTAGGACTCCTGTCTCATTGGAGTTGGAATTAAATCTGGTCTCCCTGCTGCAGTCTTCATTAGATCCCTTGTCTGTGATTTCAGATGCTGTTTCTGAAATTCTTGATCTTTCCCCTGTTGTAGTTGACGCAGAATTTACTGGTGATCAAATACTTAATGTTTTTAACTTAGCCTTTCCCAAGGTAAATCCTGAAGAGTCCTCTCAAAAGCTTGAAGAGGTTCAAATTAATTTAGAGAAGGAGGGTGGATCGCTTATTGATTCGTTATCGAAGATGTTAACTTTTTTGACGTTCTATGGGCGATTTCAACCTTCTGAAATTCTGAGATTGCCTAGAGCAACCGTTGAAGAAATTCTTAGAGAAACTACCGGGCTACTTGAGGCCGATAAGAAGTTTCAGTTTGAACTCTCTGTAGTTCATGCTTTAGGTATGATCTTCGGAGAGGGCAAATCGTCAGGCTCAAGTAGCTCTTCGTTTAATAAGGATACTGTAGATCTTTCGAATATAGGTGAAGAGGATCTCGGTAAAATTCCTCCTGATATGAGGAGTTTTATAAAGGTAGTCAAGTAATGGAACAGCTTGGCATTGTTGGTTCTCTTGACATAAGTCAAATAAAAAGCCAAGTTGATGAACTTAACCGCGTGTTAGGAACCCTCGAAAACTCCTTCCGAAAAGTTGAAAACGTTTTCTCGTCTGTAGAATCCTCATTAGGAAAAGTTCAGGGTGCATCTAAAGGTCTGTCTGATACGTTAGCTGGTGTTCGTACAAGTTTATCTGGAATGGGAAATATTACACAAGTTGCAACTCAAGTACAAAAGAGTGTTCAGGAAATTCAAAAAACTGCAACTGGTATAAAATTAGACTTTAAGATTAGTGATCCTGGTAAGTCAATTAAACCTTGGATTGATGAATTGCAATTGGTTGAAAAACAGGTTAGGTCTGTTACTGAAAAGATTAATAAAGAAACACAACAGACTCGATCTCGGTTCTCGGATAGTGCGGATGAGATTTCTAACTTTAGAGGTGCAATGGTTGCGACCGGAAAGGGTCAAATACCTATATGGAATGAAGCTCGTACTAATCTTCAATCAATGGTTGACGTCCTGGGAAGTTATGTTGTAAACTTGGAAAAGGCAAATCAGAGGGGAAAATTATTAGGGAAGAAATCTCTACGCACCGAAATGATAACTGGGCCATTTCAGCAAGCTCAGGATATGCTGTTCTCCTTTACTGATATGGTAAAGGGCACCCCCGTATCTGAATTATTTGCTGACTGGGAAGATCCGCTGCGTTCGTTTTCTACATCGATGGAGAAAACGTTTGGTTCTACAAAGTGGCTTACTTTATTTCAGAAGAACTTTGAACCTTTCCGGGGAACTCTTGCAGAATTAGCTGCTGTACCAGCACAGCAGATGTCAACAGCTTTTACGTCTTTAATTCCTGAGAGCAAGGCAATGGGTGCGCTCTTTATGGATATTTTTACTGCGAAAGGTCCTCAGGAACTTGAAGCAAGTTTACGTAGTCTAAGAGCCAATTTAGCAATGTTGATGCCTGAGTCAGCAGGTGCAAAAGCTCTCTTTATGAATTTTCAAGAGTTAGCTACACTGTTGAGAACTCGATTCCTTGCCACTTCATTTATAGATTTCGAACCTGTTATCACTCAAGCTCTCTTTCGTGTCGGTCAGTTAACCGAAGAATTTATACAAGCTAAGGCTGCTGGAAGAGATACTTCACAGATTGTAATCGGTCTTGCTGCCGCGGCAAGAGAGTTGGCTTCTGAAGCACAAAGAGTAGGAGTTGGGATTCAAGGATTTATGGCGCGGGCACCTGGGGCGGGGATGGAAACTTCTATTACTCGACTTGAATCAGCTTTTCAAGAGGAAGGATTGGTTGCTCAGGAGACTGGTAACCGTGCACAAGAATTCTTTAATATAATTCGAGCAGGCCAAACTAGTCTTAAACAAACTGCAAATGAGATAGAAAAGACTGCTGCCGCTACTGGAAAATGGGGTGAGTTAGCCCGAAGCACTTATGTAGATCTTAGACGAATTGTGTCTACCTATCAATCTTTTGGCCGCCCCACAGTTATTTCAGGCATTCCAGAGTCGGCGTCAACAAGTGCAGAGAAACTCTCTTCGACTGCTGCAATTCCTCGAGATTTGAAACGCCAAGTTGATTCATTAGCTGGGGCTTATGGACTTTGGGCCACAGCTGATATTACTGCTCGACAAAGTTTTCAGAGAACTGGCTATATCACTTTGGATATTCTTAGACAATTATATAAAGGGTTTGGAGAGGTTGCGGCTCGACCAATGATGCCTGCTGCGCGTGTTCAGGAGTTGCAACGTGTACGTGGAGCGCTTGAAAAGTTGCTGCCGCCAATGGAATTGTCTAAAACTGTTTCTACGACTGCGTACAATTCGTTTCAATTTTTAGCTCGAGGCGCAACTCAGTTCTCAAATCTCATCCCTAAGATAGTTGAACGTCTTAACGCTTCGATTCTTAAAACTCGGGTTGATATTGTAGATCCCACTGCCGCTACTAAGGCAATTCAACCCTTCGAAGCACTTAAAAAGGTTTTAGTGGGTTTACAAGGAGATCTTCAAGTAATCGCTCAAGAAATTACTTTGCTATATGCTAAGGGAGCGCCTAGCATTGAGGCTATTGCTCAGGCCTTTATGAAAATACGCCCAGAGACCTTGGAACGTGCTTTTCAAGCAGTAACAGAATTGCAGGGTGCTGGTCGAATGTTGGGAGCTCGTGCTGTTACTGGACCTTTGGATGTTGCTCTTGCACAAGTGAAAGCTATCGGTCAAATTCCTCCAGCATTTGAACAGGCCTTCGCTAAAATTCAACCTATGACCACTGGCTTTCTGGACCCTGAAGTAGCTAAGCGGTCAATGAAAGTTTTCGCGGCTGATCTTGCAGGAATGTTTGGGGGTATAGATGTTGTTCGGTCCGCTCGTAAGAACGGTGAGCAATGGGCTGTCAATTTCACTCAGGCAGTGAATCAAGGTGTAAAGCCTATCTCTCAATTTATTAAAGAGCAACCAGGTGCACCTATACCTCCTGAGATGGTTCAAAAGTTACAGTCTCAGATGGCTCAGGCATTCTTTAGTGCTAAGTTACCTCAACTGTTTAGTGGTATTGAGGAAAGTCTTTTTACTTCTGTAGGTATTCTCAATAGAATGGGCCCGGCAGCTGAGAAGTTCAGAGCGCCATTACAGCAGGCGCAGTTAGATACACAACGTTTAGTTGAGCTTTTCTTGAAGATCAAGTTTCCTGATCTTCGTGCTGGTGAAGATGTTGGGGTTCTGGAAAGAGATTTTAGTAAACTCTCGAGCAAGATTTCTACTGACTTAAAAGCTTCTTTTGGTGGTGTAGGTGAAACTATAATGGGTCAGTTAGCCCAAGCTTACAAGAGCTTGGGAAAACTACCAATGGGGGCTCAATTATTTGGACTTGCTGGTAATACAGATCAAATGTTGCGTCAAGTATTTGGTGTATTCTCTCGATTGTTACCTACACTGAAGACTGAAATGCTTCAGACGTTTGATATGCCTTTGGAAATGGCTACAGAATTCTTCGGTAAACTCCAACAGGATGCTATTCAATTCAGGGCTCTTGTTTCTCAGTCAGCACAACCTTTGATTAGTATGAAGGACGCCTTAGCTGGTACTGCAAACGTGTTCGAGCGTTTAAATATGGCTCGACGTTTGGGGGCGCCCGCAGAGGTTGTTGAAAGCATCAGAGCTGAGGCAGATGCCTTCATGAAAGATAAGGAACAAGCTCGTCAGTTAAGTAAACAGAAGGAAGAACTTGGTGCTGCTGAATCAAACGTTGGGCGATTAACAGAACTTGCAATTACATTCTTAGAACGAGAAACTAAATCATTTAGCAATTTGGGCCAGGCTGCAAATATCTCTTTAGGTGCTCTGACAAGTGTAATTTCAAAACAGGCGGGGCTCTTCAAAGGTTTGACTCGTGATATGGGAATCAAAGACTTGTTAACCTTTGAAGGTGTTGTTCCTACAGGTATTACCCCAGAAGTATCGAAATATCTCCAAGCATTTTATAATAATGTTGGTACCAATTTAGATAAGTTACGCCAGGTTACGGATCAAAAGATCGGGGTATGGTCTGTTGGTTTCGGAAAAGGAATGAACAACTTTGCTTCAGTCGTCAAACAGAATGCCTTCCGACTTCGTGGAGTAATGGAAACAGTTCAAAGTTCTGCTGCAACTGGTGCACAATTTCGCTGGGAAGGCCTTTTTGATGAACCTACTGTTTTAGCTCTTCAGAAATCTTCAGGACGTATCTCTTCTGTACTAAAAAGATTCCAAGAAGATCTTATGAAGTTTGGGCAGGGTACAGCTCGTCGAGTGGAATTTGGCCCTGTTACACAAAGTTTACAACAAGAACTTGCTTTCGTTTTAAACCTTGCTGAGTCTGTACGGCAAAAAATTGCTGTAGGCGAAGTAGGTACTGAACAGTTACCGGCGGTTAATCGTTTGTTTCAATATGCAATTCAACTTGATGGTGCGATTACTGCTCTCGAACGTCCTTACCAAAGAATGAGTGAAGTTGCCTCCAAGGGGAAAGCTTCATTCACCCAGTTAGGCAGAACTTTTGGTTCTGAGCTTTATAAAGCAACCCAGGAGATGGGAAGGTCTGTTACAGGACTTAAACAGCCTATTGGTTTAATCGTTCAGAAGATGTTCGGAGAAATCTTCGTTCCTGAGAATCTGGAGAGGATTACAGAGTTTCGTGGGATTACAGAGTTCCTTGGAGAACGGTTTCCCTCACAAGTTCAGTTTGCTTTGAATGTAGCTGCGAAGAGAGGAATTCCTGTACAAAAACTTCTTCAGCAAATGATTCCAGTTAATGCAGCTACTCTTGAGGAAGCTTTTCGTAATGCACCTGATGTACCTCGCGTACTTTTGGAAAAAATGTTTAGACCAGAATCTTCACTCAAGTTTCAGCAAACAGCAAAAGGTGTGGTTGAACAAATCATTCGAGCACCTATGAAAGAAGGATTGCAGCGTGCATCTGAATTAATGAGTGTTGATGCTTTGAAGAGTTTTTCTCAATTCAGTCTCGCGGATTCTATTCTTCAACCAGCACGTCGTGATTTATCCAAGTTACGTCAAGTAGGTCCTGAGTATGCTAGTCAGTTGAATCAAGTAATAAATTATATTAGTGCAGTTCTTAAAACAGTACCTACAGGAAGACGGATGGGTGGTATCCTGGAACAAGCAGGATTTGACTACTCTCAAATACAAGCGTTACAAGCTTTTGTACGTGGCGCACAAGGGCCTTTATATCAGTTAAGAAATATTCTTACACAAGCCGCTGATCCTCTAAAGGGGATCTCACCTGAGAAGATGAAGCTTGATTTGGGCCTTGATCGTACTGTTATGGGTAACCTGCAGAGAGCGGCAGGTGATGAAGAAAAACTTGGTAAAATGACTCAGTTCTTGAGTACTATGTATGATCAAGCTGGGGCCTCTTTAATTGAGTTTGTAGCTCGTCAAGAGACGTGGTCTAGTAAATCAATTCAAGATCTTACCGAGTTGATGTCCTTCTGGAAAGGCCTGGGTGAGATAATACGCCTGATCACCCAGGAATTACCCAAGATGGGAACAGCTCAGGGCTTAATGGGGTTTGAATTCAAAGCTAGTGATTTACTCACACGAGGAGCTGAAGCTGGGTCAAGCTTTCGTCAAGGCTTAATGCAATCTATGGATCTTGCTGCCATTGGAGGTGGCATCGGCAAGATGCTCGCGGCTATTATTGCTAAAGATCCTGAAATGATCTTTGAGATTATGAGAACGGGGTCTATCAGACTGAGAGAAGAATTGCGTCGATTAGGTTATGAAGGAAAAGGTAGTATTGGTGCGCTTGCAAGTTCTATTGAAAAACTTCTTCCAGGAACTACTTTAGGGCCTCAGTTCTTTGGTGCTTACTTTGAAGCTAATGAACGTTTCTTCTTGGAGAGTGATAAGACTACTCTTGCTATAATGAATATAGTGCAAGGCTTTGAACAGATAAGGCCAACTGCTGCTGCTAACCTAGTAGCTACCCTTGAGAGAGCCTCTGCTGCATTGCATGAGGCAGATATTTCTTTTAGAGGTTTTGGTGAGGGTTTAGGAGCTCATACAGTAGAGTTTAAAGCCTTCTCTGATAAGCAGCGTACTTTGATTCAACAGTATGCGTCTGGAATGGCTGGTGCAATTAAAAGTCAAGCTGCCTTGTATCAGGCAGATCCTTTTGAGCGTAGCTTTGTAAGATTGATACGTAGTGAAGATACACTCTTTGATCAGTTACGTAATGTTATTCAAACACGCGGTAATGAAATTAAGCAAGTTAATGAGCAAGCTTATAAGGGCTTAACCGAATTTATTTCGAAACCTATCTCTACTCGTACGGTTGCTGACATTGCAAAAGTTTCTCAGATGCCTGGCTTGGAACAGTTTACAGATATAGGTGGTCTGCTAACTAAGCTAGCAGGTGTGAGGAGACTGTTTGAGAATGTAGGACAATCTGTTAAGTCATTACAAGGAATGAAACCCTTTGAAGGTTATGTACGAGATGCTGCTAGCCTTGAAGTGAACATGTTAAAGGTAATGAGAACGATTACTTCAAGCCTTGATCGTATTAGTCAAGGCAAAGGTATGCAATTAAATGTAAAGGAGTCCCTTGTCGAGTTAGGTTCCTTGCGAGAACGTTTGAGCGTCATCACTTCGGAGATGCAGGGCTGGGCTCAAGCATCTGCTGCTGGTGGGGCACAATTGCCTTATTCCTTCGAGTTGACTGCAAACTCCGTTGCAAAGATGGGCCGAGTATTAGAGAATGTAATTTCTGTGCTGCGTGCACTCCCTGCGTCTGGAAGAGTAACTGAACAAAGTCTTCAAAGATTGAATGACTTGTCAAAGGATTTATGGGGAAGTTTGAAAGCTGTTGACCAAATCACTTTAAAAGATTTAGGGGCACAGATTGAAGCTATCTTTTCGAAAGCCTTTGGTGAGAAGATGGGTCCTTGGCTTTATCAAGGATTTGCTAAAGTTCCTGCAGGAGCGCGAACCTTCTTTGGAAACTTTCAGAAACAGTTGCAAACGGAAGGATCAAATGTTAATGTTTTACTACAAACTATGTCTACCGAATTTCAAAGTATCTTCGCAAAGTTTGGTGGCAGACCTCAGTTGATGTTACAGTACTTTGAAAAAGCAACTCCGCAAATGCGATTGCTTCTGTCTCAGTTTTTCGAGCAAGCAGGTCTTTTGACTGGAGCGGGTTTCCAAAGTTGGATTACTCAATGGTCGCAATATATGGGTGAAATGAACATTGAGGAAAAGAAAGGTCTTGAGAAACTTCAGAAGCAAATGCTAGAAGGCCTTTCTACTTTCCGTGAAACAAAATTCTTTCCAGAGCCGAAGGTTCCTACCACATTGTTTGATGTAGCTAAAGCTTTACGTCAAGTGGGGATGAGCTTACAAGAGATTCGTCAGATTAGTGATTTGGGGTTCATCAAGTTATGGGGTGAAGCTCTTACTCAGCCTTTCAAAATGATTATTGGTCAAGCTGGTGAGGTTAGTGTTGGCTTGGGTGGAGTCTTTTCAATTATTGGCAATAAGATGGCTGTCTTTGCTAATTCTCTTGACGCTGTGCGTCAAGCTTTCCTTGGGTTAAGACAAGATAGTGTACAAGTGCAAGAAGGATTTGTGGCTTTTATTACCTTAATAGAGAAATTGTCTGCAGCCTTCAGAGAATCAAAAGTTGTAGGGTCTCAATGGGGTGTAGAAATTGTTTCTCAGTTGAGTGTCTTAGGAACTGTTGGCAAGAGTCTTAGTGATTTCACTAAAGGTGCAGCAGGTATAGCCGACTTTCCAAGAATCTTGCGTGAGATTGATTTTGGTGGTCTTGGTCAACAGTTAACTACATTTATGACAGGTATGGGAGGTGCAGCTGCACAAACGCAAGTTCCTGAACAGTTTATGGCACCTTTGAAATCATTCCTTGGAATGGCGAAGCAGTTGAATCAGTTTGCGTTTGCTGCAGAAAATATTCTTAAGTTAACTCAAGCCTTTTCAACGTTACAAGCACAACTTGGTTCTAGTCAAGCAGTGTTTCAAAGCTTTGAAGGTACATTTCAGATTTTCAGAAAAATGTTTGAACTACTTCCTACTCTCTCGATACCTATGGGTCCTGCAGTCCCTGCTGGAGCTATAGAGAGTGCACGAAACTTTGCACAAGTAATTGCACCTTTAGCTAGTGCAATTCGTAGTGTACAAGACATTAACTTTGATGCTGCTATCAATAATATTAATCGTGCAGCCACTGAATTCAAAGCTGCTCTTGAGAAATTGTTTCTAGCTTTAGAACAAGTACCTATCTCTTCGCAAACTCAGAAGGTGATTTCATTTTTATCAAGACTTGCTACAGCTTTCTCTAAGATTGATTGGACAGTTAATCCTCAAGTGATTACTCAGCAGTTTGTAAGTACTGCAAGAGCAATTGAAAAAGGCCAGCAAATTGTAGAAGGTCAAGTTCAGGAAGGTGCTGCACAAATTGCATCAGCTGCAGAGAAGGCTGGAGATCAAATAAAACGTTCTGGGCTAGGTAGCCTAGGTGATTTAGTTGAGCCTAGTTTAATTTCTCTCTTTGGTGCTGGTGAAGAACCAGTTCCTGAGTACTTGCGAACCACTTCTCAAGCATACACCCAAACATTGCAGGGAATTGGTGAACGTACTCGAATGTTGGTTACTGAATTCGCTCAGGCTTCCGGTCAAGCTAATATTTTTGGTGAAACATTAATGCAAATGGCACGAGGAGGGCCGTCTGCAGCATTCCGTCAAATGGTTGATGACCTTATTATGTTAGGCCCTGCTATTACTCAGGACACTACAAAGTTTAATGAGATGCGCCAGTCGTTAGAACGTTTCCTTACTGATGTATCTCAAATGAAGGGTGTAGGAGCTCAGTTTACCGAATTGTCTGCTCGTATTGGAACGCCAGCTATGATGGGGCCTTCTGGCTTGGTACAAACATTGTCTGATACGGCGCGGGCTATAGATAAGGTTCAAAAGGCAGGGGCAGAAACTACATTCTTGGATATGATGATCAAGAGTCGGTCGAAAGCTCAAGAACTGCATATTCAGGTTGGAGGCCTTTTGAATTATATGCAGTCTATGGGCCCACGCTTAAGAGAATCTCTTACTACGGGATTTGCCAGACGAGAATTTTATTCGCAGATTTCTGATATTCGTCGTGCGCTTGAACAAGCAATGACTCCTTTGCGAGGCTTTGTCGGCTTCCCTCAGATTCGTGTAGACATGGAAAAGATGTCATCGGACCTCTCAAGAATGTCGTCAATGTCTACGGGGATACTTACAGTATGGGATAGATTCTCAGGTGTAATTCGAAGTGCTCGTGATAGTTTCCTGAACTTGATTGCTTATCAAACACGATGGTATTTATCTATGCAGATTTTCTGGGCAGTGTTTGGTCAGATGGATCAAGTTATAATGAATTTTGGAAAACTAGATACTGAGGTGAGACGCGCAACTCGTACAATTCGTGATTTGAACTTTGCAGTATTAGGTGTAGATCCTGCATTGCGTGCAATGGCTCAGGTTGGGGTTGAGTCTGCAAGACACATTGAGAAAATTTTCCGTACCTTGTTTATGGCTCAAATACGTACCACTTTTTATAATATGATGCGATCTCTAGGGGCTTCTACTCAAGAAGTTGGAGAAGTGTTGTATCAATTAGGATCTGCAGGATTAAACGTAAACACGTCGTTAGCGGCTGTGGTTCCAACTTTACGTATGATCATTGGGTCAGAGGCTGATACAACAGAGTCTACCAAATTGGTTGCTGGGGCTTACTATTTATATGGTGATTCACTTCAGGGTGCAATGACTGATACAGAGAAGTTTGCACGTATTACAGATATTTTGTCAGCATCGTTTCGTGATCACTTGGTGGAATTGAATGAAATGGTTACTGGTATGGGATATGTGATCACGACTGGAAAATTATCAGGGTTATCTTTTGAAGAACTGGCTGCTGCTTTGGGTGTTCTCAATGATAATATGTTGCGGGGATCGAAAGCAGGGCGTTCATTAAATCAGATGCTAGTTCATTTAGCTCAGCGCACTCAAGATGTTAAAATATCTTTAATGCAAGTTGCTCAGCAGCACGGTGCTGGTGATGTTGTAGCTGAAGCTTTTAAAAAAATAGAACAAGAAGCTGCTACACAAGGGCGTCAAGTTCGGCCGTTTGATTATCTTATTGAAGCTGGAAAAATTCTAGAACCTGTACTTGCAAAGGCAGGGCTCTCAACAGAAAATTTAGCTAATCAAGCTCAGATTATGGGAATTATTGGATCAAGAGCGTATGCAGTTCTCTTATTAAAAGCTAGAGAATATGGGCAAGCTCTCTTCCAGTTGCAATATACATCTTTCGGTGCAGGCGAGCAAATGTCTGATGTAATGGTTACCGGCTTCGCTCGTGCTGTAAATAGGATTGAAGGCTTTGCTCGCTCAGGTATGGGACGTGTGTTTGGAATCTTTAAAGGTACTGTAGAAGGAATTGGAGGAAGTCTTGTTCGTCTGGAAGATACCACACGTGGTGTATTTGGTACATTTGGACTTGAGGTTAACAATGCGAAGAGTTTAATATCTAGCTTTTTGTTAATCTTGTCTGCACAAGCAGTTCTGAAGATTTGGGGAAAGAGTTTGCCTTTCTTTCCTAACATTAAGAAGACAATTGAAGACTTCAAAAATTGGAGAGCAACTACCCAGGAAACTTCAGCTGCTTTTATGAACTTTTCTAGAGCAGCTTTTACTTCAACTACTCCAATTGAAAAACTGGGTTTATTGACTAGACAATACTTTGAGAAAGTTCCTGAGACTGGTCGACTGTCTTCTGCTCTACGGGGGGCTAACTTACAATTTGTTGCGCTTACAGGAAATGTTGGTGCATTGACAGAACAGCAGCGTGTTGCTGTTCAAAGTGTAACTCAGTTTGGAAAAGTCTTAACTCAAGTGATGGCTGGTGCTCCAATTGGGCAAATGCGTTTATACTTGGATCAAGTCTCTCAAGTAAGTGCTGTACAACAAATCCTTACAACTAGGCCTTTCAAAATACAAATAGATACAGCTGAGGCAGTTGCGCGGTTGAGATCAGGCGAGCTTAGTATAGGATCTTTCAGGCAGAAGTTTTTTGAGTTACAGAAAGAGGCAGCAAAGGGGGGTATTAAGTTTCCTCAGTTTATGGGTGCAACTTTTCTTACTTCAGGGGTAGAGGCTATACGTTCACTTAGTGGTACATATGCTCAGTTTGAAGATGTTATTCGTGGAGTGAGTAAGGGATCAATTGGAGATTTCACTAAGTTTCAACAGGTAGTGTCTGATCCTGCTGCTTGGAATCAATTTGTAACTACTGTAAAGACAGCAGCTCAAACTGGTGAAGAAAGTATGGTTCGACTGTCTGAGTCAATTGTTGGGATAAACGAAAAAGGAACTATTCCGGCAGCACGAGCGTTTGAAGCTCAAATGGCAAGATTTGGGGTTGCTGTACAAACAGAGGCAATGAAATCAATGACATGGGGTCGATATCTTGGGGAAGTATTCAAAGTTGCATTTCCGGGGCTAGTGAATTTATGGAGTGGTATTAAAAACTTTGGTGCAACCTCCCAAAGAGTTTTTTCGGCTTTTGTAGTACTTATAAGAAGCGCAACTAGTAGCATGAGAGGTTTGGAGACAGCATCTGCTCTTGCTACTATTCGAATAGCTGGTCTAGGAGCTGCTGCAAAGGCTTTCGCAGCTTTGAGGGCTGTCCTTGCAGCTGTGACTGGTAATCTTTTACAACTTGCTTTACAAATTGCGACAACTCTTCTTTATGCATATGGATTTGATAAAGCATTAAATTGGTGGGAAAGACTCACCAGAGGAGTAGATAAATATGCTGAGGAGGTAGGTCAGGCGGGTGCAGAGTTTCAAAAGAGTGTTGCTTTTATGACTGCACCATTACCTCAAATGATTTCGTACTTTGAGAGAGTCGGTGAAACACTTGATGAGATGATGGCATCAGATCGAACCTTCTTTGTAAAAACTGATAGTATTGACAATGCGGTTGCTAAATTTAGTGAATTAAGTATGTTGGTTCAAAGCAGTACCATGTCAGAGATTAAGATTCTTGTAGATACTGGGAGACTTACGGAGGCAAATGTATTATTGCGGCAGTCAATACCTGAAATAGTAAAAGCGCGTGAGGAAGCTGCTAAAAGAGTTTTCATGAACTTTGGCAATTTTGGTAGAGACTTTAGTATTATGGTGATGTCAAGCAAACCTGCTATTAATAAAGCAATGAAAGAAATTAGTGAGTTAGTATACAAAAGTTTATCAGATGCTGAACGTATGAAAATCGATCCGAACATGTTAAAAGTCAAAACTCTTAACATTTCGAAAATTCCTTTGGATAAACTAACACCCGAAGTTATTCAGTGGCAAAAGGTGGGTATTAAGGCTGCTGAACAAATTGCAGAAGGCGCTGCTTCCGTATTTCAGACAGGTGCTCGAGTTTTGAGTTTGATGATGAGGATCGACCCTTCAAAGGTGGGCAAGGAGTTTGCATTAAAGTTTACTAGGGAAATACAAAAGACTGTACCTTTAATTGAGGGTTCCTTTCAAGAAATTTCCAGAGAAATGCAGCAAGGTGTTTTTGGAGATCCTCGGGTTATCGAAGAAAGCCTTGACAGAATAACAAAAGCTTTTGTACGTACTGCTTCAGGGAAAAAGTATATTGGTGACCTTACTAGAGCAATGAAGGATTTTAGAGAAGAAGTGTTTGAGACCAAAGGGATGACTCCTGAAAGGTTTGTTTTTACATATCTTCCACTCTTAGCTAAAGAAAGTTCACAAGAGGTTCAACAACTTGCAAAAGTTTTGGATGATCCTCTTGTAACTGATTTGCGAAAAGCTCTCTTGTTAGTCAATGCTTTTAATAAAGAGTTGGCTGTTTTTGTTGCAGAACAAACAAAAATTCAAGAAGGGGCCAGTATTGCATGGAATTTACAATCGGTTGCTGACCTAGTTGATGCTTTGCGTGATAAATTTGAGACACTACGTCAAAAGATTGAGCTTGTAGGTGCTGAACCTGTCGCTGATATGAAACAAAATATAGAATCTAGTTTCAAGGAAATTGAAGGAAAGATTAGAGGACATAAGAACCTCTCACTCAAGTTGGATGTGGGATTAGTAATGACTGATTGGGCTGTTGATTTTAATAAAGCATTTGAAGGGGCATTTACATATGCACCAGAATCTGTTTTGGGTAAATGGGAACGTGAGTTTTATAAAACGGCCGATCCTTTAAGAGAAGCATTCTCAAGTGCCTTTACTGAAATATCTTTTTGGGCTGAAGATGCCGGAAGAAGTATCGAACAAGGATTATCTATCCCGGGTTTTGATGCAATTGTAAAAGCATCTCAATCGGGCTTAACTGTATTGGAAAGAGGCCAACGAGATTGGGTATTAGATCTTCGTCATAATTTTCATTCTGCAGAGTTATATCAGGAAGAATACATAAAAACATTAAATTCACTTGCTAAATCGGGCCAGTTGACACTGTCTCAGGTTTCTACCGAAAGAATTCCTACTGTGGACTTAGGAGGTAAAGGAGGTGAAGGCGGTGGAGAGACTTCACGACTCGAAGAAACCAAGAAAGAGTTGCAAGCTAGTTTGAAGGAAGGACTTGACGAAGCTCAAAAGTTAGCAGAAGCTATTCAGAAGAATGTTCGTGGTGCCATTGATAGTACTATTAAACGTGTTGAAGCATTGCTTTCAGCTCTTTCTAAGGTAGTTGAAGTAAATATCAAAGTAGCTGAATCAGCTAGAAAAATGTCTTCAGGCTATAATCTCGCTAATAAGTTGTTGGAAACCACAATAGGGTATGCAGAGAAGTTATCTGAACAAACGAATTTGTGGGCGGTTCAACTTCAAAGATTACAAGTTGGTTTTGATGTAAGTCGAATCGCAAAACAGTTTGAAAGAGTTACTCAGGCATATCAGGGTAGTGGTCCTGAGTTGCAAATAGGTCCTGAAAAAGCAGCTGAGCGAATGGGTCAGATCATTGACGAATTGAATAAGTCTGTTGATCAATCAATGGGTAATCTTATCAATGCGGTTACTCGTGCATTTGATATAGCTGCAAAGGAAGATGAGAAATATATTGACAAACGATTGAAAAACAACCTAAAATGGTCTGATGAAATTTCAGCTTCTGATGACACATATTATCAAAACCAGATTCAGGAGATTGATAAGTTAACTAGTGTTAGTGAAACGGAAAAGGAAAGACGCAAAGCTCAAATTCAGAGTGAGATTGAATGGTCAAAGAAAGTAGCAGATGTGAGGAAGGCTAAACTTGAAGCTGAAGCTGAACGATCTAAAGAATTAGATCAAGAGATACGGACAGGTGAACTTGTTCGGTTTATGAAAGAGATATTTGGAAAGAAGGGTGAACTTACACTTGATGAGCAAGGAATGGAAACAGCTCTTCAAAAGTTATCTATCAAAAGTCCTGAGTTGATGTTTGCTCTAAAGAGTTATCAAGGAACACAGGAAGCAGCTAAAAATCAGTTAGAAGCAATAGCTACTTTTAATGAGTCAATCGAAAAAAATATTAGAAATAATCTCAAACAAGCTGAGGATCAATTAAAGGAATTGAGTATTATAGATAAATCAGTGGAAAAATTCGCGATCGATGTAGGTAAACAGTTGCGTGAGATTGCATTTGCTCTTAAGAAAGGCAAGATAGGGAATGGTCCAGGTGAAGTCTTTGACTTAATGGACAAGTTGAAGGGTACTGTTTCTATACCTAATATTGCAGAGACATCTAGTGGTACATATAAGCTAGCGTCAGAAGAAACCTCAGCACGTGCCCTTGATATAAATATGGTTAAGGAGTCTGTGCTAGCCTTTGATCAATCACTTGATCAAGTATCAAAATCCCTTTCAGAGGGAGGGTTTGAACAGCTCCAACAAAATCTTCAAGCGCTTTCCGGAGGAATGAATAACTTTCTCCAGCGAATGATAGAGGGACAAAGTCCTGAACAATTGAGGCAAGCAGCCGTATCTGTGAGGCAAGCAGCCGTATCTGTTTCAGAAACTCTTGAATCAGCTCAAACAAAATTATCCGGAGCAGCCGCAAATAATGTTAATATGCTTGAAGAGGTGGTACGTGCAACCAGAAGTCTAGGTACTTTACCCTATATTGCAGAGACATCTAAGCCAGCGCCAAAAGAGACTACATTGCGTGCCTTTGGTATGACTTATGGGAAAGTTACGTTTGATTTGAATTCAGTGGGTGAAAAGATTCAAAATGGAGCAGCCACAATACAGCAGGGTGCACAGGTAACAGGTCAAGCTTTAGTAGACGCAGGCCAAGAAATTGAACGAAGTGGGGTGGCCGCAGCACAAAGAATAGCTGGTGTTGAGATTTCAACTCCAATAAACCAAATGAAAACTTCTCTGACATCTTATAGTAGGGGCTTCACAAATGTTATGTCATCAATGAAAGACAAGCTTCAGGTGTTCACAGAGTTTAGAATGCCTGATCAAGATCCTGCAGCTCTTACACGTATATTCGGGGATTTAGTTTCTAGTTTTGGCGGATACTCTGAAAGTCTAAGGAGAATTACACTTCCTGAAGGAATTCCTGAATTTGGTATGGTTAAGGAGTCTGTGCTAGCCTTTGATCAATCACTTGATCAAGTATCAAAATCCTTGGGAGAGTCACAAATCAGTTCTAAAGGGTTTGAACAGCTCCAACAAAATCTTCAAGCGCTTTCCGGAGGAATGAATAACTTTCTCCAGCGAATGATAGAGGGACAAAGTCCTGAACAATTGAGGCAAGCAGCCGTATCTGTTTCAAAAACTCTTGAATCAGCTCAAACAAAATTATCCGGATTATCCGGAGCAGCCGCAATACAGCAGGGTGCTCCTGCAATTGCTGCTGCAACGGATTTGGTGAATATAAGTTTTAATACAGTTGCTGATAATGCTAAAAATCTTGCTAATATACTTGAAGAGGTGGTACGTGAGATTGGAAGTCGAGGTTCTATACCTATACCTACAAGTGGAGTAGTCACTAAGCAGTTTGGTGGTCCCATTCCGGGTTTTGGTGGGGGTGATAAACATCATGTATTAGCTGAGGGTGGAGAATTTGTTATTCGTAAGGAGATGGTCAGACGATACGGCCAGGATTTGTTCAACGCATATAATGAAGGAAAGATTAAAGCAGATGAACTTGCAGCATGGATGGGGATATCTGCAATTAAGTCTGCAGTACAAAAACAAAAGATTCTTGAATCGCCTGTGAAAAGATTCTCACTTGATATTGTAGGTACTCCATTCAAGGGTTTGGCAACAGAAGATATGTTAACTCAACTTGAGAAGGGTCTCAAGAGAAAACGTATGGTGGGCCAAAATAAATAATGGAATATCAATTGACTGTAATGGATCCTAGTTTAATCATCGATCTCCCAGGAGATATGGTTTTTGAGAATGAGTTTGACTGGTCTGATATAAAAGGGTCTAATGATCGAACTCTTGGTGGTACTCTTATCATTTGGACCAATACAGTATTTAAGGGAAGACCGATTGATTTAGTAGCAACAGATAATCGAGGATGGATTTCACGTAGTACTATAGAGAAGCTTTATACTGCTGTTCAAGCAATGTCAACTATGGAGTTAAAACTTACTTTCACAAGAAGGTTGAAAAGTACAGGAGAACCAGAAACAGTAACTTATAATGTAATGTGGCGGTATAATGAACCACCTGTTATGGAAGTAAGGCCTTTGATTGCTTCCAGAGTTGAATTAGTAGATGGTGATTATTATACTGGAACACTAAAGTTTGTGGAGGTCTAAGAGATGCCAGAGCAAACATTAGTCATTTATGATAACATATTGAAGGCTGAAATCACTTTGTTCTTTGAGGGAGAGAAGAAGGAGAAGGTAACCACTATTGAAATAATGTATGGGGAGCCTCAGGATCTCTCAGGATTTTTTAACTTCACCGGTTTAATGAGAGAGGTGAAGTGATGGAAAATATAAGAATGATAGAATTGAGAGATGACAAATCAAAGAGTACTATCAGTTTGATGGTCAATCTTAATGATAAGGTGATTGGTGTAAGAATTCAATTTGATGAGCCACGGAGTATTACTGACTTCCTCAATAAGCGGAGATTGGCTCAGGGAGTTCTGGGTTCAGGAGTTATATCAGGATCTAGCGCACAACCTCGTGTAGCTATAAAGACACCGCTGGGAATGAGACCTATTGGAGGACGTAGAGTGTTAGCGAGTCCTCCTCAATCAAGGCCTTGCAAAAATTGTCCATAAAGGGAGGGCTGTATTATGGCAGTTGAAAGATCAGACATACGATTCGTAAAGAGTGCAACCGTGACAGATACCACCAGCAATGGTGGGAAGATGAGTTATAATTATATTCAGAATCGAGTAAAGTATAATTTATTCCCACGTGTCACAAGGCCTGAACGTGTAGCAGGAATTATCAGATATCGCAAGGAGTATATCTGGAACCGAGAGGCGTCAGGTGAAACAGCCTTCGGTTTACTTACGTATATCATTTTGCCTAGCTTGGCTGATGATCTCTTCCGTATTGCGGAAGCAACTCAAGATGATACACAAGGTGATATCGATGACGATTATGATTGGTATGGAGCTGGTAATTTGAATGCTGGCGCTTCAGCAGGAGCAAGTTCCATAAATGTCAACTTTGAGGATGACGACATCGCTCTCAAGAATGGTGTTTTGCTTGCGATCAATAGTCATTTCTTGATGAGTGAAAATATTGATTCTGCTGTCAAACCTTTCAGTCAGGTGTATTGGAATGGCTCGAAATGGATTGCGCAGAATGCGCCTACAGAAGATGCTGAAGATGTTTATCCTTATGGGACTTGTATTCAGGTTCTCGGTGGTGGAAAGGGCAACATCTTCTCATATAACTCTGCTGGAAACCTTGAGTATCATCGTATAGATGATCCTACATACACTGAAAATATGACTCCTGCTCCTACAGGAGGAGTAGTTGCATACACATTGGTTGCAGCGAACACTCCAGTTTTGGAAGAATCCGTTTCAGTAGAATATTGCTTCTCGAGTGTTATGCATACAGCTACTGATGATGGAGAAGGGCATATCACAGGAAGTCATATTGTTTCGGGTGCTGTAGTGTATTCTACAGGAAACATGAATATCACTTTTTCTACGAATCCTGATCCTAGTACACAGATCGCGGTGACCTATCATGAGAATATCGTTTCATGGGCAGGTACAGTTGCGACTGTGCAACTCGAAGATACCCTACTTAACAACTTTCTTTCTGCGAACACTAAAGTAGGCATGTGCCTCGAATTGGGAGACTTGGCTCCAATTGTCGAACTTATTTCAGAGGCTTTTGGTGATCCTTCAGGAGACTTTGATGAGTCTTTGGTTACTGGAACTAACAAAGGTTCCATTGAAGAGACCTGGACCCTTCAGTTCACTTCTGTGAATGCGTTCACTGTAACCGGGGCTGGAGTAGGTGTCATTGGATCTGGGTCTAAGACGGTTACATATTCTCCTCTTAACTCGGGTCAGGGAGCTGCTTACTTCTCGATTCCTGCGACAGCATGGAGTGGAACCACACAGGCAGGTGATACTGTAATATTCAAGACATATCCTGCAGCTGCTCCCATTTGGTGGAAGGAAATAGTTCCATCAAGTACAAATGCGTTTAGCAACAATGTTGTTATGCTTGAAATTTACGTTGAGTAACTATGAGTAATTATCATGTCATTATGTCTATTATTCACGAGGGGTAATCCAGGTTGGGTTACCCCTGCTATACCGGAGGGTCTTATGGAAGTTAATATTCGTGACGCACAAACTAGGCTGCCTGTTCCTGTTGCGGGCATTGAGTCTGAGAATGGTAAATTTCTCCAATCAGCTGTGATGACTTACAGTCCACTTGAGTATACTGTAGTAGCAGACGCTGTATCATCTGAAGAATGGTATTCGCTCGCAGTTAATGTAGAACGCAAGTCAATAGTTATAATGAGGTGTTCATTTTCAGATAGTGGAGCGAATGCTGTAATCCGATTTGTCCTTTATGATCAGCCTGGGTTAGCTTTGCCATCTGCTACGTTTACAGTGACTGCCTCAGACTTGCAACAGGATGGAAGATATCTAGCGCCTATGCAAACGTTCAATGCATATGGTGCGGTTCAGGTTAAGATTTACATTGACTCAATTTCGGCGGGTGATGTGACCATTCACTTAGCTGCGGTGTAAGGAATGGGAATTGTATTACTTGGGTATGTTGAGGGTCGAACCTTTGGTGCATGGCGTGGAAATGACATCAAGGAGGGATATTTCTGGAGTTGCTATCAATGCATAGGTTTTAATGAATATATTGTTCAATACCTTCCTAATATTATTGAGATGATACCAAACCAGGAAGGTATTCAAGTATCATGTAGGCCCACCTCTTTAGCATCATTGGCAAACTCAATTTTATATACTCCACTTGGAAGTGAATGCATTCACGGATCTTGGAATGTTCTTCATAGTCAAATAAATAAGACTGTAATCATCCCTGTTCCATTAGCTCTTAATGGATTTGAATTTCCAAGATTCATAGGTTCAGGAATTAGTAAACAGCCCTCTCAAGTTTTTAATGTTCCATTAATTGAAGGTGTACTTGTTGAGCAGTTTAATCCTGTTATAATACGAGACTCTGATTTATCATTTACTAATGTAATTCCAACGGGATTTGCAGATCGTCCTATAATAGAGTCAAGAGTAAATGATCTTATACTTTCTGTTTCTTTACCTCTCTTTATAACAAGTTCTTTAGCACATTCTGATATCTCAATGATTCAATATATGTCAGGATCTGTAGGAGAATATATTGTAAAGGTTCGAGTAAATGATCTTATTGAAGGGCTGCAGATTTCTCAATGGGTTAGTTTTGAAGTATTAGATCATCCTGCAACCTTTATTCACGAGTTGGGTTTAGACATAACCAATTTCACTCTACTATTTTCTTTTACTATCCCTTCTGAAATTGAGCCTAGAGTTCCCTTCGGTAAGGAAGATTCTGATCCTGCAATATTATGGTATGACCCTCCGCCAGCACCTATTCCATCTATTTTACCGATTCTCAAAGTTATTCAATTTGATATTCTGATTGATGGCATATCATGTAGGAATAGACTTTCCGGTGCAAGTATCACTCAACAAGAGTCTGACATTTTAACACATGTTGAATTAGTTTTCAAGGATACTACTTTCTTCAGTCAGTGTAGCATTACTGCAGGATCGGGGCCAGGAACCGAACGAATTACTGTTCGAGTAGGTGAAGATATTACTGATCCTAATAGACATACATTATATAAATTTTTACTTGAGGAAAGATCTGCTTCTGAAGCGGGTTTACAGTTTACTGTTTGGGGGAGATCGAAGGCAGCTATTCTCACAGAACCATTTAGCCCTACAATTACTAAGACTTATGAGAATATGAATGCGAGTACAATTGTGAGTGATCTTGCAGGAAGCATTCCAATAGTTTGGGGTATTGATGATCATGTGCATTATGAGTTTAACGTTGATGGTTATCCCTTAGATGCGATCCAACAATTGGCTGAAGTGATAGGAGGTGTTGTTAGAGCAACGCCTGAAGGAAGTCTTGTAGTTCGTCGAAAGTTTCCAGCACGTCCTAGAGATTTGATAAGAGGTGATATTGTTACTGGAAATGTTTTGGATAGGTACTCAGCTATTGTAGAAGCTGATTATTCCGAGGAGCAACCTCAGTATAATGCAGTTGATGTCTTAGGAGGTGGAAAGTATTCATCTTGGGATTTTTCCATAGAAGCTGAGAATGATTGTATCGAACCAGGAACACCTGCTTTCTTTAAGGTGTATCACTCTCCAGGGATTACTATATATAATCCTAACGAATCTGGTGTTGTAGGGTATCAAGTTTGTACTACAATTTCATTGGCTGAAGTTAACAATCTCAATGTAGTGGAAACTATTACAGATGAATATATCGATATTATAAATGAAGCTGGAAGTTTGAATCGTGAGTGTTTTAGATTAATTTCTACTGAATGGCATGGGACTCCTAAAGGGTCGCAGTGTATTGAACCTGATGATATAGAAATTACGATTACCGGAAAGGATATTTCAGTTCCCAATGTTTTGACAGGCCGTTTAAAGGTAAGCTATGAAACACAATATGACCGATTCAAAATTCAGTATGATCAGGAAGCTGATATCCTTATAGGTATATTGGCACCTGAACATGAGGGTATTTATATTCGTGTTATCATGCAAGGGACGCCTGGAGATAAGTTAGGACCTGAAATTCAAGATGATCTTATAACTAACGAGAATATGGCGGTTCTAAGGGGTCAATCTTTTCTTGATGATATGTACTACCGCAAACATAAGTGGACGCTTAAGATTCCTTTCTATCTACCTCAAGGTTTATTTGATGGCAGTATTGTTAGAATGGAAGATGACTTTTGGGGGTTAGTAGGTAATGCTATAATTAGGCAGGCAGATATTTCCTTTGACCTAGAAGAGGAAGATGTTCATAAGATCTGGCAGAATTTAGAGGTTCATATGTTTTCTTATCCATGAGGTTGTTATGATACAACTCAGTCCGTTAAAGAAGCAACTCAGTAAAGGAAAAGTAATTGGGATGACTGCAGGGCGGTATCTTGTTCAGGTAGGGCAGGGAACCGTTATGGCTTACAGTAAATCCAAATATATTGTAGGTGATTCAGTTGTACTAGCACTCATGGATAAAACGTTTCAAATCATATCTGACCACCGAATGGTGTCTAGACAAATAAAGGAGGTTTACATCGATGGCTGATCAAAAAGAAGTTGTCAAAGGCAATATAACTGTAACATTTTCATACAAATGTTTATCGACGTCGAGCATCTCTATTGAGCTTGATGACAAAAAGAATAATGACAAGACTTGTTTCTTATTTGGTGAAACAGTCTACTTTAAGGTATATACAATACCCTCGGATATGAATCTGGCAATTTTTTCCAGTGCAGGCAGCGTTGACTTGTCTGGCAGTCAGACAACCGAAACCGTTCGAGGTACTGTTCAGGAGTTTATTGATGAAATCACTGCAACAGTAAACAAACCTATCATTGACGGTCCGAACAATGTACTTTGGTTTGGAAATGATTGGGGTCCTCTGGTCAAGGTTGATGAAGGCTCATTCAAAGCATCGGGTGCAGAAAACCTTGATGATCCAGATAATGCACGAGTAAATCTCGAACATATAGCTTGCTGCATCTTCAATTATGGAACTTCATATAGATCTGGTTCCCTGTCCAATGTTGGTGAAAACCTTAATGATAATATTTCAGATCTTGAAGTATCTGTGATTGTGTATGTGGTGGAAACGACTGAGGGTGGTATAGTAAATCCTTACGTGTAGGATAAGTTTATGGCTCAAAGTGAACTTGCAAAAGCAACGTTAACAGTAACGTATAAAGAGGTCTGTGAAGCCACTAATAAAGGTTTCACACTTCAACTGGATGACGTTAAGAATGTTGGTAAAACGTCATTCGCTCCAGGTGATATTGCTTACATTCGAGTTTATCCGGGAGGGTTCAGACCGGATCGATACATCACAATGGGTAATTCGACGTCTGTAGGTTCCGGAGTAGATGAGATTGATGATGAGTGTGTAACGTTTGTGCGGTCTGATAGTGGATCAAAGCAGTACTATAGTGAAAGATGTTCCTTCGAATGGTTGGGTAGATATCGAATTGTTGATAATCGTGATAGTAAAAATATTTATAAAGATTCTGATTCTGATTCTAAGGGAGGATCATCAAGTTCTGGGTTCTCTACGGAGTTCGTTAAGGTAAGGTTTGACGGGTGGGATATTTATGTGTCTGAAGTAGTTTCGGGAATAATGAAATTGACTTATGATGCTCTATATGATCTTTGGTCTTTAACATGTAGTGAAGAAGCTACAGTTCTGGTAGAAGCTGAGTTGCTCGGGCACCCCAAATTTGGTGATATGTATGGAAGTATTATTGTTGACTTTACTGCAGAAACAACAATTCGAGATTGCTTCATTACGGTAAAGGATGCTTGTACTGGATCTATTGTTGCGGGGGCATCTATAGGATTAGGTACACCTGGAGGAGTAAAAAGCTTTGTTACTGATGCTGCAGGGCGTGCTCATGTAGGCCAATTGATGACAGGTGCCTCCTATCCTATTGATGTGTCTGCATATGGATATCAAAGCTCGAATGCTGATCGCTTAGCTAATGACTCTATCACAATTCAAGGTTAAAATATATGTCTGATGCTTGTGTTCAGCAAAGTCTTAGTTCTGTAGACTTAACTGTTTATCTCGAGAGGGACAGCTTTTGGTCAAATGGTGTTATGGACGGTCGCTTCAAATGCAAGACGTCCATTGAGGAAACCTATCCAGAGAAGGAGAAAGAACAGGAGCGGGTTCCTTTCTCTATGGCAATAATGAGTGAAACTATAAGTTTCAACAATAGTGATACTGCGCACTTAAGTGCAATCTATTTAGGTCCTGCAAATAAAAGAGGAGCTCCATATCGGTGGTTATTTAATATACAAGAGTATGAAACGAAGACAGAGTGGTATAAAGATAAAGAGGCTTCAACATTTCCTCCTGTTTGGAAACATCGATTTACGAAAACTTTAAAGCTCGCGCCTAGTGTAACTCTTTCTGAAGGTAGCAATGAAGTAAAATTAGATTCGCCTTCGACTGGACGTTTGCAGGTAATGTACAAGTATGATACTTCTCCTGCATACGTTGCAAAGAGAGCCAAACGTGCAACAGCAGATCCTGTAGAAATTAGCGTCCCCCTAAACGCTAAAGGATACGATGCGACAGCCAATGAGTTTGAAGTATTTTTGGTTCCTAATGATAAGGACGAGATTGGATGTTTGCTGTGTAATCCGCTTACTAGTGGTCCAAAGAAACCTTGGAAGGATAAAAGCTCTTCTTATGAATTGGCAGATGAACTTGCAGCTCATCTGAATTGGGCCAGAGCTACTCATCCTGAATTATGTCCTGGCGGTTCTGCTCTTGAAGTTGAATACTACTTAATGCAGAGTGCTCAACACTATGCTGGTGTAATCAATATGCAGAATCCGATTAGTGGATGGACACAAGAAGGAACGATCACAGGATATCATTCCGAGGATGGAGGAAATTTTGAAGCCCGAATCGGTATATGGTATTATCAAGAAGAATATTACTGTGTCAAAGGAGAATCCGTCGCAATCATAACTGAGATCATTCCTGTAAATCAAAGTTTTACACAATTGGCTGGAGAAGCATTAGCTAACAAATTAACTGAATTTTGGGGCGGGGCTGATCATACAATATATAATCCGATGTTTGATAGGCTTGGTTGTGGTATCGTTGAATCAACAGTTGCACCATTTAATTTTGTTATTATTGGCCCATATCAAATAAAGCGTACAATCGTAGTTGCTCACTTTGTAGGATTCCCAGGCGTTGACGTTCCAACTACTTATGAACTCATTCCTGAAATAAGAGATCCATGTTCTCTAGACTGTACAAAGAAGATTGAATGGTATCAAGACTTCTACGAAACAGAAGAATACGTTTTTGACGAAGGAATGAAGACTGTTAAGCATCCTTTGGAGAATCTTGTGATCCCTTTAAAGCAAATTCCTTTCATCTGTGGAATGAGAAAGATTGTTTTGATTGCTGAAGAGAGTGGAGTAAAGGGTGAATATATTCCTCCCTTCGGTAGTTTACAGCCAGTCCCATTAGATGGTTCGATGCAGGTTCTTGGAGTTGAAGAATTGGAATTTCGTTTAAATCTATCTAATATCGCACCGCCTCTTATTCCTGGGGAGTGGATTGCTTTTGTAGCAGAAGTGGGTATACTTAATCCGCCTTGGAGTGAGTGTAATTATATCGTGATTGCTGAGGGATGGTTTGAAACTAAATGCCTCACTTCAGGATTCGTTATTGGAAGTGGGCTAATTGAACAACAGCAAGACACTGATGATGAAGGCAATCCAAAATTAGATTCTCATCGTAAACCCATTATGAAACTCGTTGTTATTGAAGGTGGTGAAGATTACGCTCTGGATACAAGGTGGATTGGTGATGAGCGTATGAGTTGGTATTTACAATTTAAGATGGAGAAGTTTTGGATACGCCCCAGTGATTACGCCCGATATAGTTTAGGACAAAGGGTTTTCATTTACAAAAATGGATTTACTCCTGTGAATGAAGGGTCAGGAGTAGCTTTAAAATTAGAAGCTGGATGTCGTTCTCATTCCATTCAGCAGACTATGGAAACGGAAAATCGACTGGAACCGTTGTCTTTCAGTGATGTATCATATGAACTCGATATAGAGAAGGACATAGTTGTTCCTGAGAAACTTGCAACGGTTATAGGATGGTAAGATGCCTCGAATAGAGCACAGAGACGTTTTGTTTTCTGTATCGTCGAGATATTTTTGGGCTCGGATAGATGAAATCAATTCTGATGATGACACAGCTGATATTGTTCTAGTTGATTCGAATTCTGAAGACATGTTAGATCCTGAGACAGGAGATCCAATTCTGATTGAAGATGTTCCTATATTTTTCCATTGTGATCCTGATCCTATTCAACGACCTAATCTCGCGTTAGAAGGAGGTTCAGCAGCGTTTGATATTGACGATATTGTTTACTGTAGGAAGTCTCAAGGCTCATTTATCAAACCTTTTGTCATTGCTAATTCAGTCTTAAAGAGTTGTGAACCTCCAGGGTTAATCATTGCAACTCCTTCTGGCTTGATTCACATGGATCCTATTTCAGCTAATCCTCCTGCTGATTATTTCAGGCAAGACTTCTATATGCGTTGGATAGGCAACAACCGAAAGCATCCTTTAGTTCAGAGAACAGTGGGAGAATTCTTCTTAGATACACCATGTATTACAATGGATGGTAATGTTGATAAGTGGGCCTATGAAAACAATAAAAGACGTGTAGCAATAGGTGAAGAAGCTAAGCATGAAGGATTTGCTAAAGCATTCGCCCAAATCAATATGACTACATATAACATGCAGCATCCCATTTTAACTTGTGATCCGAAAACATGGTCAAGTACCGCTGGAATTTTCGAGCAACACCAAGCTATCTATTATATGAAAGACTATGCAATCCTGTTTGACAAAATGTTTGATCTTGCAGGAGCAAGTGACGGCTGGGGGAGACTTGGCATCACTTACGGTAAAACGCAACCTATAGATCGCTCTGATGATGACCCTGAAACCGCTGCATTAAGCTTCCCCATTGTTTTCCCAGGCACTAATTATGGAGAGAGAGCACAGACACCTAACCCAATTATTAGTGGTAGTGCTAGATTTTTCAAGTGGGTAAACGACGAGAGAAAGAACTTTCATTTAATTCACGAGCTTAATATAAATTCTGATTTGAACGCCTGTGCACAATCGTATGCTTCTTATTGTGCAACGAATATGTGTCTCGCACATGATTGTGATGGACGAACTCCTGGTGAGAGAGTAAGTGATTATATTGATCCTTGGCATCTCGTAGGAGAAGTTGTTGTTGCAATTCCTGGTCAAGATCCTCCTTTATCTCTCAACGATGTAATCGATGCTATGTGGATTGGATGGACAGAAAGTGAACTTCATTATGCTGGGCTAATGAACCCTCAAATGAATCACATTGGATTTGGGTATGCGTTCAATGCTGGTTGGGGTGCTAATGGTATGTATATAGGTGTTGCCTTAATGCTTAAGAAGATAAGCAAAGGCACATGTGAAAGAGCATACGCGGCACCTTCATATGAAGGTGACAGATCACCTAATCCGTATCCAATTAATCTAACAGCTTTTTCCCCGCTAGTTACTGAAGCGCATCCACCTAGGTTAAGCCTCCTGTATGGTGGTGACTCAATCATTAATAGTTACAAAGCCTTCAGTGCATTTAGTAGGAGACCTAGTTCAACTTACTTATATGGAATCAATATTGAAGCAGACAGAGTATTATATGACCCAGATGATCCAGCTCAGACGTACATCTTAAGGATGTATGGATCATGTTGTGAAATTAGTCCATCGAGCTTTGCCCTAACTCCAGGCAATTCCAATCAACAGTTCAGTGATACTGAGTACTATTACAATGATTTGATACTTTGGGCATTAGGAACATATATGTGGTTTCCTGGATATATACCAATTCCAACCTATCCACCTCCATGGTGGCAAACCCCTCCCATTCCCAGAACATTAATTCCTGAAGGAAGGGAATACTTTGAATATCATCCCAGCGGAAGTTCATTCGTTAAGTTTGATATACGAGGGCATACTCCACAAGAGCTTTACGTTGATGATAACCTTGTTGATTCTGGATTCGATCCTCTTGATCCTCCAATCATAGAAGGAGATGGTTCTCTCATCACGAGAACTCTATTTAGAAACTCAGCCAGAGTTGCCATTAAATCTCTTACTAGTATTCAACCTTTATCTGTATTCCGAACTTGCACAACAAATTATACAGCTGTACTTTACTCCAAAAGTGAAACAAATCTTATCTCCTCAATCAATCAAGTGTGCCATAGCAATCGACTCTTAGCCTATTATTTTGAAACTGTTATAACTACTTATCTCGCTCTCATTTGCAACGATTCAGTTGTTGATAGAGTTCAATTGCAATCATTCCCTTCACATAATTTAAACGATGACACAGCACCTTCATGCGGAGGAGGCATCCCCAAAACCATTTCATGGCGAGCAGATAGTATTCAAGAGAATTTCATTTTTCTTTTTGATGGTTGCATTTCTGATATAACAATATCATATGTCAATCCTGATGATAATGTATTATACTCTTATGCATATGAAGACATCGAACTTGGTCCTTGTCCTGTAGCATTCAAGAATATAGAGCGTTATCAGGGCTTAGTAGAGATTGCTTTTGGTCAGCCAGCTCCCATTCGCAACGTCAATTGTACTTCCAGAGTATCTTCCAAATCTGAACCCGCTGAGCCTTGGAGCTATACTTTTTATTGGTCCTTCATTCATTACAATGAGTACGAAGAATTTATTATCCCTCATTCCTTAAATGGTTTTGTATCCTTATCTCATTCAATTTCTATGTCTGAAGATGGAACCTATATTTTAGTATCAAACACTCCTATGGATGTAACTTTAATTCCATATATAAATTCAATCCCAGGCGACCCTAATTTTTGTGATGACGTTTACTCTTATATCATCTCGACAGATCCATCTGAATGGACAATTGACTTTCCTGACAAAGAACGTCCTAAATCAGTGGTTCAATTATTTAATAACAATCTAGAACCTTTAACTGATCCTATCTTAACAGGTCAAACATCCAAAGGGATGGGAGAGTATTGTATAGTAAATTAAATTAAATATAGCTTGTTGATTAAGGAGTTGTCTAGCTAACAACCTTATAAATACCTCATATTTCCTTCCTATACACACACAGCATAAATACCTCATAAATACCTCATAAATACCTTAACTTTCTCCACTTATTTAGGCTAACGCTAACGCTAACGCTATAAATACCTCTTATTTAGTTAAGCTAACGCTAACGCTATAAATACCTCTTATTTAGTTAAGCTAAGGCTAAAGCTAAAGCTAACGTTAAAGCTAAGCTAACGCTATAAATACCTCTTATTTAGTTAAGCTAACGTTAAAGCTAAAGCTAAAGCTAACGTTAAAGCTAAAGCTAAAGCTAACGCTAAATAAATACCTCTTATTTAGTTAAGCTAACGCTAACGTTAACGCTAAAGCTAAAGCTAAATAAATACCTCATAAATACCTCTTATTATGGCTAAAAAGCTGTTTGGGAATGTAAATATTGGGCGCCAAATGATGGCCTCCCGCTGGGGGGGAGCGGGGCCGTAAAGTCTATGTTTTATATAGAAATTTCTAGAATCTTTTAGTCTAGAGTTTGAGGTAAATAGGCGCTATTTGAGGTATGTATATTATATGTGATTATGCGAATATCGATATATAGGAGGTATTTATCATTGAAAATATCATCATTATGAGTAATAGAGAAGGGTACTTTGTTTATTAACTACGAAAGGAGAAGTGCTATGGAGAAAGAAGAGTTAGATCCTAATCTCAGTTTAACGAAAGGAGAATCTATGAAAGAAGACATTCAGATTCAAGAACAGTTCGTTAACCAGTACAAGGTAACACTCGATGAGTACAAGCAGCGGGATGGCTTTTCAGAAATCTGGATCTGTGTTCGAGAGTTATCATCATTCGGAAGATGGATTCCTTCAAGAGATTACGTCGCTGTCAAGTTCAGGAGATGGCTTGCTGATGGGTTAAGGTTGAGAAACATCTATTAACAATGACCACAACCAGAGAAGAATGGAGGTACAAGATGAACAAATTAAAACTTATCGATTCAATGAGGCAATCAATCGAGGGAATGGTTAACAAACTTATCGAGGAGTATGGTGACAATTCAGGGCTCTTCGACGTGATTATTCGTCGTCAACATGTCAAAGGTTGTAAAGATGTCGAAGAAGGAATTGATGTCTTTGTATCTGTTGAGGTTGGTCGTGAATTCGTTGAGCTAGTTGATGACTCATGGGCCGTTGAAGAGGAATGGTACAATCAAATACCATACAAACATAAAAGTGCTTACAATCTGTGGAGAAAGTTACTGTGGTAGAAATGACTAAACTTTTTAACATTCAATGGAGGTGATTAAAAATGGCAATCAAAGATGAGCTTCTCGAAATCAATGAGATTCTGCAGCAGTGGTTAGAAGGAGGCATGACAGAAGAGGAAGCAATGAGGCATATTATCGTTGTTGTGGCTAAGCAATTGACTTCAATGAAGGAAGATGTCTCTCCTGTGATAGGGCAATACGTGATCTGGAGCAAGAAATTTGAGTGATTAATGTCAATACGAGATCTAAGCTTTACTGTTTAGGTCTCGTGTTTACTCTTAATCAGTGGTAACCGTTGTCTTTATAGGAGGGAATAGTTATGAAAGAATATTACTGGTCAGCAGATACTTGATCTATTTCAGTAAGGGAGGGTATAATCATGAGAAAGATTGTATTTGCAGTATCGTGTACATTCCTAATCGGTATCAACTTAACTCATTGTCATCAGTGTACGGTTTCTCGCGTGATAGATGGTGATACTATTGAATGTGCTGAATTCATTCGGCATATTAGACTTGAAGGAATTGATACTCCTGAAGTAGGTGATCAACATGGCCTTATAGTTAAGGAGGTACTTGAAACATTCATTCTCGGAAAGGAGGTGACATTTAGGTATAATCATTGTGATCACTATGGTCGTATTGTAGGTACTGTTTATGAAGGAGGTGATAACATTAACAAAGCAATGCTTAGATGTATCTATGTGAAACCATTTAGGTGGAAAGATCAATCACGTAATCAACAATGTGAGATTGAATGAAAGGAGGTTATTATAAAATGTCAGAAGAAGCATTGAAAGAGTTTGAGAGAGTACGACAAGAAATGCGCAATCCAGAACAACAGTCGATTGAACTTGACTGTGCTCCTGGGTATCCTCGCCCAGGAGATCTCATCGATGGAGTAATTGAAGGGTTAGGTCTCGAAAAGAAGGAGACATGCTCTAAAGTATTTGGTAATTGGAAATGGGTTTATCCAGAGGTTCCTGCAGAGAAGTGGAAAGAGATTCGAGAAGTACTCAAGGAAAGAATTTCAAAGCTCTATAATAGTGGGGTAATTCGCTATGGTAGTTGGTAGTAACGATTCATCCAGAGAAGAATGGAGGTGATTAAGATGCTATTTGGTCCATGCGTTGGTGGTAAGTGTCCATATTACAGTAGAGCATTGAAGAAATGTAAACTCGGAAAGGCTAACCCTACAACAGAAAAGAGAACTCTCGAAGTTGTTGAGTTAATGGGCTGGTCTTACATCTGTATGCGGAACCCTTGGAAGAAAGAGGCCTTGTTTCAAATCTCACAGAAGAAAGGAGAGAGTGAGGTTGCAAGTTCTTGATAATGAGTTATTTCCCGGAAGGAGAAAGCCAAGATGAAAAAAGATTGTTGGCATCCAGAAGACGTTCCTCTGTGGAGAAAGGTATGGTTGTTAATCCGTTACGCAATCAAGAATCGTTGTAGAAAGGAGGTATGACAGAAGAGGAAGCAATGAGGCATATTAGCGTTGTTGTGACTAAGCAATTGACAACATTCAATGGAGGTGATTAAAAATGGCAATCAAAGATGAGCTTCTCGAAATCAATGAGATTCTGCAGCAGTGGTTAGAAGGAGGCATGACAGAAGAGGAAGCAATGAGGCATATTATCGTTGTTGTGGCTAAGCAATTGACTTCAATGTTGGTGGTGATTAAAAATGGCAATCAAAATCAATGAGAATCTGCAGCAGTGGTTAGAAGGAGGTGAAATGAGAATCGTTGTAGTTGTCTTCGGTTCATTAGTGTCTATGGCTATCTTTGCGTTAATGGTTTACATCGCTCATCAGATTCATTAGGAGGATTCACAATGGAGATTAACAGAGAACTCGACAACTTCAAACAGCTGCTTGAGACTCGTAATCAGATCCTTCAAGACAAAATTCATCTTCTTGAGAAGGAGAGACTCTTCCTTCAAGCTGCGAAGGAGTCGGTCTTGAATTTCGGTCTTGTGGATCTCCTCGATATCAACTGGTCTAAAATGAGATATTTCGTTCGACGTGGTGGCTAGAACACCTAGGACCAGTCGAGTCACCTCTGATCCTTGAGTCACCTCTGATCCTTGAGTCACCTTACATCTAATACTAAAGTTAGTAGTTTATGCTTTGTGTGATTCTTGTGAAAGGAGGTGATATGGTTATCTATATTATACTCATACTCTTTGTGTGGGTATACTGGGGCAGGTGGTGAGGGGGCTTAACGCCACTATAGAGAGGAGGTGAAAACAGAATGGCAGAAGACCTCAACGCAATGTTCGCAGCTGCCGAGAAGGCGGTGGCCAACGGCCTTGACAAGTACGCAGGTACAGGTCAGGGTTTGAGAGGCATCATCTTCACGGCGATGGATGAGTTCAGGAAAGCGAACAAGAGCAAGACGTACAGACGCGCTGCTCTTGTACGATACCTCCTGACTCTGAAACCTGTTCAGGCCGGGCTGATTGCGACTGCAGAGCGTGTCATTGGCTTCGGTAAGCAAGACGCGATGCAGAGACTAAATAACCATCTCGGCCAGTGGTCCAAAAAGCGAGGCTGCAAGGAAGGCGGCGCTCGCGGAACGACCACAGTAACCCTGTAACAGCTAGAGGAGGTAGGGCTTGTCCTTGCCTCCTCTTTTTCTGCTTAACCAAAACATTTTTTTGTTTACCTCAAACCTATACACACACAGCTTACATGTCTCCTCGGTCCACTCCGCTCGGCGTCGTTACCTTTCCTGTTTGACTCAGCCTACGCGCCCCGCGGAACTTACTGGGGATTGTACGTTAAAAAGTTTAGTCATTGTATTTCCCATATTGTGAGATTAGTTTTCAGGTAGGGGCCGGCCCTAAAAACTTAGCTAACTATTTGATTTTATTATGTTTTTTGAAGAATGTGACTTGAGCAACTAATAGGGAATAATTGTTCTAAAATAATCGTTAAGCACTATAAAAGTAGACAAGTTATATTCATGTCATTCCTAATGCTGTTCGCTAATTCATGTCATAGGCCAATAAAGATTTTCTTTGAGCCCGTGACTATTATATTATGAACAAATACAAACTGATACAAAACTCTAAAACAAACTGATACAAAACTCTAAAACAAGCTAATACGTTCAATGTGTTATAATGAGATAAAGTAAGCCCAAAGTTATTCTGTAACAAGTTTAGTCTTAATTCGTTTTAGTGATAAGTTTATTTGTTCCTTGATCCAAAGTTATTCTGATGCGCTAAGTGCTACCAGATATATAGTATGCTGAGTGTCAATCGTTAGCTGAGAGTCAATCGTAAGTGTCAATCGTTAGCTGAGTGTCAATCGTAAGTGTCAATCGTTAGCTGAGAGTCAATCGTAAGTGTCAATCGTAAGTGTCAATCGTAAGTGTCAATCGTAAGTGTCAATCGTAAGTGTCAATCGTAAGTGTCAATCGTTAGCTGAGTGTCAATCGTAAGTGCCAATCGTTAGCTGAGTGTCAATCGTAAGTGTCAATCGTTAGCTGGGGGCCCCCCCGGGAAGAGATAATGAACGCGTAGCCGGGCTGGACCGGGCCGGGTAGGGTGCATTGAAATTAACTATTTCCAAAAGTAACTATTTCCGGAAATCGTGATAGGGATAGGGCTAATAGTTATAGTTATAGTTATAGTTTAAAGCTAAGGATAGGGCTAATAGTTATAGTTATAGTTATAGTTTAAAGCTAAGGCTAGGGCTAATAGTTATAGTTATAGTTATAGTTATAGTTTAAAGCTAAGGCTAGGGCTAATAGTTATAGTTATAGTTTAAAGCTAAGGCTAGGGCTAATAGTTATAGTTATAGTTATAGTTTAAAGCTAAGGCTAGGGCTAATAGTTATAGTTATAGTTTAAAGCTAAGGCTAGGGCTAATAGTTATAGTTATAGTTATAGTTTAAGGCTAAGGCTAGGGCTAATAGTTATAGTTATAGTTTAAAGCTAAGGCTAGGGCTAATAGTTATAGTTATAGTTATAGTTTAAGGCTAAGGCTAGGGCTAATAGTTATAGTTATAGTTTAAAGCTAAGG